CAGTCACTGCAGACGGCAAGCGCACCGCGCAATTTGAACACACCGTGTTGGTCACTGAAACTGGTGTTGATGTATTGACAGGTGGACCAATCACCAAAGGGAAAAAATGAGAGTATGGATTGACCAAGACCTATGTACTGGAGATGGACTATGCGCAGAGATAGCACCAGATGTATTTCATATGATGCCAGATGGTCTTGCGTATGTAAGAGAAGGGGACAAGATTTATGCGGCCGCTGTGGGAAACCCAGAAGGCGCAGCTGGTTTAGCATCCTTTTCGGACGATAGGCTTGATGACGTGATTGAAGCGGCGGAAGATTGCCCAGGCGAGTGTATCTTTATTGAAGTTGACTAGGAGTATAGTATGAATCAAGAAAACTATTATGACCCTGAAAAACCGCAAGAATATGTTTATGATCCAGAAAATCTTAATGAATTTTTTGAGTATTTGTGGAAAAAAGAAAAAGATTTTTTAGATTCAATTGGAGTAGAATCTTCCAAATAATCCATAATCATTTACTATACCCTATATCATATTAAGGGGATTTATGGAACAAATTAAAAATATAGTAATGCGCATTGTAGCCACTTTTGCGGCCTCTGGTCTTGGCGTGATCGGTGCTGGAACAATAGCTGGTGTGCCACTCTGGAAAGCAATTTTTATGGCCGGCATTGCTGGTGTAGCAACGGTTGTTGAAGGTTTGTCTAGAGCATTTTTAGATGACGGTAAATTATCTGTAGCTGAAATTAATCAAGTATTCAATGGTGTTGACAAGAGTTCTAAAAAAGCTGCAGATGCAAAATGAAGAGACTATCTTTAGTGGCTGGAATTTTGATTTTATCCGCATGTGGATACGATGGAAATTACAGATACTCATGTCAAGATCCAGAAAATTGGGAAGCAAAAGAGTGCAAGCCGCCATTGTGCAGAGTCGATGGCGCATGCACAGAAACCTTGTTGGGCTTCAACCCAAGCGAAACAACGATACAAATAACACAGGAGACAGTCGCACCATGAAAAAACGCTTAACCCCAGCAGAACTAGATGCACGTCTTAAGTTTGTAATTGGTTGCATGCTTGGTGCAGTTCTTCTTATTACTACCTTCTTTATTCTTTATGCACTTGTGTTTGTTACACAACCAATTGGTGCTCAAGCCGAGAACGATAAGATGTTCTTTGGCGTTCTTTCTTCAGTAGCTACCTTCATTACTGGAACGCTTGCTGGCCTTATGATTTCCACTGGCAGAAATGCTGAAGACAAAAACGGAAATGGAATTCCAGACGACGAAGAGTAACATGAATATCTCACCAGAGATGCGTGCGTGGAATACATGTTTACCGGAAGACTTGTGGATTTTTGATAAATTAATTGTTGCCAAAAAAGCTGGTCACTTATGTGGACCACGTGGAATTCCAGTTCCAAAACCTGGTGAATATTTTGTAAAACCAGTGATTAATATTGAAGGTATGGGAGAAAGAGCTCGAGTAGAATATCTCGAACAAGATACATACCATCTTCACCCTGGAGAATTCTGGTGCGAAATATTTACCGGTGAACATATTAGTATTGACTACGAGAAGTATAAACCAGTCTTATCTGTTGTCGGAACTAAGCACCGAGATCATCCATACAAAAGATTTACCTATTGGCAAAGGACAGAACAGACGCATCCCCTTCCACAATTCTTAGGTTTTATTCCACTTAGATACGCAAAAATTAATTGTGAGTTTATTGGTGGAAAATTAATTGAGATACACCTTCGTGGTAACTCTGACTTCTCACATGGTAACTCATCAATGATCCCAGTCTGGAACGATGAACAAGACCCTAATCCGGAAGGTTATACTTTTATTAGTGATAACGGGGAAGAGCTAGAACGCTTAGGAATTTGGATTCGTTAGTTTTGAGAAAATAAACTCTTTTTAGCATACTTGGCAATTCCATATAATAGCATGTTTTCAACATTTTATGGTAAACTAGGGTGTGATATATTTTTGCCATATCCCAAGGACATCTGGGACATCAGTATCCAATGCTGTGTATGATTCTTTTAATAAAGCATTACGCATTCCTATTAAGCCTGACCTTGAGAAGTTTGATCCTCACGTGATTAGGGGAATAAATAAAACAGATTACCAATCTTTTTTGAAAGAATGTTATTTAAACATAGATTTTTTTTATGGACATCATTTTTTCAGCCCATACATTGAACCCTATAGTGAAAGTCTAGAAACGTTTTCTATTATTAGAAATCCATTAGAAAGAATGATTAGTGAATTCTATTATTATAATAGAAATGTTAGTGATTCACGTTGGAAAAATAATAAAATTCATCAAATAAAAAACTTTTTATATTCACCCAATAACCTTTCACAATGTTATTGGCTTTTAGGTGATTATGATTGGGAAAAAATGAAATTAACAAAAAATACTCTTTTTACTCATTGGCTTCAAGGAAAAGAAATATCTTTTGAGGAAATTTTACAAACAATTAAAAAAGGAAATATAAAACTTTCTACATTAGAAAATAGAACGTATTTGCTAAATGAATTAGAGGTTTCTTTAAATAAAATAAAAAAAACAAATATTTCTTTAGATAAAGAACTTAAAGTAAATGAAAACTTTAATATTGAAAAAAGACCAGAATTTAATAATCCAGAATGTTTTCTTTCACAACAAGAAATAGAAACATTTAAAAATCTTTATAGTTTAGATTATCAACTATATAATTATGTTAAAGATCATGAAACAAGAACTGGGCGATGTTTAACCCCTGATGATATTTTATTTTAATTTTTCCTATATAAGGTAAAAAGTAGAAAAAAATTTCGAAGGGGTTTTTGGTTTTAGACTTTTTTCCCCACAGCCAAATTGTAAATATCTAATAGCATGTCTTCTAATTCTTGGTGGGTAAATAGTTCTCTATTTTGTTTTGTAATTTCAGACAACAACAATTCAACAGAAGCCTTAACGCTAGCTAACTTAACATCTTCTTTATCCAAAAGAAGTCTGCTCATAATTAGTCCTCGTCGTTTTTAAGTAACTGGTGTGCATAGTGTACTACGCAGGCAGTTATGGTTGAGGCTAAGGCAATTGTTTGGGTTGTTCCGGAAAGTGTGTAGTAAACAACTACGCTACCTGCAAATGTAAATGCAAGACCAGCAGTTATATCCCACAATTTCTTACCAAAACCTAACCAATTAAATTCTCTCATCTCTATACCCTCCTTGATATAATATTTAAATATACTATTTTTTGTAAAATTACTATCTTCGTCATCTCCTGGGCCGGCAATCTCTCCAGCCATTTCTTCTTCTTCATTCTTTTTAGCTACATTGTTATTAGTACCGCTAGGACCGTTAGAGTTCCCTCCTCCAGAAGAGCCTCCAGAGCCTCCAGCAGCGCCTGTGGCAGCCGTTATTGCAGCAACTGCTGTAGTGGCTGCTATAAGCGTTCTACGAGCTCCTACGTTGACCTCAGAGCCAAGGGCAACATAGTCATCAAAGCCATCTCCATAGATGTCGACCTCTTCTTCAAGGGCTTCTTTAATATCGTTTGGTGCATTAGTAAGAGCTGCAGCCAATTCAGCTTCTTGTTCTGGCGTTACGTTTGTCACATCTAATGCAGCAAACACCTCGGTAGCTTGGTCTGGGGTTATGCTTTCTAGAACCTTAGGACTTGCCGAAAGTGCAGCTGATTGACCTGGATCAATGCCGCCCTCTTGGCCCGTGATCAAGTCAACGACTTGTGATACTTGATCATTTGTAATTGTGTCTGACTCCAACACATCTACGATGACACCGACTGATTCAGCATTAAGTTCATTGCCCAAAACGGCGGTAAAGGTTTCAATCAAAACCTCGTTGCTTACTTCTTCATCAAAGACTGCGCCAAGAGCAGAGCCCAATAACTCTGCTGTGAGTTCGTTTTTCAAAACATCAACGATGAGGTCAATGGTTTCTGCATCAGAGAGGTCAGCATCAAACACGTTGTCAAACACTGCTTCTGCTTCTGACGCGCTCAAGTTTGTTTCAAGCAAGTCGCCAAGTACCGTCATGGTGTCGGCGGCAGAAATGTCTTCGTCAAACACTGCACCCATTACTTTTGAAATATCCGCGCCACTTGCTGGACCATCAAAGATTGAACTGAGTGCAGAAACCATGGCTTCTGGGGATGTTGTTTCTGAGAATGCGGCATCAAGAACTTTGTCAAACTCTTTATCGCTAAGGTCGGCACCAAGCATTGTTGTTAGTGCTTCAGTGAAAACTTCACTAGAGACATCTTCCGAGAAAACTGCATCAAGAACCTTTGTGAATTCTTTATCGCTCAAGTCTGCTTCTAGGAACGAATCAATCACAGCACCGACATCGGCTCCCGGTTCGTCAAGCGAGCCAAGGGTTGCGTCTACTACTGCGTCAAACTGTTTTGGTGTTAAGTCGGCATCAAGGAGTCCATCAAGGACGGCAGTCATTTCTTCTGCAGATGCATCTGGGGTGAAGGCATTATCCAAAATGCCTGCAAGGTCACCCGTGGATATTGCTTCTCCCGCCTCTGGGAGGGTAACCTCATCTGGTGGAATTATTACTACTACCGTTTCGGGTTCTGTTCCAACTGGTGGAATTACTATTCCTGGCAGTGCGGTTTCTGGTTCTGTTCCTACGGGAAACGTCACCGTTGTGGATTCTGTTTCAGGCTCTGGCAATTGCGGCAGTGGTACTGTTGTATCGTCTGGGGGAGTCACGACGACAGGAGAGACGCTCGTACTGGTCGTCCCAGTATCAACAGGTGGAATAACAACAACAACTGGCGGTACATAAACGGTAGTTGTAGTTGTAGTTGGAACAGTAGTGGTAGTCGTAGTACTGGTAGTACTGGTTGTAGTAGTAGAAGAAGTAGTTGTAGTTGTTGTGGTAATTGTGTTACCAGATTCCACATACCCAGAGCCCGAGAAATTGTTTGTGTTGGCAGAAGTATTACCAAATGTATTTCCACTGGCTGTAGAGAACGAGTTCGCACTTACTCCGTTGTATACCGAAGAGCCGGTATTCCAATTGTTGGCAAACTGAATGGCAGTCGTATTGCCGTTGAATGTATTACCTGAAACCGTTTGGTTACCAGCACCAACCGCCCAACCCGTCGGAATCCATGAAGAGAAATACACGCCTGTACCGTTTGAAGTAAATGTTGAGTTAGTCACCTGCTGACGGTTGAGACCGCCTAGTTCTGCACCAAACTGTGTGTTGCTAATAAATTGGGTGTTGTTTATTTTGAAGAATCTTTCTCCAGATATTCCGTAAGTATTATTAGAAAAAACCGAATCATAAACGTATGTGCGGTTTGTGTAATCGGAATCCGTTTGGCTCAAAGCCGATGGCGTCGAACCATAGTCTCCAGCAATACCGACATATAGATAATCAAATGTTGTATCCGTGAGGGTGGAGACAGAACCTCCTCCATTGTTGAACACGGCAGAGCCTGCTGTCATTCCCGTGAAGCGAACATCGGTTGCAGAGAAAGTGCCTGCACCGTTATTCACAAGACCGCCGTTTGTGGCTTGCCCTTTTTTAAGTGTCATGTCAGAAATCGTCAACGACTTGCCAGACGAGATATTGAATGGACGATATAAATTGTTGCCGTCAATAATAGTGGAAGTTAAACCAGCACCAGTGATTGTCAAGTTGTCTGAAATTGCAGGCAGGGCAGAAGTGAGAGTGATTGTTCCAGTGTTGCCTGAAGCAAAAGTAATGGTGTTAATAGTGGCTGAAGCGTTCGCCGTAGTGATAGCCCAACGCAAAGAGCCCGAGCCGGAAGTATCTGAAAGATTTGTAACAATGACAGATGTTGGGGCTGGTACCGTGATTGACGCAGCCGAGTTTGCAGTTAGTGAACCGATTGAGTTGGTTTTAGTTACGCGGACTCGTATTTGTTTTGCAACATCATCTGAACCAACTGCATATGTTGAAGATGTTGCGCCAGATATATTTGTCCATGTACACGAAGAAGGAGTACAGGATTGCCACTGATAGGTTGTCGCAGTTACGGCAGACCCACCGTCACCCCAAGTTCCATCAACTGCGGTCAGAGTTTCTCCGTAGGCAACAGTTCCAGACATTGATGTTCCGCCAGATGTTGTTGGAGCCGTAGACCCCGCAAGGAGAGTAAATGACTGGCTCACCGTGGCTGCTGCTACATATGAGTTATTAGAAAAACTATTTGCGGAAATGGTGCAGGTTCCTGTTTGACTAGCCAACACCGTCACTGTTGCGGTTGAAGTTCCACTGCTATCTGTTGATGAACCAACGGTGCACTTGCCTGTAGTGCTGGATGTAAAAGTAACCGACAACCCAGAAGTAGCAGTAGCTGAGATAGTAAATGTCTGGTTTGACGAAGAGGTAACTATGTCGGCAGGCTGAGCGAAGGTAATAGTGTTTGCGCTGGCTACAGATATTGCTGAGTCAATATACATTGACGCACCAAGGGCTTGACCGCCCGTTGCGTCATAGGAACCATTAACGAACCTAAATCTGTAATAACCAGTAGATGGGACTATGCCACTAGACGTAACCCAACCTTGGTTTTGCCCACGTCCATATGAAACTAAAGTTGAAGTAGCACTAGAGCCATAGTCGTATGTGTTCCCACTTGCTGAAACCTTAACCAAGTATCCGTATGCTTCGTAGTCGTCACCACCACCAGCTGCGGCCCAGTCAAAAGAAATTGATTGATTTGCCGTAGCAGGAAACGGCTCGGTCCATATTTCTGGTCCAAACGCCGAACCGTATGTTCCATGATTATTACAAGTATTGGCATAGGAAATAATGCCAGAAGAGAAGAGACGAATTACTCCACTACGTCCAGAATATGTTTGTCCTGTAGATGTTGAGTAGGACAAGTTCTGGGTGGTCGCTTCCTGACCTTCGTACAACTGCTGTTCTCGCGTGTAGTTCTTATCGGTTACATAAGAATACGAATCGCCAGAGGTGGCATCGGTGCCAGTCATTGTGTATGGCCCAATCCCTTGCTTGCCTAGAACCGCACATTGGGTTCGACTTGCCAACGAACCTAGGGTTACCTTTGCTGCCGCAGTTGACTCAAAGACAGGAGACAATGCTTGGGCTGGGGTAGCCATAGGCACAAACATTGATATTAAAAAAGCTGGAGCTAATATCCAAGCCCCTTTACGAAAGCGTATGCGACTACCACGGTCACTACTTTTAATTTTTTTTAGCGCATAGCTAAGCTTATTTAAAATATTCAACCGACATCCCCTTCAGTTAGACATACCTAATAGTAACTAAGGGGTAACAAAAAAGATCCCCAACTTATTTAAAAGTCAGGGATCTTTTACGCTACTGAGCGTCGGTTTCCGTAGGGTTATTATATCAAATCTTTGTTGCTATGACACCTAAGTTCGGAATATTTTTTCCAAAATCTTTTTTAGTTTCTTCAGGCAATATGTCATCATCGACATCGTATTGCCAAAATCCAGCGTCAAAACCTACAGCATTCATGCCAAGTGCCTGGAAGTCTTTAACCAATTCTTCTTGTGACCACATGCTCTGGTGCTGTTGCAGGATGTTTGAATCGCATCTACTAGCAGGAGTAAATATAGGAGCTCTCATTGTCCTAAAAGATATTTTTCCCTCTGCCCACATTTTTACTAGTCTGCCAATATCTGTTTGTACCACCTTGATTGTTCCACCTGGCTTTAGTTTTCTAAGCATGTGAAGTAGGAAAGGCTTATATTGCAATATAGATATGTGTTCAAGAGTGTGAGACAAAAAGAATTCATCTACAGTTCCATCATTACAAAATGAATCAAGATCCATTATGTTAGCTTCTATGTCGCATATCTCGGCTAGGTTAACAGTTTTGTATTCTGACCCCTTACCGATCCCACCAAGGTTAAACCTTATACTACTCATAATTAATCTTCTCTTGTATGTATGTTCAACGAAAGCCAACCCATATTATAGAGGCTGTTAGGCAATACATCTGGCTCAAGACCGGTCTTCCATAGACAATATGGGAAGCTTACTTGATCTTGATATGACCATTGTAGATTTTGCTGGTGCCACAACTCTCCAAGTTCTTTAACTTTTGGATTAGTCATATCTCTAGCAGAGACTCCGCAAGCATATAGCCCGTACTCTTCTGGAAATCCTTCTGATCTATAAAAATCACACTGTTCATCTAGTGGTTCTTTTGCATACTTTGATGGTCTGATAGTTGCTTCCCCATAAGCGCAATATCTTCCAGGATTTCCTAAGGCGTCTGGGTGCGGAGATGCCACAAAGCCATTCTTCATATAGGATAATATTTCAGAAACAAAATTAGAATTAGTTATAGAAATTTCTCCATCAATCCATATTAAGTACTTATATTTAAGTAATATTTCTATTGAATGTGGATTTAATTTTGGTCTTTTTGATCTTCTTCTATTGTCTAAGTGAGCGTCTATCTCTGGAAGAAGTTGAACATTCCATGGGTTGGAAATATCGAATGCTGACTGACCATCTGTAAAGTATATATAATCTACACCAGGTATTACAGTTTGAGCTGTTGCATAGTCGTAACCGCCAGTTACGGCAGTGCAGATTACAGTATTGCCATGCCAATCATCAATCATTGATCTGCTTTACTGCATCTACCTTTAAAAGATAGTCTTCATGTATTAAGGGTTTTGAAGCATCCACTTTAAGCCACCCCCATTCGTCTCCAGATTTTACATCCAGGACTTGTAGGCCAATATTATTAAAGTCGTCCACTAACATTCTACTTGTTAGACCAACAAAATGAAAATCATACTGATTAGATTGTTCGGCAAAAAAGATCTGTTGCATAGCTCTATCACCCTCAAGTGAATCCATAGATAATATTTGTCTACACGCACCTAAAAAATCTGGAACTTCTATTCTAATCATTCCACCTGGTTTAAGAATTCTACACCACTCTTTTAAAGCAGCTTGATATTCTTTCCAAGGAAAATGTTCTAAGCATTCTGAACTGAAAACAACATCCGCGTAGTCATCGGGAAGTGGGATAGATCTTGCATCACAAACTATGTCAACCTTATGCCAAGTATCATCTGTTGCATGAAGCGGAAATGGCTCTATGTCTACGTGAGTCCAGTCAGGACCTAGATATGTCCTAGTGCCTATAACCACTTTAATTCCATCACTTTTTGGTATTGTTTCTAAACGCATTATTTTCCTATCTATAATTAACAGTTATTGGATACGGCATTGTCTTAATTAATCTATCAGTATAAGTGTAGCATAACGGATGAAATATCTCTAGCAATATTTCACCCCATTCAATTGGGTATCTTGTAATTGTTATATCAGCGGCTTCTCTACTACTTTTTGCTGGAAATTTTTGTAAGTTATTAAACTTAACATCCATTATACCAAGTAATGTATTGTACCATTTGGTAGTAAATTCTGTATTAGGTTTGAATATATATAAATCGTTAGTCATCAATTTATCCCAGTGTTGACCAAGCCAAGGTCTCTGCTTTGGAGTCACACTTAACTCACCTTCATCTTCTGGAGCTCCAATACCAAACGCATCAGAAGACTCGAGTTGGTCAAAGTATGGATTCCAATTCCATGAACATGGTTTAATGTCGGTGTACCCTCCACCATGATGATGCATGAAATACGTTCTGAGATAGTCTGCCTTATGTACATCCGAAAGATATTGATACCCGGGATGAAGGGGATGTTCATCGAGTATAAAGTCTTGTAGATTTTCATTGGTAACTAAAATATAATTAACCTTAGAATTATTTTTTAAACTTTCTATACCGTTAATTCTATTTTCATTCATCACTAAATTATTAGTGCCGACCCAAAAGGAGTATAAGTTTCTCTGCAGCATATTTAAAGTTCCGTATTTATAATGTGGCCAGTGATCTGGTCACTGGGTGGAAGTTCTTTTCTTACTAAGATTCTTTGTACCCATCTATCAGTGCCATCATATCTAGCTTGAAATGGTTTGCGACCATGAATTGTTTTATTATTATCTATAACTAATAAGTCGCCAGTCTCTAAAACTATTTCCTGAATACATTCTTCAACAGCTTCATGGAGCTTTTCTAATGCTGCTCTTCCAAGTTCATCGTTTGCCTTAACGAAAGTATAATCATAAATAAAATTGTATCCATCTTCAGTTTTTTCAAGAACTGAAATAGGAATATTTTTATCCTTCTGACCTTTTGTTCTAAAGGATATATCTATGTTTGTTGTGAACCACTTCTTCTGAAGAGTTGCTATTACCCATAGATCCAATTTTTTAACAATATCATCTACATTAGCATATGTGGTCACAGCATTCTCATCACCTCTTAGACACAATAACATAACGTAATCTGGTTTGTATGGATGAAAAGCTGTTTCAGTATGAAGAGCAAGCTCCACCTTAGATGAGGTAGATATCTGTTGGCTTTCAGTTTTGTGGACCGGTACTATGTTCTGCATCATTTGTCCACCCTGTTCCTGGGCGTAAGAAATTGGATGACCAAACATCCATGCGTAATCAAGCAGTGTCCCAACAGCTTCTTTGGAAGCGCTTCTTTGAGGAGAAGATGGATAAGGAGTTGCAGGCGTCTTGGGTACGTGACCAATCTTAACATTTTTAAATAGTATTATACCCATTAACGATCAGACAAAACTTTCAATATTAAAAAATATAATTTACTTAAATCATTTGGAGAAATAGAAAATACATATTCTTTTTCAAGTGTTTTAATTGTAACGCAATGAACATCAAGTAAGTCACCATTTGATGTAATCGATGCAGTTGGCTTTGATATAACTATATTATTTATAGTCGGCATAAAGCCATCAAAGGGATTTACGTTGTCCATTTTTCAATTATAGCACAAATTACTTCTTTTTCTTTGCTGCTCTCATATTGTCTATCAAGTTTGGATAGGGGCGACCAGCAGCTTTTGCAGAAGCTTTAGCTGAAGCCTTGGCCTTAGACGAAAGCTTCTTTGACTTCTTTCTTGGACTCGGGCTGTCCCAAACGGCTACTTTTTTTGCAGCCATTACGATATCTTTAATATGAGATATATTTGGACTGCGTGTAACGCAAAATAAGTACAGTGTACAATTTTATCTTTATGAATAAAATAAAATAAATTTAATTTATCTTTTATCATTATTTTTTTTTGCTAATCTTTCTTAGTGTTTTAGCAAGCGAGGCTTGCTTGCGAGTGAGTGGGCTGTACTTGCCTGGATTTTTAGAAACTGCGGCTGCAAAGCCCGCTACAGATTTGCCAGCTTTTTTAGCTTTTGCGGTAAAAGCTCCAGGTCTTTTGATTGCACCCTGTATCCATTTCTTATCTTTTTTTGCTGCCATTATTATCCCCCGGTGCCTTAACTTTTTCTCCGGTTTTAAATTTTAGATTTTCTAAATTAAACTGGCTAGTAATATGATCACTTAGATGTGTGTCTAGCTTAGCTTCTATATGTGATATATCACTGTCTATATCTGCAATGTCTTCTTTTATGGAATCTAAACGATCTTTGACAAATCCGTGGTCACGAATATTCTCACGACGACCCTTCTCTATGAGAAGCATTAGAACGCCAAACGCGCCAGTAACAGCGGAAGCCCATACAATTTCCATTAGAGACCGAGTAATTCTTTTACTTTAGGACCGACAACAGAATCTGCAGGAAGTTTGTTTGCAACCTTGAATGCCTTCACCGCCGCGTCTGTCGCAGCATCTTTTATGCCGTTGATTTCACCCTTATAGAATCCCTTGGCCTTCAGAGCCTCTTGTAGGTCTTTATGGTCATGGATAGGAGGTGTTGTGTTCAGGTTTACCACTGGAGCAGCACCACCAATAAATGCCATTACTGCTGGTGTTGGCTTGTCGCCAGTTACTAGTCGCAAATGCCAAGGTTCGGATGGAACCACTTCCCAAGAAAATCCGAAATCTTTAACGTTTGCGATAAGCCAATTCAATCTCTTTGGTTCTGATGCATTAGAAACATCTACGGCCAAGCCCAGATTATGATTCGACTTACCCGGTGTCGCTAGCATGGCCATGCCCTTTTTCAAGTACCAGGTTTTTCCTTCAAACGTCTTAGTGCTTGTTCCTTGAATTTGTTCCAATACGTAGCGTTGTTTAAAGCCGGCCAGTTGGCTCTCGTATGTGCGATATAAATCGCCAGAACTCGTGGGTTTAAGTTCGATCCCTTCAGCTTTGGCCTTAGCAACCATCGCGTTCCAAGCGTCTGCAGCACGCCAATGAAGTTTTCCTCCGCCTGGGATTGCCCTAAGCAATGTTTCGGGCAGTTTTCCAGGCTCAATACCCTTCAGGTCTTTCGGCATAACGATTGGAACAATGTAATCCCATGCAACTTTGGCCACTTCTATCTCCTATTATTAAATGTTTTTGTTTTTAAAAAATATTATTATTAAATTATTTACTTCTTTTTTTTCTTTTTAGCAATTGCTGCCTGTAAAAATGGCGGCAGTTTTTTCTGAGCTGGGGTCATGCCAGACATTTTTGAACCAGATTTTTTTGCTGAAGATTTTTTTGCCGATGTCTTTTTTTCCATTTTGCTGTACTTCATATTATTTTTCTTCTTTCTTTTTGGATTTAGTTTTTGGAGTAGATTTCTTTTTTAAATTTTTTTCTTTTTCTTGATCTTTATTATCTATAATTGTAACATCATTTGTAGTTGTAACGTATTTTGACATAGTAATCCTTTAATTAACAATTCCATTTTTTAAGAGCCAATGCTTTGCGCGTTGGTCTTCCCTTAGAATCTTTCATCGGCCCTTTTACTCCACCCATTCTAGCACAAAATGATTTGCGACGCTTTGCCGCTTTTGATCCTGGCTTAAGTTTACTTGGCTTTGTTGTAACCGCCATCTTTAGCTTGGACCCAGGGTTTGCCGCACGATAGGATGCAACACCTTTTTGATTCAAGCCACCCTTAGGATTTTTGCCCTCTTTGCGTGTCCATGCCGGTGATTTTGCCATAATATTTTACTTTCTAACAATTAATATTGTATTATAGTACTGAAGTTTTTACAAATTTATTGCTATAATTTTCTTCAGAAATACTTCTAGCACACTTAAAACTCTTTATCGAATTAAGGAGAACTGCTTTTTCGCTGTACCACATGCTTGGTATAGTATACCTATACCCATCTATAACTTTATCAACTCCATGTAAATATTTTGCGTTACTCGGCCAGGTAATAAAGCTACCAGACTTTGCTTTAATTTTTACATCATATTCAGGAAAGAATAATTCCCCACCTTTATAGTCATCATTTATATAAAATACCGAAGAAAAATCAACAAAATCATTAGGGAGTGAGTGCTCTGATTCATCAATATTTTGATCTTCATCTGTAATATATTGAAGGCTAATAAATTCTCCGGTTGCTAGCTCACTATCAGCGTGCACGTCCTGAAATTCGCCAGGAGACCACCTCCTTATAGCTTCGTTTTTTTTAGGCACTACCCTAGTTCCATATGACCACTCTATCTTATCCTTAATAATATTTAATATATTTACAAATAAATTAAATACTTCTGGAGTGGCGTTATGAAAATTTGTTTTTTCATCTGGATAAGTTTGTAATTTTCCACTTGAATAAAAAATACTATTTGACCAAGTAGTTTGACTTTTACAAAAAGATAACATTTTGTTTAAATCTTCGCCAGAAAAAAGACTATCATGAACAATTATATTATCTGGTGACGCTGGTGGCATTATTTTTTCTTAGGTTTTTTAGAATTCTTCTTTGGCTTTAAAGATTTCTTTAGCTCAATACCATACATTGAATTATTAGTTCCCATTCTTGGGCCACTAATGTAAACATTTTTTTTAAAAACCATTATGTTTAATCCTTAGGTTTAGGTTTGGTCTTTGGGGTTGGTGTTTGTCCTATTTTTTTAGGAGCTGCGTTTCCTTTGGAGACCAACCTAAACTTAGCTAAAGACATTAGGTTATTTAGTTGACTTTTTAGGACGACCCTTTTTTGCCGTTGAGCTGGCAGCTCTAGCAGCGTCTTCTGGACGAGGTCCAACCTTCTTAGCCTTAGGGGAAGATGCTTCCTTTACGGCTTTAGCAACTTCTTTCTTTGCATCTGAAGCAATTTTCTCTGCTGCTTCAACTGCGATGTCTGCAACCGCCTGTGCCTGATCTGCAAGTTCATCAATGATCTTAGCTTGAGCCTTAGCGATAGAGCTGTTCGGATCTAGCTTTTGAGCGTTGAATGCAATTGACTTTATTTTACTGGCTAATTTCTTAAACATTTTTAACCTCTGTTTATTTTTATTTTTGGATGATTAATAGTAATATTATATTATTAATAATAGTAACTCGCAAATATATGTTTTAGCTATTTGCCCTGTTGGGACTCCTTAATTAAAACATATCTATCTCCAGTCTCTTTTGAGACTATTGAAAACCCATAAGCTGCCGCACCTTCTATTGCTGCCTGGAGAGCTTCCTTATCCTCAAGGGAAACATCGCCCAACGGAAGACTTATACCGGCATAGACATCTATGTTTTCAAAATTTCCAATGTTTATTTTTCTGTTTACACCGCAAACTAAAACTGGAGATGTTGAAATACTTATGCCTGGATTGGCATTAATCATTGAATCCAATGGAGAATCTGTTGATTGTTCAAAGGCATTTTTACTTATCTTAGGCATTTGTTTCCGCTTTCATTCCTAGTGCTATTAATGTATTTAGAGTTTGATCTTCGAGTGACATATTATCTGTGCTTATAATGATATCTGCCATTTTTTTAATTTCATCTATTCCGTTTTCTGAAGGATGTTCTGATTGTATTTTTGTTGGGACAAGTCCATCTCTTTTGAGGAGTCTGTTGTTTAAGGTTTCTTCAGAAGCATCAAAACATATTATTAATCCATTGGGTTGTTTCTTTATTGCTGCCGCCTCATTTGCATATCTAACATCAGATATAATTATTGCCATTTTTGCATTATCTGCGTCTTCGCTCTCATTGCAGAATTGAGTATATAATTTATAGCTTTTAATAACAGCCCAGTGCGCAAAACAATCTGCGTAATTCTCTCTGCATACATCGCCGGCTTTCTGCAGAAATGTTCTAGGCTTTATGCCTTCAGGTTCTATTGATAGATTTTCAATTTCATAAACAATTTCTACAAATTTTTCATAGTCTGGCATGTTACCAATCGCTGAGCCACCATATAGTTCATAGAGAACTGAATGTAAAGCAAATAGTTTTCTAGACTTTTCATTTATACCCATTATATTTTTTTTAATAGAAGCCATTTCGTACAATGGTAGAGCAAAAAATAAATGATCCCATCTATAACCAAATTTCACTGCCTCCAGTGAACCCTTAGGTACAATAGCCTCAGCCACAGACGTTTTACCGCTACCTGCTTTACCAGCTAAGCCTATTATAATCGGTTGATTATTTCTAAAATTTTTCATAGGTATAGAGTATATCACATTTCTTTTTGTTTCTTTTCTAGTTGATCTAGAAAAGTATTTGCTAAATAATCTGGCTCCCAAACTAAATTTCTTGGAACTTGTATAAGTCTAAATCTATATTCTGATTTTATTTCCTCAATTGTCATCAGCAAAGGGAACAGGGCTGGACTCTTACATTTCCACACTCCATTTACTTGATTGGCAACTACAGCTGAATCAGTATAAATAATTGGATCAATGAAATCAGACAAAGCACATATCAAAAGAGCGGCTATTACAGCTTCATACTCAGCCTCATTATTGGTTCTAGCTCCAAGGCCTCTCGCAAACTGCGCAACTTTTTTTCTATTTTTGTAAACTACCGTTGCGCAAGCCGCTTCTCCTCTTTTCTTTTGTCCTTGGCCCCTAGAAGCCCCATCGCAAAAAACTTCTACATTCATTAGTCTATTTTTACATCTACTAAAATATTTAGTTCTTGTGCTCTTTTTTTTATATTATCTTCTTGACTTTTAGAGTTGGCCATATAAGTAGTTGTAAGTAAATATCTACTGCCCTTATATTCTACTTGAGTTGGAAAATCTAATCCATCTTTTTTTTCTGAATAAAACTCATCTACTTTATTTACATTTTTATAGTGTCCAATAAACATAAATTATCCTTTAGTATGTCTTAAAGTCTTCGTCTAGGTAATAACCTTTGGATTCCCTACTCGATGCTATCTGCATTGATTGTACTTTGTCCATAAGTTTTCTAGCTGATTCAGAAGCTATTCTGGCAGAGCTTTCTAAAGACTCAGCTAAATTTACAATAGCTTCACACGTGATAAGCGCAGAGTACTCTGCTTCTGCAGCCTCCATTGCAGCCGCTTCTCGCTCCGCTTCATTCTTTCCGACTCTAGAAGATTTATAAACTTTTTTATATTTTCCTTCTATTAACTTAAAGTTTGCTCTCGCCATGCCAGCAAATCTTGCTGATCTTCCATAAACATTTGAGGTTCTTGCAACAAGCGACGCCAGTTTATCTAGGCCAAGATCAATAACATCTTCTTCTGGTATCTCTATAAAATAAGGATTATTTTTACTGTTGTCTACATAGGAATTTATAACCTCTTGAATTTGGGGATTTAAAAAATCAGAAAGAAGATGTTGTAATTGTTCTATGCTTTGAAGGTTCATCAAATGTCCTTTTTTATATTTAAGTCTTTTATAATTTCTTGCATGTCGTGTTGTATAATAATGTCTCTTAACTTTAATTTAACTTTAGATAAATGTTCTCTTACAGTGTTTGGATGTTCATTTATTTTTTCAGAAATTTCACTTGATTTTTTTCCATCTACAAACCTCCATTTTATCAGCTGTCTCTCCTGAACGGTAAGTTGATCGAAAGGTGGAATAGTTTTTTCTCCAAGAACCCACATCTCATTTAATTCATCAGTAGCAATAAATTGCTCTAATGTATATTCAACAGGTTCTGGTCTAAATCCAGGTTGTGGATTTTCGTCTTCATCATCGTATGAGTCACTGGTTATTAACGGAAATGTTTTTCTTCCTAATTGATCTATTAAAAAAGTATCTACATTCTTTTTTAAAAGATAAAAAAAATAACTATATAAAAAACCACTAAATGGTATAGGCCCCTTTGCGGAATCTTTTCTTTCATACCTTTTTATGCATTGAAAAAAGGTAACACTAATAGTCTGTCTTATATCTTCCTCGTCTCCATATCTTTTAGTCATGTATTGTATGCCGGCTCATGACTTCTTGAACGTGTTTATAGTTAGGTCTATTTAATTTATTTTTCATTAGGGCAAACCTAACATAAGAATTTTTAACGAATAGACTTATGAACCTTCTAATGTCATAGTCATCAAGATTATATCTGCCGTGATATAACAGTGACACATATTTTGTTAAAAAATTATTAAATACTTTTAATAATTCTTCTTGTGCTTTTGGATCTTCTTTTTTTGCTCTTGCGATTAGATCTTGCATTTCTGATTCTTCAAGATTGTAGTACTGTTCTTTATAGGCGGCCATAAATTATTTGCCTTCCCAATTTAAAATCAATGAACTGTACTCTGTTCTTATATCTTCATAGTATATTACCATTGGAACCTCTAATTCTCCCATAAATTCAACAGCATCTTTTGAATACTTACTGATGATGCATATTAGTTTTTCAAATTCTTTTGGATAATACCTTTTAAATCTTTTTAATTTAACTTTACTTTTTGTATCCAGATATCCTTTTATCTCAACCCACTCTCCAGTTTTATTGATAAAAAAATCTGGGGTATAACCCCTAGTTCCTCTTTTAATTGGGAATGAAAATACTGTTGGTTCAAATTCAAATTTAATACTGTATCCGTTAAGTATTCTTACGAAGTTAGCTTCCCAATTAGATCTTACGTTAAGTTGTATATCAGTTCTGAATCCCGTCTTTGTATTCTTGTAAGCGTTACCTTTACTGGCAACTTTTTTTTCAGTATGCCCCACCTCTAATAAATTTTCTAATTTTGTCTTAGAAAAAGTTGGAGATTTTTTTAAAGATCTTGTAGAAAAAAATGTCTTCGAGTTGACAATCTCAGTTTTCATGTAGTAACCTCTATCTTGCTCATAGCATAATATAACTCTTAAGAAACATTATACTTTATAAAAGATAAAAATACAAAAATATGTTGCAGGAGTTGCAACGAAGGATGCGGAGAGATATAATGGAAACCATGACAACAAAAACAGAGCTGTTTAACAGCATCAAACAAGCAATAAACCACAATGTAATCGATAGCCTACAAGAGGCTGGTTACGACAACACAATGGCAACCAAGCTGGTAACTCAGTTTGAGGGCCTTGAAGCCAATGATCTGGTCTTTGAGTCAGACTCAAGCTTCTAATCAATAGAATATTAAAAATTCCCCCGCAGAAATGCGGGGGTTTTTTTATGCCCCTGCTGCTCTTTTGTTTCTAAATACGCCAGTGCCACATGCCCCACTTTTTGCGTGGTCACAATAGCTACATGCCCTAGAGTTTGCTGTAGCAGCAAATGAGTTGTCATTAATGATCTCGTTTATAGAATTTATAACATCCTGCTTAAGTCTTTCAAGATCATCTTTTGTATAGGTATGGCTCTTATGCTTCCCGGATCTTAAGTAATAAAGTTCAGCCGTTATTGTTTTATCTGGAAACAACTCTGAAGCTGCTATCGCATATATCCCCAGCTGAAGGTTGCTAGGTATACTCTTTTGAGAGACTTCCCATTTACCAGTTTTGTAATCAACAATTGTTACTTGATCCCCAACAACATCTATTCTATCTATAAAACCAATTATTAAATGATTGCCTAGCACATATTTAAATGCATATTCTTTATCATATACATTAAATTGTGTATTTATATTTTCATCATAAAATTCATCAAGTATTTCTTTGCCTACAGAAATAAGTTGTTCTGATATTTTTTGATCTGGATCGTATGATTCTTTACTTTTTTGATATTCAGTTTCTATTTGAGAATAATCTAAAGAAGAATCATTAGATATAACATTTTCTAAAACTGTATGAACGATATTCCCGAAGCACGGCTGCTTCGCCAAATAGTCTTGGTTCTTTTAATATATAAGAATAAAAATATTTAGCCGCGCACTGCTTATAGGTATCTATTCTTGAATAGGAAAACTCAGTAAGAGATAGTCTTTGTAGTGGGTCTAAATCTTCTAATTTTTTAATTGCTATTGTCATTTAATTCTTCACGTGGATCGTATACAACATTTCCTTGGGCATCATATTCAATGCCTTCTTTATCTATTGTGTGATTGTTAATCATATTTTTATATATATTTTCTCCAATAGCAACCCAACCTGAATTACCTATTTCCATAAAATCATTTTCTATATATGGCCAAGACATAATATTTTCCTAATCAACTGAAATTACTGTATTGTTTATTGAATCTATATTGAAATAGTAATTCAATACACTATATAAATCATGTAGTTCTTGTTTTGTGGCAAGAAAACCGACTACTCCAGACTGCAAAAAGTATGATGTTTCATAGGGCTCTGCATGTTCGTATTCAATCAATTGAATATCTCCAAGTAGCATTCTTCCAACTTCTTTTTTATTGCCCATATTAGTCCTCGTATATTGTTATTGGATTGAAATTTGGATCGTCCATTTTTTCTTGCATATCAGCTACGTAAGAATCCCAATCTCTTTCGTCTTCAGATTTTTTTTCATACTTTACTGTGCCCTTGAATGGATTACTTTTAAATATTGTCATTAAGAGCTTACCAGATTTGGTTCTCCATCTTAAGACGCCATTCTTGCAGTCGCAAAAATCATCATTATGAACGTCGATCTTTCCAGCTGGGTCATATCTACCACTACAGCCATTGCACTTTGTATATCTACCCTTGTCCTGACATCTGCTGCATGAGGAGCAATATACCCAACACGGTTTTGTCGATGGATTCTGATAGGATCCTGGAAGTGTCATTATTGTATCTCCAACTCTAATACCTTTTCTACTATTGGCACTATCTTTGTTGATGCCAAAGTATCAAACTTATAAATAAATTTATGTTTATTATCACAAACTTCTAAAAAAACAGGTCTATTACCCTTATTGTTAGATATTATATCATATATACTATCTATTGTCACGTTACCTATGTTATTCTTTATATTAAAAATAATTGGTTTTCCACCAGTAAAAATTTTTTGATCAATCTTTTCTGATGAATTATAAAATATTTTTGTAATAGAATTTTCTTCATCATTTTCTTTGTTTAGATTTCCACTTATAATTAATATATCTCCAACATTAAAATAGTCATTGGGTATTTCTTTTGCTGCTCTTGGAAAAATAATAACTTCTATATTTGATGAGATATCTTCAAAGTCTAACTTGAACATCTTATCACCCTTTTTTGTGATCATCTTTTTAACAGAATTAATTATTCCACCAATTTTTACTGGGGTACCAGAATCATAAAAACTAAGATCAATAATTTCACTTGTAATTTGGTTGGTGATTACATCCCATATCCCCATAACTGGATGGCTAGTAACATATATCCCTAGTTCAGATTTTTCTTTTTCAAGAATTTGCAATTCAATTCTTCTACTAATCTCTACGTCATTGTCATCTATTAACTCATCTAATGCACCAGCTGAAGCAAGATGTTCTAAGGTTGATTTCTTTAAAGTTACTGGATCACATCTCCTATAAAAATCATACATACTTGTATATGGTTTTTGTAAATCTCTTGCCTGTACAATGCTTTCTGCAATAGCTATACCAATGCCGCCAATAGCAGATAAGCCAAATACTATTGAAGAATCATCTACTACTTCAAAATCTATTCCAGATTTATTTATAGATGGGGGGAGTACATTAACCCCTAACTTTCTACAATCAGAAAGATATAGAGCCTGTTTTTCTTTATTGCCAACCACAGAACTCATCAAGGCTGCCATGTACTCTACGGTATAATTTGATTTTAGATATGCTGTAGTATAAGAAATCATTGCATAACTAGCAGCGTGTGCTCTATTGAATCCATAGCCACCAAAATACTCAATGTCTGAGTAAATTTTATTAGCTTTATCTTCTGTTATACCCGAAACCTTAACGCAGCCTTCTACAAACTTTTTCCTAAATAAGGAAATTTTATCCATCTGTTTTTTTCCAATAGCTTTACGCAAGTCGTCTGCTTCAGCTGAACTGAAACCAGACAGCTCTCTAGCAACACCAAGAACATCTTCTTGATAAAGCATGATACCCAAAGATGGGCCCAAAACACTCTCAAGCTTAGCATGATCATATGATATTTTAGATTTTTTGTTTTTTCTATCTATGTAGAGCTTGTCCATTCCAGAACCCATAGGGCCTGGTCTATACAATGATATTAAGGCCATTATATCTTCTATGTTTTGAGGTTGAAGCTGTATCATTAACTGTCTCATCCCAGCTGATTCTAGCTGGAACACTCCCATACAATTTCCCTTACATAATTCTTCAAAAGTTTTTTTATCATCTAAGGGAATTTTTTCTATGTCTAACAATATTCCTTTTGTTTTTTGTATTAATTTAATACATGAATCTATTACGCCAAGATTTCTTAAACCCAAGAAATCAATTTTTAATAGTCCGCACTGCTCTACCCTACCCATATCCCACTGGGTTACTAGCGGTGCATCAGCCCCCTTTTTCATCACTGGGAGATAGTCGGTTAAGGGACCCTTGGATATAACAACACCGGCTGCATGTATTCCTGTTTGTCTAACCAAACCCTCTAGCCCAAGAGCTGTATCTACGATTAGCTTTGAGTCGCTGTTGGTATCGTATTCCGACTTAAACTCCTGCACTTCCATGCATTCAGATAAATTTTTTGAAATTCCCAAAACAGGAGCAGGAACAAGTTTTGCTATTTTATCTCCAGATACAAAATCATAACCTAAAGCTCTAGCAGAATCGCGCAGAGATTGTCTAGCTCCAGTTCTATTAAATGTACAAATATGAGCAACTTTGTCATTTCCGTACTTAGATCTAGCGTATTCGATTACCTCATCCCTATGTCTATCGTCAAAGTCGAGATCAATATCTGGCATTGATTTTCTTCCTTCAACCAAAAATCTTTCGAACATCAAACCGAATCTAAGTGGATCTAGATTAGTGATATCAAATGCATATGATAAAACACTTCCAGCCGCTGACCCTCTACCCCATCCAACTCTTATCTCATTATCTTTAGCCCATTTGACTAAATCTGAAACTACCAAAAAGTATTCAGAAAATCCCATTTCCTTAACTACTTTTATTTCATGGTTAGCTCTATCTATTATATTTTGAGGGAGCGGGTTACCGTATCTGAGCTTGAGCCCATCCCATGCAAGTCTTTCAAAATATTCTGTAGACGATTCTTTTGTTGGAATTGGAAAATCTGGGAAATGTATTTCTCCAAAATTTAATTCTAATTCAACCATATCGTTTACATGCATTGTATTTTTTAAATATTCTTCTGAAAATACAGAAGCCATCTCATCATATGATTGAAGGTAAAACTTATCTTCAGAAAAAGAAAATCTATTTGGAGTATTAACATTTGAGTTAGTAGCTACACACAGCATTATGTCATGCGACTTCGCATCATGCTGATGGACGTAGTGGCAATCTCCAGACGGCACTACCTTTGCCCCGATAGTATTTGCTATCTTTATCAAATCAGGAATAATAGCCAATTGCTCTTCTATGCCATGGTTCATTATTTCTATGAAGTAGTTCTCTTTACCAACTATCGACTGCATGGCAGCAGCATGCTTTAATGCCGTGCCGTAATCGTTTCTAAGCAGTGCTTGGGCCACTTCCCCGTTCAGACACCCCGAAAGCACTATGATGCCCTCTGAGTGCTGGGAAATTAAATCATGATCGATTCTAGGTTTTACGTAGTAGCCATCGGTGAAAGCTTTAGACGACATCTTTATTATGTTATGATAACCAATTTTATTTTTAGCCAATACAGTTATATGATATGGACCTCTTTGCTCCCATTCATTTTTTGATGGTCCCGATCTTTCTTCTTCGTCTCTATCAAACCTACTTTTTCTTGCCTGATACATCTCTGAACCAAGAATCGGTTTTACACCGCAGGCACTTCCTGCGTCATAGAAGTCTAACCATGAATGTATATTACCGTGATCGGTAGTTGCTATGCCTTTCATCCCCAAAGACTTAGCTCTTTCTAAATATTCTTCGACTCTACCGTGACCATCAAGCATCGAGAATACGGTATGGTTATGCAGGTTAGTCCAATTCTTCAAACTACAATCCTCTTTCAGTATCAGAATTGTCTAGGGCTTGATCTCTGGTTTCTCTGTATGTTATTATAACAATTCCGCCACAATATTTACATGGAACAGATTTTCCAGCTTGAGCAAATGGGCTATTATACATATATCGCATTGGTTGATCGGACTTACATTCAGAACATGTCCCTATAACGTCATCTGGGTCATTAATGTTGTTAGTCATTTGTTATTTTCCTTTTTGTTTTTATAGGCAAATCTTATTGGAGATGGATTTGATACCTCTGTTCCTTCAACAAATTTATTTCCTATTGTAATCCACTTCTTTTTTTTCTCTAGATGACAATCACCACATCCAACTCCAGATGCGTTTGCTCTTTCACACGTATATGGTCTACCACCAATTCCTAACTGTCTTCTTTTAATCCAATCATTAATATGACTTGTTGATTTTTCATAATTAAAATCATCGCATAAACTAAGAATACTATACAAAAACTTAATTGAATCTTCATTATAGGTTAATATAGAGCATAAGAAAAGTCTTGATTCATGATCAAGCTTGCCGGTTTTTTTTGCACTCTCCATGTGCCTACCTATTGCAGGGCAACTTTCTAGCAATTCTTTTTCTGTAAAAATTTTTTCTGTTGTTCTTAAGGTTTTAAAAGCTGAAGATCCTTTTTTGTTAAAATAATCTAAAAAATCTTTTGATCTTTGTTTATCAATTTCCATATCATAAGTAAAATCCCTAAACCATTCGTTGGCTTTTAGGTCAAAAGATTGTTCCTCAATTACATTAATTGATTTTGTTTTACAATACAATTTAATATCATCCAAACTAGAAAATAATATATCTTTTGATATTAAATTTTTATATAAACCAGTCTCCTGGTGAATGGAACCTGGATATCTCCACATTCTTCTTGCATCATACACGCTGAAATCTATTGATTCTATATTTAAATTTGATTTAATCTTAGTTGCAATATATCTAAAGATATTAGGTAGCGCGTTAGACGGATTTATCCCAAGCGCTATTGGTTCACACTCAATATGAAAACCCTTTTTACCAGTAAAGTATACTAACAAAGATTTTTCTGGTATATATTTTTCTAAATATAAATATAACAATTTACATTCTTCCCAGGATTTATTGGGATCAGAATTGTCTAAATCAAAGTATAATGATCCAAGCCTTATTGCCTCATTTATATCCGAAGAGTTATAATGCCAAATGGAAGTGTATACGCCAACATTTTCGTATTTTTTACAGTAACTATCCATGTCATATATAGAAGTAAATCTTGGATTTTCTCCATCTTTATCTCTAATAATTCTAGACAAAGATGGAACATACTTTGCTGTTTCAACAAGGTTCCATGAACTTAAGTACTTTGTTGGATCGGTTGGAATTTTCATAATATCTTTTTTTTATTTTCTATATTATTTATATTGCAAACTATTATCTTATTATCATTATTCATTAAGCTACTATTGGTTCTATAGTAAACAGATTCTGATATAAGATATTCTAAATGATTTAAAAGATAGTTTCTTCTTTTAATTCTTTTTTCCGGTTCCATCTTTTCTCCATATTGGATTTATCAAATCGCTATCTTCTATTATACTATGTATTTTTGATGCGATGTTATCCGCAATGTGAACAATGTAATCTAAGTAAGTTATAGGATATGTTTCTGGCACTGGTGACCATGGGCCCAAGTGGCATCTAACTAATCTCAGTATTGATTGAACAATGTCTTCTGATAGATAGAGAGTAGAAGACTCTAACTCTGAAGCAAACTGTTTATCACTTTTTTGGCAGTTTGAAATAAACTTTCCGACAGTGTATGGATGCATTGGGTCATATTCAAATTTATCTGAATCCAGATTCTTTACACCCTTACAAACATCATGTAGCAAACATGCAGATATAACTATATCTTTTTCTTCCAAAGAAAGATTATAAGATTCACAAAGAAGATTGGCTATTCTGACCACTCTCTTGGTATGAAGAACATTTCCTCCTTCACCATGCTCATCTGCTGGGTGGTACTTTCCACTAAAGCTTGATGGTATTTTCCAAAAAGAATCAGCTTTTATTAATATGGATCTAATAAAAGATCTTATACTTTCGTCATTAATTAAATTAATTTCATTCAAAATAGAATCTAACATTTCATTTTCAGAGGATAGTGAACTATCTTCTTTTTGACTTGTTAAGATATCATCCAGTATTGATTTAGTCATTATTTTTATCCTTCTTCCATCCATCCCATTTTGAACACGGTGTATCAAAAGGGCACTTTTTACAGTATGTTATAAGCCCTCTTTTGGGGGCAAATATTTCGGTAGCTAATAGCTTCTCATGCCATAGTTCTAAATTATTAATATCAGAATCTGAAACTATAAATTCAAAAAAATTTAAATTTTGGCTCATTAAATCTATAATTCCAAATTTTACTTCAGACATTCTTTCTGGGTGTCTAGTTTCAAAACCCTTATACAATGCGGCAAAGTCTACTCTGTACTGATCTCTGTTGCTTTGTTTGTAGTTAAACATTAATTTAATAACATAAAAAATTTTATCTTTATATAAAATAACATCAAAAGTATCCGATATATTATTCCCTTTTGCTCCTGGAACAAAATAATCATCAGCAATCGCTACTGGGATGTAATTTGAATCACTATATTTTTCATAAAACATCAGTAGGGAAGCAGCTGCCTTTGATGTTAAGCTAGACATGTTACCATACGCTGTCTCGTGTTGCTCTGTGACAATGTCGTATGAACTTGTACCCTTAGGGAACCACATCTTCTCCCACCTATTTAACAGTGCCGCATACGATGGTACAATCCCAGATTGTTTTTTAAAAAAGAAAAAATAAATAATATTTTTTATAGTGTTTTCAAATTTATTTGTATAAATATCTCTTGAATATATTTTTTCTGGAGCTTTTTCCAGATGTCTATAATCATAAAGTCTTTCACATATTTGAAAATCTTTAAGACCATTTACTGTAATATTTGCCATTAGTGAAAATCCTTGCCGCTTAATAAGTCATCAAGCAATGAGTTGGATGAGGTATATGAACTATCTGTTACTGGCTCATATTCTTCATATGTTTTTTTGTAATCGACATACTTAACCAAAGGTGGATCATGGAGAAATGACGAACCAGTAATTCTATTTTTGGGTATCTGAAGCTGCATGATGTTTTCATCTTCTGTTTCATCATCTGTTGCTAGTCTCTTTTCGGTCAAGAATATTGTAACTGCACACTTTTGTTGAATCGTCAATGATCCACCAGTATCAGACTGCTGAACAACCTCACGCTTTTCTTTCATTCTATTTGCATTTTCTTGTGCCGTAATAATAAGCGCACAGTTCATATCTCTAGCTAATTTTTCTAAGCGAACCATCATCTCTTCAAATTCGCTCCATCTTGGCTTGCCCTTGCCCCTAGTAAACATTGATTGTATGGTATCGATTATAACTACATCCGGCATCATGGAGTTCTGGCCTATTATATCTCTAAGCCAAAATTCTAAATCTTCAAAATATGGAGTATCAGGATCATGCCTAACCATCAATCTATTGCCCCAACTAGAAAGCTTTGATTTAAAAATTTCTAAATATTTAGATCTTTCGTCTTCGGACCACTTAGATGCTTCTAGGTATACATTTTTTTCTATTATCTGTGTCATTAGAATTCTTTCCCAGTGCCCAATTGCCTCTTCAAAATTTATATAAAGAACTCTATACCCATTGTCTAGCCAATTGTTGGCCAAACACTTTGCAAATGTACTTTTTCCTTTTCCTGAAGCTGCTATGATTGCATGAACTGCGCCTCTGAAAAAACCACCCTCATCGGTATACCCCATAGCCCTATTGAGAGCCTTGAACTGTGTTGGTAAGAAGCTAGGAATGTCTAATAGGGAATCAACTCTTTCAATTATGTCAAGACCAGTCGTTACCTTATCTAGGGGATTGTATTTAATTTGATTTTCTAATTCTCTAATTTCCGACGTAAGAGTTTGAACTCGTGCAATATCTTCTTCGGTTTTAATACCTTTTTGAGTAAGTATATTTTGTAGTTCTTGCAAATAGTTAATTTGTTTTCTTTTATTTGCTTTATGCTTAATTAATTCTGCTATAGCATCGGGGCTAGATAATTCTATCGTATTAAGAATATCTAACATTATTGTGATCCCAGGATTGCCCCCCAAAGCTTCGTATATATTGGAATCACTTTGCAGCCAAGACTTAAAGGCTATTGGATTAACTATATTTAAATTAGTTGCTTTGTAAAAAGATAAAAGGGCTACATAGAATTCATTAATTCCTTTTTCTCCATGAATTGTACCAACAATTTGTTCTGGAAGATTATCATAGAAATATGATATAGCACCCTCGTGCCTAATGGCCAATGCAAATATTTGATACTCTAAAGGTACAGAGTCTTTATTTATTTCGCTTGTTGGTTCCATTTTCATTTCTTTTTTGTTTTGCTAGTCTATATGCTTTTTTTCTATATTCAGAATTTTTCTTCTTAACCATTTTATAGGCTGTTGTGTCTACAACTTTGTTCTTAGGTTTATCCTTTGGGATAAACGGGCTATGCCTAATTGCTTCCATCATTCTTTCAAAAACAGACTCTTCTGTTAGCTTATCATTGTATCTGAAAACAACAAGTGCAATTCCATTTTGCTTGCAAAATTCCATTTTTATAATGTCTCTTTGAAGTGCTTCCTCAAATTCATATTTAGAATCAAAAAATCTTTGAGTATAAAAGAAATGCTGCCTACCATGGTATTCAGCGGCCACCTGATAACTTGGGCAGTAGACATCTAGCTTGAGTCTATCCCCAATATGAAATTCATTAATTATTTTTTCACCAGGAAGCAGCTTCTGCATTATTGCAGTTAGAGCTGTTTGTCCTCTAGACATTTTCTTCTTAGAATTTTTTAACCAGTTTAAACCTAATCTATTTATTTCTTTATTTAATTTATTTATATTCCACCCAAGCTCTTTACATATATCAGACAAAGACATAGATGTATCGAATAACAGATCCGTTAAATACTCTACCTCTTCTCTATCTTGGGGATTATTTTGCATTTATTGGGTTTGCTGATTGATGATTGTTGTCCTTCGTAAAGTTTAAAGTTTTTCCTAAATCAATAATAGACATGTCTAATTCATTCCATATCTTGTGGGACAAAGCTAGTCCTAGTGAACTGCAGTCTAACAAACAGTATTGTACTTTGCCGTTTAAGTTTTTTAATTGATCAAATATTTCTTCGTATTTATTATACATACTTGTATATGATATATTAATAATATTTTTCTTTAGTCCAAGTACATTAGAAATTCTTTTTTGATCATGAAGAGAAACAACTACAGAAGGTGTATTTGTAATGTAAAAAGAAATAAGAGAATCAAATACTGGTTTATTATTTTCTAAATAATATTCAAATACATTAGGATAATGATAGTATATTTCTTTATTTAATCCAATTGTAGAATACTTACCATCTTGCACTTCCTTCATTAGATCATACGAAACATTTTTCATTACTCTATCACCAGAAAGATTAATGGAATTAATTATTTCTTTAGAAACATTTGATGGAAATGTTTTTTCATTTTTTTTATTTAATCCTATAATTGAAGATTTAGATATATTAATGAATGCAAATTTCTTATCACTATTCATTAAACCCGTTAATTGAATAAGAGATCTATTTATATTTTTCATATTTACTCCTTAAAGTCCAAAGTTTCCCCAGTTTATTAAAACTGGATTTTCATCTAATATAGAATTAATATGAGATAAATTATGATATTTACCACCATCTATCTCAGAATATCTTTTATATTTTTTTTGCTTATCTTCATCAAAGATATATCCGAGATGCTGCATTACGAGACCAGAATTTATCCAAAAGTTTCTTCTCTTGATCCATTCTGATACGTATGTTGGTTCAGACCCACAAGCCAATGCTCTGTCATTAAACTGACCACCAGGTATGAACCTAAATATTCTCGAACTATTATTTGGTGCCCAGAGTTTATCTACTCTATATTTAGTTTCATCCCACATGTGATAGAACCTAACATTAACTACATCTTGTTCAGAGGAATCTAAGACTGTTTTTATGTCAAGCGAATTAAGATTATCTAATCTGTAAAGCATCTCGTCGCAATCTATCGCGATAATCCAATCGCCCGGACTAGCATGTTTTTCTAGATTAGACCAGGCAGCTGTTCTTAGTCTTCCCTCGTGAACTGCAAATGTTGGTTCTGTAGTTTTATATACATGCGCATAATCTGATGCTATACCAGCGGTGTTATCTTCTGAGCAGTCGTCAGTAAAGACAATTTCATCAACTTGATTTGATATTCTACTTAATACATTTTTTAAGAATCTATCTTCTTCATTTCTTCCGACCATTTGAGCAATAATTTTTTGTTTAGACATTTTTATCCCTAAAATAGAGGGGGTGATAGTTATCAAACCACCACCCCCTATCCAATAATAATTAGCTTTCTACTTGCTCTCTTGCTTCAACAGCTGTAATGCGTTGAACATCAACATCCTTGAACAAGAGTTCTCCACGAGTTCCAGACAACTTACGCGAATTGCTAGATGCAATTTTCTGTGCCTCAGCTACAGTAGGTGCCTTAACGATTGACGTTGTTGTAATTGTGAAGTATTTGAATTTATTTTCAGCCATTAGTTTTCCTTTCGGCTATTTATGTTATTGGTTTATATTGCACTTATATACTACAACCTAAAGCATGCGCGATGCAAGTTGTTCTGCAAGTTTTAATTAATTTTTTCCACTAGCCAACTCTTTAACCGGCCAATAATAATCTAAGTTGTTGGGTTCATCAAAATATTGCGAATAATATTCATAGTCTTTGCGAAGTAGATTAGATCTATGTGATCTATGAAATTCTTCTAAGCCGAACCAAGGTGGCATAGTCGCAGAATCAATATCGACATCCTCGTACTGCATAGTGTTTTTGTACCCTCTATTAACCCATTCTTGAATGGTGTAATTTTGATACAACTGCAGGGCGGCTTCGTAACCCTTCCACATCAAGGTCACTGGATGATTGCGCCATCCTTTTGTTGGCGTACGATCAAGTAGGATATTTAGAACTTGAAATGTTTCTACGCGCTGCTTTCCAAGTCTACGATAATCCAAAACTTGAATTGATTTTTGTAAATTTGCATAGGGTAAAAATGTTTGCATTGTATCTAGTCCAATTCTAAAGGCATCACTATTATTGGAGTTTGGTCGCCAATCCAAGCCCCAATGCAATTATACTCAATGTATTCTACCGCCTCTTCGTAGCTCATTCCATCCCTAGCTATGCAGACGTCAATCATTTTTTCCCAAGAATAAACAGCTAACAAAGGTTGGTTTATTCTTTGTGACAAACCGATTAATGATTCATCAAAACCATCCATTAAAACAACACTTTCTTTTATGTCATTTAAATATTGATTTATTTTTTTTCGCAATGATAGTGACATTTAAATTATTTTTTAAACTCTTGAAATTTTTTATTGCCTACACCAAAATATTTTCTAGTTTGCATTTTTAATTTCCTTAAAGAATGTTGTTGATATTATTTTATTTCCACTTATAATTTCTTCTGCTCTATGAATTAAATGAGAGGGAAGTAATACTAAACTATTCTCTATAGGCTTAACAGTAATTTTTAATTCTGGAAAAAATAAATTACCACCTTCAAAATCTTGATTAACATAATAAACGGCTGTGTAAGTCATCTTTTTTTCTTCATCTGAAGAAAATAAATCATTATGATCCATAAAAAAATTTCCAGGATTATAAAGTGATATCATACCGCAGTATTGACTATTCTCCCATTGACTGACGTGAGTTGTGTTTAGTGTTAAATTTAACACTTTTATCATTTGTTCATTTAAGGAGGATACAATTTCATACAAAATTGGATTGCTACTATCTATAGCTTTTACCCAAAAATTGTGTGAGTCAAAATCATTTTTTTTAAAAGGATTGTTTTGATAACTAAAAAAATCTAAATTATTAATCTGATTTAAAATTAAATCTTTAAATTTTTTATGAAGAGAAAAAAAATTTTCAATACGATAAATACCATTACCTAAATGTTGCACTTACGCCTTCTTAAATTCCTCAAAAGTTTTATCGCCTACTCCAAAGTATTCTCTAGCTAATCCAGCTTTAACGATTTCGGTATTAAGGCATTCGCCAGCTTCGTTCCATACTCTAGCCAGAATTCTGCCGTACTTCTCATTCTTGTCTAGGATAGTTTCGATCTTTACTTTATTATTAGCTTTCTTAATCCATTGATCAGTAAACTCTTTTGCAGCAAGCCCCATCTTCTTTTCTTCTAGATTTGTAGTGCGGCTTTCTGGTGTATTAACACCATATAATCTGACACTCTTTGGTCCAATGTGAACTTCAAAACCAAGATCTATCTTAATCTTGAATGTGTCTCCGTCTACTATCTTAACCACTTCTGCATTGTAAAGGTAAACATTAAATTGATCTGACATTTTAATCTCTTTCTATTCCTAGTTGATCGCAGGCTTTGCGAAATATTTCTTGACTTACTTTGAACTTACTATCTGCTTCACTATATCCTTCACCCGGTTTTGGTGATGATGCATGCCAGCTATGACCGATTGACACACTACCATCATACACCACATTGTAGCCACGATGACGTGCAAAATACGAACACCAAGTTTCTTCGTAGTAGTGAGGTGTTGGCAGGAACGCGCCCAATACTCCTGGATACATTCTTTGATATTCGCGATCACTTGTTAAACTAGTCCATACTGATCTTCTAATGAAGTAAGCGGACCCAGATACCGTGACACAATTTACCCTATCCTTAAAAAGATTATCGTTTGGATCATGCTGCTTCCAACCCCTATGTTTTGGAGCCGTATTAGTCCCTACAATGCCAGCATGTGTTATGTAACCATTTTCGTCTCTTTGTTTCGGGCCAAGAATATGTATATCTTGATTCTCATCAAATATTTTTTGAACATTTATTAGATCCTGAGTAGTAAGCCAAACATCTGCGTTCAATAAACAAATTATATCACCAGCTCCGTAAGTTGCCATCCCATTGCATGCAAGAGAATAGCCTATGTTTTGATTATTCCAACCTGCAGTTATCTTATATGTAAGTCTATTTTCTTCTATCCAAGGCCAACTTCCGTCGGAAGATCCATTGTCTGATATGTAAAGATTCCATATCTTATTTTGTTCATTAAGATCACTATGAAGTGAATCTAAAAAACGTTTAAGTAAATCTTTTGTATTGTAATTTACTACACATAAATCAATCATTTTTACCAACTATCATCGTCATTGTTATTTTGCTTGCTAATAAATTGATTTTCATTAATTGATTTTACAGCTTCTTCTTTAATGTGTAAAATATTTAATCTTTCTTTTTCATCTTTAACAACAGATAAATAATTTGATAATGCGTTTGATATAACAAGCATTTCATCTATTGTTGTTACCAGATACGTTTGACCTGATTCAAGTTTAATATTTATTTTTTTCTTTTCGTTTATTTTTTTAGCCATTATTCCTACTTATTTTTAATTTTTACCTTTTTATCATCTAAATCAAAACCACCGATTTTATTTGGATCGTACCTATGAAGACATATGTTGTCGGTATCAGGTTCAAATGTAACAAAAAATATGTTTTTATCTTGATCCGTTAACCCGTCTGGGGCCGGAGATTCAATGGCTATTTTTGAAGAAGAGCATCCGTAAACTTGACTATGGTTTTTATATACTACAATATAATTTAACTTAGACGCTGGCACTTGTGTTTACCTTTACTGTTTTTATTTTTTTAAAAGATTTTTTCATAACAAAGAAAATATAATCAAACCAAATATTAATGGAGTAGCAAGAGCGAGTGAAACGGAAACTATTCTTGTTCTTTTGTCTTTAGATGTTTGATTAAGTATCTGCATAGCTATTGTCCAGTTCAAACAGACTGTCAATAATAAAGATAATAATAAATTTTTATACATAACTACCTAATAGACTTGATAGTGAAACCGGAAAGTGTGGACTTATTAAGTCTTTTACAGATTCCGCATACTCAGTTATTTCATGTTGAGCGTCTTCGGCCAATCTTTGATTCAAGAACAAAGCTATTGACTGCAAGCTACAAGACCATCTATATACAACATGCATGGCGTACGCTGGCAGGAATAAACGCGCTTGCTCTGGAGCAGCTCCGTTATCCATCGCCAACCTATATAAAGCTTCTCCCTGTTCAATATACTTCTTTAACTCTTCAGTCAAAATTGAACCAGTCCAAGGGTCTATGGGACCGCCAGATCCTTGTTTCTTGTTGTCTGGAGCAAGTCTCCATTCGTTTAATTTTGGTATATAAAATTCTGGTTCCATTGTCACGTATCTGCGTGACGATTCATTCCATGAATCCATTGTATGATCAGAGCCGACAACATATTTCCAATGTTGTCTAGCAACAAGCAACGGTGCCTTAAATTCAAATGTAGCGAATGCGTGCCTAAACGGAGACATGTGATTTTCTCTTGCAAGAAAATTTATTAGTCTAGCGTCGTCTGTCGACATTTGGGAACTTTCTTTTGCAAACGAAGCTCTTGCCGCATTTGCAACAGAAAGATCAGATCCCATAACATCAACTAATCTAACATAGCCATTATCTAAAACGACTATAGATTTTCCTATATTATTAGTATCTTCCATAGGATACATTATACCATCTAATTGGCTTTTGAGTTATCCTTTATGAATTTAATTTCACAAGAATCAGTAGTACAGTATCTTTCACCAATTGCATCTGATGCCATCCCAGCATATACTCCAGTTAAATCTATAGCGAATAGCTTTGAAGTAGCATCCGTATATTCTTTTTCTGATATTTGAGTGTAAGGCATTTGTGGATAAGTATGGTTTCCGCTCGGCAAAAATGACACCGTCTTTAATTGCCCGTCATACATATGGAGTACTGTACCTACGTGCTCAGATTCTGTATCTTTATCAAAAGATATTGTTACAGAAACAGAATTGTCAGACCAATATCTTTGGGCGGTTGCTGCTAAAGACATTTTTTCAAAAATTGTAACGTCACGCTCTGCTCTTTCTGCATCTGACTTAATCGGAAAGTATACTACTGATGTTGTATCAGGAGATTCAGAAGCTGGCTCAACCGTATAGTTTGCCATTTTGAATAGAGGTAACATTGGGTCTTCGTTTGCGAACCTAATAGTTCTATTAAAATACTTTCCGCCTGGGGTCCAATGCACACCTGGTGATTCGCCTGCAAGAATTGAAACAGTTCCAGAGGGTTTAATAGTTGTCATTTTAATGGATTCTCTAATTCCCAACCACTCAGAGTAAACATTATCATAACGCTGGATAGTTCTATAGCCTTGGTCCATCCATTCGCGAAGAGCTGGGACTCCAACTCTATCGGCAAAGTTTGCTACGCCCGACATAGACGCACCTATTCTACGATTACGTTGCATGATGGCATTAGTCTCTTCCCAATGGGTTGGTAGCAGAGTCACGGTCTTTGCATATAGGTAGGCAAACTTTAATGTGCGCTTATAGTCCTCTAGGCTGTCATGCCTATTGAGATAGGTCTCCACAAGCGTACAGCACTCGTAGGACTCTAGAGACTGCTCTGCACAGGGGTTATAGCCGGCTACTCTATGGTCCTTATTGTTTGGTGGATCAGCTAAGCGGCCGTATTTGCGAGACATGTCCATCCATAGAACTCCAGGCTCACCGTTAAGAGATATACCCTCTACTATGCTGGAAAGATCTGCTCCGACCGCTGTTTCAACGGAGTTGTTAGACATCCAGCCCCATCCTGGAGCCGATGAATCATACGAGTTTCGGTCAGGGAATCTTTCTGAATTTTTTAAATTTAAGAAATCTTGATCGTCCAAGCGACCAATCAACAATTCTGCTGATCGACGCACATTTCCAGACACAACGCATACACCTATAACGTTTCCGATGTCAGCTATATCTATACGAGTTAGCTTCTCTCCACTGCGTCCAGAAAACATTTTACGAATATGTTTATGTAGCTTTTCAAGTGGCTCGTGACCAGCAGCTACTCCACCAAATGTTTTAATGGGCGTGCCAGCTGGACGGATTACGCTGTAGTCAAAATCAACTGCGTCTTGTTCTGGTTTTAGATATGAATTTAACAATAGAGCTGTTGAATCGACCCAGCCTTCTCTTGTATCAGGAATAACGATTGGTTTAATTACCTCTAAGACCTTTGGCTTAAAGATCGTAAAATCTTTGTCGGCACCTTTGTCATCAAATCCTACACCAACACCCAACATTGAAGCTTCCATAAGAAATGCGAAAGGTTTTGCTGGGTTAAACTTATTCATTTCTGCGGTGGAAACAAAGGCGCAGTTTTGTAGAGCCGCCGAATTCTTTTGTATATTTACGATGTTTGTTCCCATAGCCCAAAGACCACGACCAGGTGGTGTCCATTTGAGGTTAAACAATCTATCAAATGCTTCCTTTGCAGAGGCTTGAGCCTTTGCATCATTCCATGGAAGGCGATTTTTTTTACAGTGATCTTTTTGGAGGGAGTACATTCCATTGATAACTCTTTCGCAAACATCAACCCACGTTTCTTTTGTGCCATCTTCCTTAAGTCTTGAGTAAGTGCGTAAAAAGGTTATTTCTCCAACAGAATTTCCAGCTGCATCCCTATAGCCAAATGGAACTACTTTATCTTTATATCCAGTAACAAATTCATCTGTCAGTCTAAAAGAAAACATCGATGCCTGCTTTGGGGCGGCGTATGCTATATCTGGATTACCATTTTCTATCTCTAATGACATTATATATATCTCCTATCTAAGTATAGTTATTTTTTTTACGTATTTTTGATTTAACTTTTGTAATTCTGTACTTTTTATTTTTATTATTTCATCGATCTTATAAACTTTGTGTATTTCTTTTTCAAAAAAATAACCACTTCTCCAATTAAACACTTTGTTAACATTGCTTTTATGTTTGACAAACATATTACATATTATAGCACCGCCATATGCTTTTACTAGATTAAAAAATTTTATCTCCAATTCTTTTGCGTTATCTTCATTCAAATCAGAAACTTCTTTTGCTCTATTATAAAGCCAATTAAATGCTTGTCTAGTTAATGGTGATACATCTATCGGGTCTACGACGCCTAACTTAATAATTTGATTTCTATCTTTTATGATTTTTATATCTTCTTTAATATTTTCTTTAAATAATTCAAACCAATCTCTTTCATTGAACTGTGTCCAAGCTGTACACCAAAACAAAAGTTTATCTGGAGGAGTAGGAATAGTAGTGCCCTCTAGTAGAGGTAGCATTGTTGCACAACTTATAGTTTTTTTTACAAAGGCTTTTCTTTGCTCTTCTGTAAGTCCTTTTGAACCAGACATTTTCCACAGTTTTTTTATGTGGCTATCCCAATCAGATGCACCTAAAAATAAATTTAAATATTTTTCTGCTGTATCAAAAGGTATCGTGTCTTCATTGATTACCTTTTCAAGAGCATCTAAATACATTTATAATCCTTAATAAAATACTCAAAACCTATAAAAATGATCCATATAAACAGCAATCCCGCCTGGGATCAGACGGGATTGTTGTAGCCGTGCTATTAGTATAGCACAGAATATATTTTTCGGTGATGCTTACAATGCTTTTGCTGAGTCCAAACCTTTGTATTCCAGCACTTTGTTTCTGCCATATTCCGATTCTGTATTTGCTTGACCATAGCCTGAAGTGAATACTGCTGCACTTGTTACACCGTGAACATCATTTGGTCTAAAAACACCGAAGGATGCTGGTGCGCCTTGAGCTTCTGTTCTTGCAGCGTGACCAGTGCTTGCAAATATATTTGCTGATGTAACACCATCAAATATATAGTTATTGTAACTATAGTCACTTACTCTATCGGCATGTCCGAAGCTAGAAGGAAACGCTGCTGCCCCTGCTAAGCCTTTAAATTCAAATGGCTTAAAGCGAGCTCCCTCATAGTCAGACCCATCTGCAAATGTACCTGCTAGTGGAGTTGTTCCAACATAAAGTGTCGAGCCAGTAAATAGTTGTGATAAAAGAACATTTCCTGGATGACGACCAGTGCCTGGGACATGATGATTGTCTGGAGCTCCATCCAAAAGACCCTTAGCAAATAGTGGGTAAAATGAATATGTGCCAGCCGTACCCTTGAATACGTTCACCATATCTGCAGTAGAACGACCCTTCAATACTGGTCTTGGACCTACGTAAAAGGTTGCCATATGAGATATCTCCTTATTGTATAATGCGGTTTACACTATCTATAGTAAAATGATTTTTGGTTTTTAACCATTAATCATATTGAATTCTTAGATCACAAAGCACGGGTGCAGTTTTATCCTCTAACATGCTTAATGTAACCTCTATCCATACACTGGATGAAGCTCCTGGATTTGTAGTGCTGTAGTTTCCGGCATCGTCGTAAATAACCCTATAGCTAAAGGCATTTGACATCTGGCTCAAGGGAACATTATAGATTACTGGGTCTACACTAATTATATTATTAATTAAAGAACCGTCTGGAGGAGTAAACTTAATTATAGTTTTACCAGATGGCAAAAATTTATCATATCTTACATCAAGATCAGAAAGGCCATATGTATATATATAATTTCCAGCCTCCTGCATATAGCTTCTCTGTACCATCTTAATTCTTATTGCTGTAATTTCTTTATCTGGGAAGTAAAAAGAAAGTGGGCCAGAGTTATATATGGTATCCGACCCAGAAACAAGCCATCCACCAGGTGGGACTTTGCCCACCGCTGTGCTAACTCCATTATAAAGAGAAGAAGAGTTTAATGGCAGCCAAGAGTCGGACTCTGTTAATGTTGGATTTAATTTTGTTGTATATTCTATTGAAGAAATATCGACTGAGTATACAGGAAATGGGTTAAATTTAATACAGTTTGTTTTTGTTGATCCAGTAAATTCAGATGGTATTTTTACGTAAAACATCATCTGAGCCCCGGAAGGAGAAGTGGACTGTGTAATTATATTACGTTTCCAAATTTTATCTGGATTATCTATTATTGCATTGAATGTTGGAGTGGTGTTGACTATGGCTCCAGCGGCGTCAACGCCTGCATAATTATTTTGTATAAATGTTTTAAAGAAATCTGGAATAACTTGAGAAGAAGAAGCACCGGAGGTGTGAAACTTTAACTTTGAATTTGAAGATCCGCTAACCTTTGGAAGTGTTATTACATTATAGTATGGATCTAGGCTCAATAGATTTGTGGTAGAAATAGAAAAACTTGTTCCAACAAAATTTACATAATCAAGCTGTGAGAAAGAATATATTGATAGGGTATTTGTTTCATTTTCAAGTGCCTCAACTCTATCGACAAGATCGTCAACTGCACTAACTAGGTATGCTTGGTCCTTCAAGACTCTTTGAAATGCTTCAGAAAGTTTGTGATCAAGAATATTTGATTTATTATATAAGTATAAAAGATCTTTATAATTTTCTTCAATTCTTTGATTGTATTCAGAGCTGTCTACTGGACCCCTATATTGCACATTTCTTTTCTGTGTATTAATTGAATCTGCCATATTAAATCCTATTTTCTAAAAATTTTATTTTACTCTGAAGCCTAGATAATTTTCCTGTAATTTTTACAATATCATTTATACTTATACTAGACGCAATTGGCGTTGCGGCATTACTCAATGAGTACGCAGTAACTCCTTCGGGTTCAACGTTTACCCCATCAACAAGCACTTCCTCTTCAACCAGGGAAAATATCTTACCATTAATGGCTACAGAATAACTATCGCAAACTGCACCTATTGAATCCAATTGATTATTGATCCTATTGAAGTCGGCAAGTAAAGAATTGATTTCTAAATTTTCTTTTTTGCTATTTCTAGTTCCTCTATATTTCTGTCTAAATCTAGAAAAAAGAGGTTCTATCAGTCTTTTCGTATGAGATTGTTTTGTGTAAGTTATTGGCATTTAATTCTTCCTAATCAATTAGTACCAGAAACACTGGCTTTATGCATCCCTATGTTTAAACTTAATTCTTACAGATTCAACTATAGGAGATGACAATGGATCTTCATACCTATTTAAATCTACCCTATACCTAATGGAATTTACGGCTGATTGATTATTAGAGGTATAAATAAAGTTTGAATTTCCCGATAGCTCCCTTGAAGCTAGTACTTCTTTTCTTCCAAAAATTGTATCTATTGTAAAATAATAGCTGTCTTCATTTACTTTATTCTGAAACTCAAATGGGTCCAAATAATTAAAATAATCAACAAAAATTAATCCGTATCTAGAGAGGGACAAACCTTCTATCAGATTAAAGGAAACTTGTCCTGATACCAATTTATCATAAGTTATTATTATTTTATTAATTCCAGATTTAAATTCCCATTCAACGACCTTGCTTCCTGTTCCCTTTGGAAGATCTGCTATTAAAATTCCATTTAAATATATTGCTAGATTAAAATTAGGATTAGATTTTGAGACATTATGTACAACATTTAGAGGGCCTTGTCTTATTATTGATGTCTCTATATACCCTGAACTATAAGAGTTTATTCCTGGATTTATAGAACCTATTTGTTCCTTTAGCGTATTTGATAAAAGTGAAGCCGGCTTATTATTGAATATATCAGACCAATATTCAAGATCTTTATATTTTCCATCTGCTACAGACTCACCTGCATATATTAAATAGTTATGCTTTAGGCAATCTACTCCGCCTAAAAGAATTGAGTTTAAATAATTTTCTTCAGAACTAAGTGCAGTAATCCTATACGCATTTTTTCCAGAATATATTTTATTATTTGGATTTAATTCATTTGCATTTACTGCCGAAGAGTTGATTGGTATATATTTTAGTTCGTTTTCTTCAGGCGTATTTGATATATAAACATTATTTCTAGTTGATCCATCAAGATAAACAACAGGATTATAACCAGAGCTTTCTGAACCCTTTGGAGATACTGGAATCCAATTATAATCATTAACATTTTGTGCAGTTGGGTTATTGGCAGCGATATAGTAGTTCACTGATGTTCCAGGAATAACCTGCTCCTGAACCTCCATGGAAACTGCATCTATTATTAAATTTGAATTAGTTTTTGTAGCAATGGATATTGGGGCAGATACCAGTATACCTGATTTAGCGTAGTATTTTGTCCCAATTATCATTTCTCTTAAGCCAAATTTATAAACATATGGTCTAGAACTATTTTGATCTATATAGTCTGGTTCATTTTTATATAGAACTATCTCTATCGCTGAATAAGAATCTGCTGGAATGGCAAAAGAGAATGCATCATAGTCTAATCTTGATGTCTTTGTTTTTATTTCATTTGGTTTTTCTGGATCGGAATATATTGCTCTCATCATAATGTTTACTGGAGATGAGGTAAAAGGAATCCCATCTACCTTTGACAATATCGAGGTTTTGTTGACGGGTATGCTCATGGTAAGTGAGACTGGTTGCGGATTTTCCAAAGACACAACATGATCCCAATATGTATCTGTTAACCCATCAAATATATTATTAAAATTTGTTTTATCAATAGTCTGGTTCAACTGCTGACCATTTGCTGTTACTGTAAAATTAACATTATTTCCATTAAGATTGTCAACAGTCATAACATTAAACTGTTCAGATTTTAATTTGCTAATAGTTACATTCCTAAGCTTAGGATCAAAAAATGCGGAATCGGTTAATGAAAGATCTAATTTGTCTGCTGATATAAAATTTTCTGTAAAAGAATAAAAATATCCATCAGAATTATTATTCATGAATATAAGATCATCTACTTTTGATTCTAACTGTAATCTTTTCTTTTTTAAATTTTCTAATTTTTTATTAAGAGATGTAACAATAGAAAATAATTCTTCATTATTATCTAGAATTGTGTCATATAAAATATCAACATTATAAATTGTATTAGCCATTATTTGATTTAATAAATCAACATCAGTTTTATTTGAAGCCCTAAGAAGATCATAATCTACTTTAACTGGATAACCTGGTTGGTTTACGCTAAAATATTCATTAAATGCTTTTCTAACATCTTGTTCAGAGGGTTTTTGGCCAGAAGAATATATTAATTTGTATATATTATTTAAAAATCTTCTTTTTTGAGTTGTTGAAATGTTCATATTTTTTTAACCTTTGCGGCCAATGTATAAGAGTATACATTTGGAACAACGTTTGTATTTGGATCCTTTAGTAATTTTATTTTAACTAATATGCTCTTAACCTCTTGTGGAATTTTTGGATAGTTTTCATATCCTACGCCTGGAAGCTTGTACCCTGGTGAAACATTTTGATTGAATACTAAAATTTCTGGATTTTGTGAAGAAGTAGAAGAGCTAAATCCATACTGAGTAGAACTTATTTCAAACCAATTATTTCCACCATCAACAGATATTTCAGATGATATGAGTTGAATATTTGAAGAAACACTTTTTACGTCGCTCTCTATGCCAAGCATTACTGACTCTACTGGATAATCGAAAACATAGGGTAGAGAGATAATTTCTGCTGAATCTAAATATTCAATATATTCGACTGAAACATCTCTTAAGCCAATAGACATCCTTCTGCTTTTGATTATATCTCTTTGTAATTTTAGCGGGACAGTAAATGTTTGAACTGACTCAGATGTATTTGTGTTAGTGATTCTTTTTTTTACAGATATACTTATTTCTTTGCTAGTAACATTATTTTTCTTAAAAATATTTGGATTGCTTAATGGTGGAATTATTGCATCTTTGTTGTAATTTATTTCTTGATAAATATCTTTGCTTAAAGAATCTGGATTAAATCTTACAGAACCAAAAAATGGACTATTATCTGATTTAGATCCGGTATAATCTGTAGCCCAGTAGGTATGCATTATCTCTTCTTCATTAAAATACGGCTGCTCAAGAATAATTCTAACTTTTAATACTTTTCTATCAGAAAATTTAACAACAGCTGAATCGAAATAGTATTTTGAATAAGCCTCTTTTGTTAAGCTTTCTGGAGACAGCCCTATGTAAAAAGGTTCCCTAACAATATGTTCTGTTTCACCCAAATCGTTGGTAACATAAATGTTAGAAACTTTTACTATTTTTGTATATCCAAAATATGGAGATATTTTTATCGAATTAGCCATTGACGCGGCATTTGCTTCAATCGTAAAATCTAACTTTAAAGGTTCTTGCAAATTATGGTTTGACCAATTAACTAAACTGCGTTTTGGCGCCGAAGAAAGTTCTTCTGAATCAACTATATAAGAAAACTCATTATCAGATGGAGCAAAATCAAATACATTTTGATACTTAGTTTTATCAACATTTAAAGCTTCATATTCAAAATATGTTAATGGATTTTTATCTATTATATTTAGTGGATTAGATATTGAGGGACTGTTTTTAAAAACATATTCATAATTTATTTTATCTAATTCATCTTTTCTTTTAATAACGATATGATTATTCCCCATAAACCCATTGGAATTATTCAATGTTAATCTAGATACATTCCAGTTGACAGTCTTTGCTGCCTGAATAGTTGCTGCACTGTTGTGTATCATTGGATTTTGATTTACTTTCATTTTAGAAAAATCCATGTAATCTTGATTATCAAACGAATCGCCAATGTAAACTATATCTTCTGCTGGACTTGAGGAATACATCTGAAGTATTTTTGTTTTTGAAAATATTCTTTGAGAATACTTTTTTTCATTTTCTATTTCAGAAGTAAATAAATTAAATATACTTATAGTTTTTGCAGTTAAATAATCTAATTGCTTGGCAGATATGTTGATATCATTTTTTAATGAATTAACAAATTTATTTATTTTGGTCGATGTTGGTGGTTCGCCTTTTGTAAATAAATCTAAACTTGTATTAAATGAATCTATATTTTTATAGGCGTCACTCAATGCCTGGTTAAAGTCCGATATTAGATCTTGCTTTGTAATGTATTTGCCATTTTTTAGTTTGTCAGCTATAGAAGAAAGTGATGTGGCAACTTGATCAAAAATAGATGTTGATGGTGATAGTTGTGCCATATTTAATTGACCGCCAATGCTTTGGTTAATTTGTCGTAATAAGGATCATAATTTTTTGTTTTTGCTTTAATAAGCACTGCATCAATTGATGCCTGATAAAGAATTTTTGATACATTTTTTCTAATTATTATTCTAAATCTAGTAGAGTTAGAAACGTATTCGTAAATTACCGAAAATGAATCAGATAAAATCTGATTAAATGCTATTTCTTTGCCATTTTGTATGAAATAAACTCTTGAACTATCAGTAAACGATGGAAGATCTTTACTGTTGGTATAGTTTGTTAGGTTAATTGCGTAAGATCCATCCGACAAAAGTACTTTGATCGGACTATAGCCCTGATAGTCTGAGGAAAATATTGTGCCGTATGCGGGATTGTAGCTAGAAGTTTGGGCGTAGGTTGTATTGATATAAGGAAAATTACTTAGTGTTATTCTTCCCGTATAATCTGTCATTGGGAACCTTTCACCCTGACCCTGATCGTTAAAATATGATTTAGTTGACTCTTGAAATAATTTATTTTTAATAAAATCAATATTATCATAATTAAAAAGGGTTAAATCTGTTTTATATTTACAAACATATATAGAATTAATGTCTAATGAACTAATAATTATTGAATTTTCCTTTAAAGAATATTTATTTGGTGAAACCATATAACCGTCTTTATACAAAACAAATGTTTCTTTTTTAAAATAAAATCTTGTATACGCAGATAACGATTGTAAATCAAAAAATAAAACCTCTGAATCTATTTGATCGTTTCCATACTCCAGTATTGAAATCCAATCACTTTCGGATACAGGTATTTCTGTATTGGATATAGAAATCTCATAAGATATAGGTTCTTTTAGATCAAAATTAAATCTATTAAAATCTATTATATTTTTACTCTTAACCAAAGAAGCTTTTAGGGCTAAAGGATATCCGTTGAATGGAATTTTTTTACTAACAAAACATGCTTTATTAGAATCTACCTTATCTACTGCTGCAAATTCTATTGATTTAATAGAAAAAGTATATTCATATTGATCTATTTTTTCTAAAATAAATAAATCTTTAAATATAGAACGGTTTGATCTTGAAATTGTTTCTGCAAATAACTCTTGTGTTTTTCCTGAAAATATATTATTTGAATCTTTTTGCAGAAGCATTCCTGGTTTTTTAAAATCATAGTTTTCTGAAAATATAGATCCAGATTCAACAAAAGTTGAATTATTAAAAATTTCTCCACTGTCTTTAATCATATGAACAAAAAAGTTTTGAAACAAAGTAGATAAAATTGTACTCCATTTTTCATCTATTAAATTAGATTGAATATTTTCTTCTGAAAAATTATCTCTGCCCATTTTATTAGCGAATGTTTTATTAACATTTGGGTATTTATATGAATAATAACTATCATTCATATATTTATTTTTAAATAAATCTTTAATAGAATTATTTCTTAAAAATAAATTGTATACTAAATCCTGTAATTTATCTGTATTAGACCTTCTTATTTCTCTTATTTCTCTGCCAATATCATATACAGCTTTTGCGTTTAATTCACTTGATGAAGTAACATTCTCATTCTTGGAATAAACTGGTTGATTAAATATAAGTATAATTTTACTTACATTTCTTCTTGGAAAAGAAATTTCAGTAATAGAATCCAGTTGCTTCGGTTCCGTTAATACAGAAATAGTTGTCGTAGAAGATATGGGATCTCCAATGCTGTTGATAGTATACGATTCAACTGCTTGATCGGAATCTGTTGCTTCTTCTAAAATTGTTTCGTAATCTTTATAGACATAACTTTCTGTAGAGTCAGAAGACAGAACTGCCTGTAGCAATTGAAGGCCGTTCCCGTGGCCCGGTGTTATGTATATTGTATCTATTTCTTGTGGAAATGCAAAAGACATTTCAACAATATTTTGTGCACCATTAATATAAGAAGTATCATAAGATATATATTTTTTAATATCATCTATTTTTGATGTTAAAATAACTGGAGATTTTATACTTACGTTCCAAGAATCTGATTTACTATCATTTAAAGTTGCATAAAAACCACTGTCACTTGATTTATAGTTTTCATAATTGCTTTTAATTTTTATATCATCGATAAAATCGAGTGCGTTTTTGGTTGTGATACCACTACCAATTTTAAATACACCAGCTTTTGTATCAACAAAACCATTGCCATTCTCGTCAAAATGAGAACCGTCTCTATCAATTAAATCAAATAAATAACCGTCTGTTCTATAATCATTTAAATAATTATCAAATTTTTCTATATAATTTGAATTATATAAATCATCTTTTCCTGCTATAAATTCATAATTATCAATAAAAATCTGTAATGTATCTAAATCTTTTTCTACTTTTTCAATTTCAGAAAAGAAAATATCGATCATCGAATTCAGCATTAAGCCAACTGTATTGGCTGACGCATAGTAGCTTCTCATTCTTAAGTCTGCGTCTCTAAAAATGTCGATAAAAAACTCTTTATTCAAAGAACTAAATTGACTAAATATAGATGGAGAATAACTTGTGTCCACTCTTATTTGTGAAAGTTTTGAAATCAAGCTAGATACATCTGATTTATCAATCTTCATTTGATTGATCAAAGAAGATACTGTAGCTTGAGAGCTGTTTGAAAAACTATTAATTACATTTGGAAGTTGTTTTAACATTATATTTCCCAGATCTCTCCATCTAAATTCTGTATTTGGAAAGAAATACCAGCAGTTAGATTTCTACGAATTATATCATATATTTCTTCTATATTTTCAAAGTTATTTTTAACTTCATCTGGTATCCTAATTACTACAAATCCACCTCTTGGATATGAGCATCCGTGTATTGGGTACACGTCCCAGTTTGAAAGGAGATTATCTATCTCTGAATCTATCTGTACGAATTGGTGCTCGGCTGCTATGCCACCACCCCTTAATCTCGTATCATATATCTCTGTTTGCTTCTTGTTAGGGTTATTAGTAAAGTATATAATGCCGATTGGCAATGCGAAGGGGTCGTGCTTCGGTGAATATTCATTAAATATTTCAGAATTATACGTAAAATTATACGGATAACTTGGAACGTAATCCTGTAATGGCACATATTCAGCGGCGTCAGCTGAGTTTGTTGAGAGTTTATTAATCTTTATTGGTAGCACATATATGTATAAGGGTTTATTAAATTTGATATTTTTAGAATTTAAAAATGGATTAAGAGGAACTGTCTCTCCATTCGATTGATATATCATCAAATCAGAATTTTTAATTACATAATTTACTTTTATTAAATTTTCATCAGAAGGAATTATTCTATTGTTAAATTCTATTAAACCAGAACTGCAATTGTAATCTCTAACTTCAGAGAGGGATAATTTTTCCCATTCGGAAGATGAAGTTTCTTTTGTGTATATCTCAATCTGTGGTTTAAATAAAGGGGCTACTGAATTTTTATAATTAGTCGGTTCTGGCCAAACAACTAATGGTGTTTGTCTTAGCTTAATTTGTTTGTCAGAAACTAATATTGGTTTTTCATTTTTAACATCATAATATCCTCTACCAAAAATATTAGACCAATTTACACCCTTAGCCGAAGTTGTGTCATAAGTCGCAATAAGAGTTTGGTTTATATAATTAGATTTCCAATCCTCATAAATAGATATGTCTGATATATTAATCGATTTAGTAAAGGATCCGGATGTTATTATCAGCGGCCATGCTTGTTTTTTGTCGACATAAGAATCCATATTACCAATTTTTATTGCTGTTCCAGAATTATATTTAACAGAATAAACAGGACATATTTTTTTAATTGGAATATTTGTTGGGATAAAAGTTGTGCTGACTTTTGGTCCAATATAATCTATAATGTTCTGGGTATTACCATCTGAATCATAGGCAACAACTGCAAGAAATATATTGTTTATACCCCTAACAATCATGTCTACATATGAAACTGTATCTCCTAAGAATTCTTTCTGAGCAAAATCATAAAATCCATAAATAAATCCGTCTTGTTCTGGAATTCTATTTTTAACATAGACAAAACCCAGTCTCGCGTCTTTTTCTTGCTCTGTTGCTGTTGATCCAAAGTAACTCGAGATTTCAGAACCGCTTGGTATACCGACAGGTTTTCCAAATTCGTTACACAACAACAATGTTCCGTCTAATGTTGTTATAGATTCTTTTTTAGGCACTATTACATTGTTTAAATTTTTCATTAAATACTGATTAATATATTTAAGTGGAGTGCTAATTACGCTTGAACCGGAGTAGTAAGTGGCTGAAGTTTCTATTGTTAATCTTGTTGCATTTCCCGAGGATGGATTTGTTTCTAAATAATTTATACTTAAAACAGAAGATGGTGAAGACACATTTGATCCTGTTTCTGAAACTAAAGAAGTTAAAGAAACAGAATTTGATCCATTTAAATCAACATAAAGCTGCTTAGTAAAATCGAATACAACACCGGAACTAGCAGTAAAATTAGCCGTAGAAAGTTTAATAGAACTTGATAGAGATTCTGTGTATGATTTATTTAAATAGCTATATACCAAAGAACCAAATGTCAATGGAATTGTTTTGACTGTATTAGTATCATATTTGACTGTATGGTTTTTTAACGCCGAAAGGTCAGAGAACTTTTCCGCAGTTGTTGCCGTAACATATGCGTCTACAGTTTTTGTTATAACTTTTGTATCAGTTCTAATATTTTTTTCTGTATTTTCAGAAAAAGAAACTTCAGACCAAGACGATCCATTCCATGAATAATATTTTTCTGTGTCTACAGTATATATCAAATATCCAGACTGATTTGACTTAAGAGTGTTTGCATCATAATAAACATTTGGATTATTCTCAGTCCAATAGTTTGCTATATCTTCTATTTCTGGTTTATTCAAACTAGGAAATGCGTTGTAGGTTTCCGAAACTGGAACTTCTATTTCCTCTGGATCGCCATATACTGGAGCTGTTGTAGTTGCATTCCCAACTATGTCACATCTGATGCTTCTGATTTGATATCCTTCAGCGTTTCCATATTTAGACTGGTTGATTACTGTATCGTTAGTCCTAAAATAAATATAAACATATTTACAATTTCCTATTGGTTGATCGTGCATCGACAGGATAACGTTTCCAGAACTATCTGGTTTTTTGTTGACAGTATAACCATTGTATACGCTATTGTTTATAGTATTAGCAAAAGAAACATTATTAGCTGCATGGTTTACTGGGGAAAAACCATAAGACACTACTGTTACATTGCGCCAATTTTCAAGAGTTCCAAAATTAATTTTAATATTTTTTACCGTTTCTGCACCGTCGGGTATGGTGAAAAATATTACATCTTGGATTCTTGTTACCTGAGTTCCGATTCCTCCACCAGAATAACTTACTCTTCTATATTTTCCTCCAGAATTTATTTCATTTATATCACCCTGCGACAATGCTGCGTCGTAATACTTTGAAACTCCGTTAGAGCTACATAGGTTTTTAGCTGTTACCGAATTTATAATACCAAGTGACATTGCACTCACGAATAAAGATTTTGTTTGGCTATCTACTTTTCCGTCAACAATACCATCAAATCGTACGCCACTTGTTTCCATTCTGTTTTGAAAAGCAGATACGGCGGTGGATGCAGCGGAGTCATACGAGGTGTTGATCGCTCCGCTATAGAATCCTCCGGCTTTTAAGACTGATTTAATATACTTTACGTACTCTCCGGTCGTTCCAATTGTCCAGGCACTGGATACGTTTCCGGCATCCATGTCCCAGGTATAATCAAAATTTCTCCAAACAAGATCAGAAGAATTAAATACAGAATCTCTTCCAGAAGTAAGGTTAACGCACGGGATATCATTTTGTGATTGACCAGGGATTGTACCCCCAGCATCTACAACAGTTGGTTGACCTTTTTGAATTATTGTATAATTTCTTACTACAGTTCCTACAGATCTTTTTAACTGTAATTGTCCTTCTCCCTGATAGTGTATTCTTATACTTGAAGAGTATGTTCCCTTAAAACTAAGTGGTTTATCTGTTGCTGTTTGGTATGAATAGGCTGTTTCTAATTCAAATGGGTAGGCAATAAAATAATTTGTTGGATCAATATTATTATTAAGTAGTTTTGAATTTGAACTTTTTAGGCTAGGAATTTCCTTGACAACATACGGCCCAAATCCATCTGGTATATTTATAATTGGAGATACAGTATCTGTATAAGCTTGAACAAAATTGCTTGAAGATGGAATAGAAAATAAACTATAAGAACTTGCTATGTTTTCCTCTATCGAAGATGCGACCTGTGTTGCATTTGCTATTAATACATCTGGATTTGTTATCTCAATATAAAATTCTATAGAACTTAAATCAATAAAAGAAATTTTATCTTTTTGGTAGGTTGGAAGTGTTTCTTTTAACGAACGCAAATAGTATTCACCGATATTAAGCGGTGATGGGATAATACTTCTTGCATATCTGGTTTCATTTGAGCCAACAGTAACATTTACAAATAATTGTTCTTTTTCTTCTGTCAAAAGGGCATCTTGATTCATCGCCCAAGACGAATTCCATTCTCCAACAAAGTTAAATAAAGAAGATCTTGTATCTATTACCCTCGATGCATATGATCTTGAATAGAGGGCATATGAAACTGAGTTATATAAAAACTTAAACGGACCTTCTACCACTGCTGAAATTAAACTTGTATTATTTTCTTCAAAAACAGATTGTTCATTATTTAATTTTAGAACAGCAGATTTTGAGGCTATGCTATAGATTGAATTACAATATTCTAAAAAAGAAAAAGAAGTAAATATTATATTTCCCTGTGCTACGGCGTCGCCAATTGTTGGAAACTCAAATAGTGCGCCGACGGAGGAATTTGAAGATGAACTAATGCCTATGTTTAAAAAGCTTTTAGAAGAATTAACTCCAGATATTGTTCTATATGAACCCTTTTTTAGCCCAAAGATTCCATAATCTTCGTTTTCAAATATGGTAGAATCTATATTCCATCCACCATTTTTTGTTTCGTCAAGTATTTTTGAGGTTGTTACATATTGATAGTAAGTTGGGACAACTGTTGCATTAAATGCATTTATCTTTATTTCTGAATGTATGAATGGTTCCTCTGAAGGGTACAGTGACCCATCGACCAATAATGTTCCATTGTGTATTTTTACATAATTATTTATTAATATATTAGCTTTTTCAGAGATTTTTTTTGTTGGACAAAATGTAAGTATATCAAAATCTTTTAATGAATCAATAGACTGAATATCAATCATCCAGTAATTTGCTTTAGTTTTATCTAAGCTGTTCGCTGCTTCACTTATTGGATTTTTAAATGTAAATTTAGAAAAGTTAAATGGAGATTTTTCAAGTCTATAGAATACATATGGTTTAATAATTTCTAAAGATTGGGTATCAAAAGAATCATATAAGACACCAACGTTTACTGTTTTTTGTTTTATACCAGTAGTTGTTTCTAAGTCAGAAAAGTAATCGATTAGCTCTAGGTTAACTGACTGTTTAGACCTAGCTATTAGTCTCCAGTTAAATACTTCATAAGTTCTATTATCTGCTATTGCTCTTTTAGGAACAAAAACCTGATATCCAGTTGAATTAATATTAACATTAAATATATCTGAATATTTTTTATTAAACTTTTTTACAGAAAATACTTTTTTATTATAATTATTATCTACAACAAAAGTTTCTTCTGGTATTTGTTTAAAGTATTGAACAGTATTAATTGATTCTGAGTATCTTAAGTACTGTGAAGTCGCTTTTCCATTTGAACCGCATTCAATTTTATCGTAAATTAATTTAAGATTAATTGGATCAGAAGAATCTAAGCCTATAATTATCTTGTATGGAATTTCCGTATCTTGATAATTATCTTCCGTTATAAATGGTTCAAGTAATATTTTATATTTTTTTCTACCAGTATTTATATCTACGTGATCTTGATTTTGTGAATTCAAAACTTTGATATTCAATGACGCATATAGGGATTGTGGTATATATTCTGATAGACCATACGTGCTGTGGTTTACTGGAGCAGATATAAAAAATCTACTTACATAATAATAATGAAAAAATTCATCAGAATTTATTTCTGAAACTTTTAAGATTTCAGTTTGATAATCCTTTAGCAGAAAAGAATCACTTATTGATATGTCTTGGCTTGGGAATATTGTATTTCCTGTTTCATCTTCTAAGACGCCAAGCTCATTTGCATAATAAGTTTTTACTCCTCTGTCTAAAAATATTTTATTTTCAGGTATAGAATTTGATATGTCTATAACAGTTAAATTATTTTTAGGAGATAATTCTTCATTAACAAAATAAGCTATGTTTGCTGCGTCGTCGGGAACTGACGACCCAATTTTTATTGCGTTTTCTTTTTCGCTAATTGTTATATTTTTAAATAGCTTCATTTAGCTATCCTCGTAATCTGAATTTAAGTCTTGATATTCTGAAATAATATTTGGTGTTGATCCAAAAAAACCCATCTGATACTGATCATATCTACTTATCGGGAACCATCTCGGTGGCAGCCAATTAACAGTCGAAGCTGACTCATTATCAAATTCCATATTATAATGCTGATAAGTAAAACCTGGACTATCTATAATCTCTGAACCAGAGCTAGGTATTGCCGTATAAGATCCCGGAAGAGGAACTAGTTCATTTGAATAATGTAAATTATCATAATTCTCATACCAATAAACTATGTCACCGTATATAGTAACGGGTGTTGATGATGGCGTAGATGCTAATTCAGTTTCCATAGAAACAAACCAGTAACCTGGCTTTGTTCTATCTTGGGCATAAAACGGACCAATATTAAAATTACCGTATTTATCTGCGTATACCATGCCCGCAGTTCCATATCTACCTGGAGTACTTGAACTTATGGAGTAATCGACCTCCTCTAGCGAAGAGTAGGCTGTTCTTGCCTTTTTCCAATAAATTGCTGGAGTGCTTGACGGAGGGACATTGCCCTGTCTCACATACCCCTTGATATATATATCCCCAAGCCCATCAGCCTTAATGTTCATCTTGTCGGGGGCTGCTTTAAAATCATATGTATAAATATTGCTAAGAGCAAGATCAATTAAGTATGAGTCTTGAAATGCTCCTGCGTTGCTGTTTTCGTGCGCATTAGGAGTTGGATAGGAAATGCCAGAAATATATACTTGTATTTGAGTTTTTACTGCTGGAGCGGGGCCGGAATATTTGAAGCTTGTAGTTACAAAACCATTTTGGTTAGTTGTTACATACTGGTTTTCTGCTGTTATTTCATCACCATAAATTCTAAATGTTTGATATGGTTTTGGATTTCCATTTATATCATAGGAAACAATAGAAATATATATAATATCATCTGATGTATCAAATATTTTTTGTGGAGATATCCATACTCCAGCTGTATCAAAATCATAATCATAATCAGATACAAAAACAAATCCTTCATCTATAGGATTATTCAAGGAATTTAAATAAAGACCAGAAGGAGTACTAGACTTATACTTCGAACCCTCATATGTCACGCTGTACAGCGAAGTTAATTGTGGTGTTGATGAAAAATATATTTTTCCAAAATAATCATCTAAATTAGAATCATAATAATTTTTATCAATATAATAAGAATTATTAACCGTATAGGTAACCAAATATTCTCTACCTGGTATTATTCTACTTTCATAAGTTTCACTATCTAGTATGGCAAATTCATTTTGATTCAAAACATATACTTGATCTCCACTTTGAATAAAAGTAGAATTAAATATATAATATTCTGTTTCATCGTCTTCACCTATTATATAATTGCCATTTTGATCTACTGAAGTCCATATATAATATTCTGGATTCAAATTAGATTGCACTAATACATTTCCGGTATAAGTATCTTGAAGTGTAATATTAGAAATATTTGGATATGCTAAATACAGTACAGCGTTATTGGATCCAATAATTATTTCTTCATTGTAAAATGTTAAATCTCCAGGAGTAGCTGAATCAGAAAAAAGTAGTTCATCGTATTGTACTGTTGCCCCATCATTATATACGTTAACTATAACTGGAGCACCCTGTCTTGGTATATCTGTTAATTGCAATTCAAAAAAATTACCAATGTAAGCCTCTATAATTGGAGCTGAATATATATAATATTCATTATCTGGTAAGTCTAACCACCCAACATTTATATCTGGTTGTTTTGTATCTAAAAGGCTTATATTTTTATTATCATAATAATCTGCATAGTGTGCATTTACTTTTATTTCACTATATTCATACAGTTGAGTATCTGGATTATATATTTCTTGTATAAAATTTACAGCAGAGTCGGGGGCAAAACCGCTTGAACTAACTTGTTTATTGGGTATGGAAAGAAGAACATCTTCACCCGAGCTTACCGCATCTATTGAGGTTATTATATAATTTTCGTTATCCTCTGAGCCTAAACCAAAAGATTGTCTAGATAAACTACATGTTGAAACGAATGAATCAATCTGACTAGAATTTATTGATCTACCAGAATCTTCTATCGTTTCACCAACCTGATATGCGTTTCCATATTTATCTAAATATCCATAAATCATCGGCGTACTTGAAAGAGGTTCACTTAGCTGTGTCCAAACCGGTGATTTAAATGGATAGTATGGGGTTGCTGCTAACCCATTTGTTATAATCAGTGTTTCTGAACCAGTTTGATAATTAATCGTTGCTGCTTGAAAATAGTTTGAAGAGACTGGAGAATATATATTTTCTTCTAAGTAATCAAAATTTTGATTATAAATATTTAGCACAATATTAGGAGACGCTGGCACAAAGTAATCTGTGTCGTCAATATGGTTATGGGAAATGCCACCATGTTTTGGATCTTTTAGATCAAGAGTTTGGACTGTATTGTATAATGGTTCTGGATTTATTTTTTTGCTACTAAAATAAATATTTTGTGGAGTTGAACCAATCGGAAAAATTAAAGGTGCTTTTATTTCATCTTTTGTTATAAGCACATCATCTATTATTGATGGATCATTAAATGAATTAACAACCATCTTTCCCTCTATGATATCTGTTATCCCAGTTAAATTTTTTGTTCCGTATACAGTAGATCCTATTTTAAAATTTGAATTTATATAATTTATATTTGGAGTTGAAAGAGAAATATATGAACCAGCGGTTGGATTAACCCAATAGCCTCTTCCATCTTCATTAAATGCAATTCTATAACCAGCATATGAATTTGTTTGATAAGAATCTGTTGATTCATTCCATTTTGATTTTGCGACTATTCTAATTTGAGAAGCTTTAGAAACATCAATTGAATTAGTATTAGGCGTAGCTTGATTGTTTACGTATGAATAATCGTATGTCTTTTCTCTGAAAGAAAGATCCCCATTTGTTAGTCCATCGGAATTGACAACTTGTATTAAATTATACTCAGGACTTGCATCGCTTGACTGTAGGTAGTAGTTCTTAACAAAAAAGTCATCCCTATCAAGATATGACATATTCGTATAAAATACTGACGGAGTCGCATATTGATTATGCGCCGGCATGTGTAGTTCATAGACCAGAGAAACGCCAGCATTGTAGGGGGTTGCTGAGTTTGGATTACTTACATCTGGATCAGGGACATTCAATAGGTAGTTTGCATAGTATTCAAAATCTATTTCTATTGGATTGTAATGATCGGTATATGACGAAAGTGTAAATCCATCTGCTTGAAAATAACCCTCAAAGGAAACTGTTGCGGCATTGTCGGATAGTATTAAAAGTTTACCGTCTTCAAAATCGCCAAATCCAGATTGGAAATATTCTCCTAATGGCGTAGCAGTGTCGTATACAAAGGGAATGTGAGACATGCCCTCTCCAGATAACCCTGCATAGTCCCATATGGCCTCATCCCAATTGGCATATCCTAAATTTGATGGATATGTTTCATTTATATATCTAACAAAAGAATTAAAATCTTTTGTTGGATTTCCATCAAAAGAAAAATATGGAGTTGAGGATTCAATGTCGGTGATTTCTAATACTTCCGGTGTAGCTCCAAGATAGTCAGAATTTGGAGTAGCTCCATAAGCCCTCCAAATATCTAGTTCTCTTCTAAGTGTTAACTTTAATCCATTTAAATCTACTGAAGGTGGATTTTGATATACATCTAATATTCTTTTTTTATAATTAGAATTATTTTCTAGAAATAATCTTTTTAATGCTACTCTTGATCCAAACTCATCAAATATATTAAAATACAACATGGCATCTTGGTCATAGGTTTTGCTATCTATAGACAAATTATTAAATTTTTTAAGAGTTATTATTTGATTATCTATAAAATTATGATAATAAATATAATCTGTTATTCTTGATTCATAAAAATTTTCTAAAGAACTAGATCTTGCAAGTTCTATGCCATCTCCAGAAACGGAAAGAGCCGACGATGGCACTGAATAAGATACGTAAACCCAATCAGTAATATCTTCATCTGCACTTGATATAAAAGAATTAATATCTTGTAGATTTAATTCTGATTCAAAGTCATCTAAGTATTCTCCAACTAAAGATGAAATAAATTTTCCACCAACGGACTGTGCAACCTTTAATGATGGGGTAGCTCCTTCTATTGAGTCTTCGTAGAGTGCGGTCCATGTTGGAAATTTAGAAAGTATACTTCTAGCTGAATCTGATATAACAGGAGTTTCTATTTCATGTATTAATACATTAACGAAAAGCAATAGGCCAAGAGCGGTTACATCTTCTACTTCAGAAAATATTTCTAATTGTATTTTTATATATCTTTTTGAATTAGATAAAAATATAGAAGAAGAATCTATCGTTATTTCTGATTTCATCCATGGACCAGACTCATCATCTGATTCATATACTAGAAAATTAAATGTTGGTGTTTCGCTTCCGTGTAAGATTTGTAAAAGCGTGCTTATAGGAAATAATATCAACTCTTGAAGTTGTATCTATAAACCTGATAATATCAGGAGAAGCTGATTCGTAAATTACTTCACCATAATTTGTTACATAAATTGCATTGGGGTCATGCGATTCTGGGGCTAAAACCGAAGTAGACGGTGAAGCTAATTCAGTTCCAACAAAAGTATAATCACCTACTAAATTTAAACCAGTAGAAGATCTTTTGTATGAGTAGTTTTTATAGAATTTGTTGTTGTATAAATAAATAGGATCAGTAGTCCAAATATTACCAACCTTGTTGAAGTCTCCACTGCGAAGACCCAAGAGATAATTTTTCATTACTAATCCTCTTTAATTAATCTAGCCAAATAGAGTACTCAGAAGTAATTCCATTTTCTGGGTGCACGAACATTAAATGCTGACAAGGTCTGCTCATAGACGAGAAGTATTCTTGAGCATAGGTGTTATAGCTTTCTGGGGAACCAGATATTCTTAACATGGAGCTTCCTATTGTCATCTTAAATTGCTGATGATAATGGCCCATAAAAACATCATCAAAATGTTCAGGAATTGCTCCATCTTTCCATCCCATTATTTTTTTATAGTAACCATGGAAAGCATTTGGTGCAGGCATTTGATCGCCATGAATTAACAAGCTGCTGTAATTGCCGATTGTATCAACGGCATACCAGTTTCTTTCTCCTACGCCATCTGGGATGTTAAAGGTTACTCTTTCGTCATCTCCAACAATCAACTCAATAATCTTATAGAGCATTCTATCCATGTTGGTTTCTGGATCGTGCTGTTTGCGTGCTCTTCCGCCTACCGCTCCATGGTTTCCTATCACGCCAGTAATGTGTACGTGATTAAAATTTTCCAATGCGGTCTTAACAAAGTTCCCAAGTATTCTTGGACCATTAACGGCAACTTGTCTATACAGGCCAGAGTCTATAAGGTGGCTTTGCCCAGGAAAAATCTCTTCACCTTCGACTATATCGCCTAACAACCAAATATGAAGGTCATTTACTTCATGATCCATTCTTTGAATCTCTGTTATTTCTAACAGCTTTTCTGTATATCTTTCTATTCTTTCTTCTAATACATTAGTATTATAGTCAGGTGTTACCTTACCCATTTGCCAGTCTGCAAAGACTACTACTGCAGTTTCGGGAACTTTTTCTTTATTCTTCTTTAAAGAAGGAGCTTTAATTTCTGGGAACTCAAAGCCGGCAAAGGCGTCGTAAGCTGCAGCGTAGGCTGCTCTTACAACCTCATCTTGCACATTCTTAAGAGTCTGTACTCTCTTAGCCAATCTTCTATTTTCTGATCTTAGAAATTCATTTCGTGAATCAGATACATCTGACACTGGATCAGTTGAGTCATACTCTTTGTCTTCGTACATAGAAGGATCTTCTAAGGTAATGACAGAAGATTGAGTGTACATTGAATCTTTATCATTAATAAAATCAGTGATTTCATCATCACTTATTTCAGCTGCATGCAGCGAATCACCCAATATATCGCCATTGCCGACACCCTCAAAAACAATACCCTTTGCTTGTCCAATGTTTGGAGCACGCACTATATACTTATTTGTTATAACAAAATTTTTCATATATCAAAGACCTGTGACTTTTTGATGTTAATAATTTGATTGACCCATTATAACAGATAAAACACTAACACTTCCAGCTCCGGGGTAAACTTTATCGCTAGACGGAGTAAAATCTTTTATGGATATAGATTCACCATTTGCGCTTAAGGCGTTAATCGTGACATACCTAACAAAGTCTGAAGAAAGTCTTACTTGTCTTTCTATTTCTCCAACAGAAACGGTATCTCCTATCGTAAGTGAATTTAAATATCTTTTTACAAAAAGAGCTGCTTGATTCTTTATTCCAGCTTCTATTGTGCCATTTGCGGCAGATGCTATTGTGATACTGACCTGAACATCTACCGGTATTTGTTCTGCTATTCTAACATTAAACCTTACCCCAGCTGGCTTAACCGATGCTATAGAGGAAAGTATTGTGTCTGGCATTCTTTTAATTCCAGACAATGATTCTGGGACTACAATAACATCACAAGATCCTATGCCGTAAGAACTTTCTCTTATTCTAACATCTCTTACGCCCTTAACAGAAAGGGCGGCAAATCGTACTGACTCTGTTGTTCCTGCAGCTCGAGTTTTAATTGATGAAATTATTCTTCTTCTAAAGTTATCATCTGACTCAGAATTAATTGCTGAGTATATTTCCTTTGTGTTCATGCAATATGCAACAACTCCTGGTGGAGCAATAAAGTTATGTTGAGTTATGGAGCCACTCGCAGCAACGTAGGTATTATCATCAAAATCTGGAACTGCCAAACCATAAGCCCTAGTTGTGCCGGCGGCTATTGTTATGTCGCCGTTTAGCTTAAATCTATACTGTCTTACTGCGTAGCTTTCTACGTTAGTATAAAGATAGGTGCCACCAGGAATTATTATATTTTGGCTATATGGATTATCTATAAAAAATTCTATATTAAAAGACTGTCTTTCAAGTGCGGCGGCATCGGATATTTCTTTTCTTGAAACGCCGTATAGTTCACCAATTAAGTCAAGATTTCTCCCACTTGCGGTAGAAAGAGCACCCTGCCTAATGGTGAAGTTTAAGGATGAATATAGGTCTGCTATTTCTGTACTAAAAGCCTCAGCAAAAGCTCTAGCGATAGAGCCTGGATAGGCAGCTGAGATCCCTGCGTTACGCTCCATTGAATTCAGTACATTAACTAAAATGTCTGCTTTTTCTTTTTCTCCATATATCGGCATTTACGCTCCTAGGTTTTGAGTTACAGAAAGAACGATTGGGTCTGTTTTATCTGTTATCATATGAACATCAAATCTAATTGAGTCTGAACCGGTTGGAATTGCATCTATGACGATGCTTCTTCCCCTAAAGATATCTTCTCTTTCTAGGGCAGCCCTTATCAATCTCTTTCCCATTTCTCCGGTTTCCTTTGATTGTGGCATACCATATAGTACAGATAAATCAGTCCCTAAAGAAGGATAGATATAAAAATCTCCAGGTTCAGTCATAAGCCTTAGATAAACTTGCTGTATGTCGTCTTGGGCAGAGGATGATGTAATGGCTATATCTTTATTGCCATTGATTAATATATCGCCAGTCATAGTAAAGTATAAATCAGACATTCTTTATTTCATCCGCCTTGTTCTTTGCTTGCGCAAATGTATAACCTTCTTTAATTAGACCAACCATATACTCTATATAATCAGGAGTATGTTCAGTTAATATGTTTTGTACTAATAAAATTTGATCCTCAGATAAACCTTCTGTAGGAATTCGAGAACTATAAACTTGAGTAATTTCTGGTTCTTTTGACGCAAAACCATAATCACTTTCTATAGTAATGGTTTTTTGTTTTTCTGATTCTTCTATATCCTTAAGTTTAGCCAAATAATGATGTGCGTCGTTTTGAGCATTATGTATTGACTTGTGGTCAATTTGGACTAATGTTGGCTGAGAATAATCAATAGCTGAATAATTAAAATTAAAATTATTCCATCTTAATTCATTTTCCGAACAAAAAAATCTAATTTTATCTGCAAATAAAGATATACTTCTGCTAGCTCCACTTATAACTATTCCTACTCCTGGGGATGCGAAAATCTCTATATCGCCGTCATCATTTAATCTAATAAATGAACTATTATCTGGATGGTTTAAACCAACTTCTCTTTTTGAAAATTCATTTCTTCTTTTTAATTCATCAGATATTGGAAAATTCTTTTCTGGCTCTATATCACTTGGATAGCTAATCGTCATTTTTACCTCGACATAAACTTCGGTACACCGGTATTCACCGTATAATTATACATGTAATTTGAATCTAATGTTCCCTCTTCAAAGAAGGTAATTATATAGGCGAATCTTTCATTGTCATCCCTAAAACCTACTAGACATCGTGCTCCCGGATTTGGGGAAACTGTTTGGATTCCTGGTATTGTAGGGCACGGGACTCCGGATATAATGTTGCCCATTTCTCCAGAGTATTGATCATCTATTATAACATCAGCTGAATTTGTTACTGGATCAAATTTCATTATTACGCCAGGCCTTGTTTTTGCCTGACGCATTCTTGAGTTATCAATTTTAGATTGAATTTTATTATCAAATTTTGGATAATTTATTGCCATTGTTTTTCCTTAGTTTTAATTTTAAGAACCTAAATTTACTTTTGGATAATCAACTCCGTCAATCCAATTCTCTAGAATTGTTTTATTATTTTTTGCTATCCAAACATCTTTTTGCAGTGTTCTTGAATTAGATAGAGATTCAGACATCAAAAATTCTTTTAAGTTTTCTTTTGTTTTTCCAGTCATTTTATTATAAACATCATAAGCGTCTGCAAATCTACAAAATGATCCACTAGTTGAAGAAACCCATCCATATTTAGGCGCATTAGAACCGCCATAATCTCCCCATGGGAATACTGGCAAATCATTAACGATGGATTTTATATTACCTCTATTTATTTTGGACCTAAGAAGCCATACTTGATTAGTTAAATTCCACAATCTTGTATCATAATTTCCTATTCCTTTATCTTGTGTTTTTCCTTGATCTTTAATTTTTTGAAAAATTTGTTCATTTGTTAAATTTTCTTTTTGCCAATTTACATAAGCCATTTTTCCAAATGGATCAATTTTTTCTGGTTGTGGCAATTTTATATAAACTGGAATATTCCCACCGTCTGTCGAACCTGCAGATATTTGCCAAAGTCCAATTGCACCATATTGATCAACTATATAAACTCTTCTAAGCGATTCTCTATTTGATAATGCAACAAATATAGCTGCAGTTTCGTCAGAAAAATATCCTACTTCTGTTAATGCCAAAAATACTTCTTCCGGTTTAGGCGAGTTAGTATTTTTTGTAAAATCTCTTCTGAAAATATTTGTTGGCATTGGGCCATATGGAGATGGTTGGTTTAGGACTAGATTTACTGCTGACTTTGCTGCCGAAGAAGTTCCAGAAGCTGAAGCTGGATTGTATAAAAGCCCACCTGGACCCGAATAAATGCCGCCTCTTGCTGGAGAAAAACCAATGTGTATATGGTTATCGTGAACCCCAGAAGTATCTCTTTTTAGTTTTAAGTATTTTAAATTTGGATACTTAGCCCATAATTGATTTGTCTTACTATCGTAAGTATCATAAGATTGATCTACATATTTTGCGGATACGGCAATGTAGTCTGGGATTAAGTACGGAGGCATTGCGTTCATTTTTTCCAATAAAATCATTAACTGTTCTACATGACCCTTAGCAGTATTAATGGGACTTGGATTTGATCCAGAAACTTTTTGTATTTTACTAAAATCAAAAGCTCTACCAAAAGCATGATCTGTTATTGCATTTGCTACAGCTCCTTCAACTTTTGGAGAATCATTCTGTCTTTCAAGGCCAAACCCACCTCCAATTTTTAATGATGAGCCAAAAGAGTCAGATAACAAAGCTAATAAAAATTCTGTTAATGACGCAGATACAAAGGCTCGTTCTGCTCCAGCAGATATTATATCTGCGGCTATTCTTCTGTCGATAGCATCGGTAAGTCCAGGGACTATAGTGCCTGTGTCATATACTGCTTCAGTATTTAAATTATTAATATCAAATAAAAAACCAGCTTTAATACCAGTGCCTAATTTTGAGTCTAGTAAACCACCCCTCTCTGAATACCACGATTTTTGAACAGCGGTTAATTTGGAAATTCTTGCAATGGGCATTATTCCAGCGCCAACCATAGCAGATTGGCCATAACTTACCGAACTATGGCCATAGCCACCTACATTATATACGGTCTCAGATAATCCTCCAACAGAATATTTTGATCTAATTGCAGAATCTAAATCACTAATTAATCCATCATTGTACTTCCTGCCAAAAGATCCGGAAGTTAAAAAATTAGATACTACATCTCCAGTGAATTTAGATTTATCTGTTACCTGATATTCAAAAGCACTTGTGGCTATCGAATTAAGGCTCTCCCTTGCCATATCTGCCCTAAACATATTTCCATAATTTTCATTACCAAAAAGTTCTTTACCCGAAGCTGCCGAAAGAATATCGGTTGAGTTTAATGTTTGTCCTTCATATCCGTCTTTCTGCTAAAGAAGTTTTTGTAATTGCTATTCCATTTTTAGGAACGATATTATCAACTATTGCTTTAGTGAAAGATTTAGAATCAGCTAAATTTTCGGAATTGATATTAAAAAAAGACATATTATTCCACCTTAGTTGGTATTCCAACAGAATCTATTGCTTTATTAACTGAATCAGATTCCGTTAATAAATCATTTGTAAAAACAGTAGCTAAGTTATTTACTACTAGTTCCCAGTTAAGGGTATATGGGGTTCCATCATCATAGTACTCGTCCCACAGCACCATTGGCCATCTTGAAGCTGATTTATATATTTGCTCTAATCTCTTCATTTCCACCATTGCGCAGAATAGTTTTCTAAGTTCTGGATTAGTTATTTCGCTATTCCCAATTATGTAGTTTGAAATATGATCTACTAAAGCAGAGGAATAAATAGAATCAAAAATAACTTGATATTTTGTACGCATAACTGAATCAAAAAAACTATCTTTAAAAGCTTTTTCTATTTTTGATTTATTAAAATTATTAGAAACAAATAAATTATATACAAAATCTTTAAGGCTAATTAGCTTTTCTCCAGAAACGTTATAGAAGATAGTAGCGAGTGTTCTATCGTATATTTCTTTTAGATAATTAGTTTCTTTATTAAAACCAGCACCGGGTTCAAAATTTTCTATATCAGATTCACTAGCAAGTCCGCCTGTTTCTCTTGATTTTTTAACTCTTAATAAGAATACTTTATTTTTTAATGCATTTAATGTAAACTGAGTACTTTTGAAACCTGGAGAAGATTTATCAATTATTTCTACTTCAGATGGTTGTTGATTATAATAAGCTGAAGTTATAATCGATTTTTCAGGAGCATTTATTCCATCAAAACGAACTTTAATTTTTGCATTACTCAATATATCGATGACATGTATTGTATCGGCGTCAATTACTCCGCTTTCTTCTATGCCTGTTGTTGTATCTAATCTGCAGAATATTTTAAAGAATGGTTCAAATGTAGTTTTTTCTGGGCCAAGACCAGAAAGGTTAAGAACCTGTGCGTGAACTAGAGCATTTTCGTAACTTATATATCTAACTAATTCTTTTATTTCTGTTTCCTGCCAACCAAGACTCTTAAATATATCATCACTTCTAACGTATGCATAGCCGTCTGATGTTCTGACTTTTCTTCTTACGCCCAACATGCCTGGTAGCAACGCTTTTGAATGGTATCTTCCAACAACCATTCCCTGATTATAAGAAAGACCAGCGTCCATTGGTTGTCCATTTTTATTTAGATATTGGACATAACATCCGTGTTGATCTAATAGATTATCTCTGACCCACTGCCAACCCTTCCAGGCAAGCTGCCCGAATATTGGCACTGCCGCAAGCCCGAGTAGGGCTGATCCACCCACCAACCCAACAGCTGCAGAACCACCAACAACTCCAGTTATTGCTGCCGCCGCTGTTCCGCCAGATACCGTGCCATTGTTTCCGTTAATTCCAGCTTGGTTTCTAATTGCATCAGTAAAGGTTGTACTTGAATCAAAACTACCGTGTGTTAGACTTGCAACAACATCTTTTATAAGAGCAGAAGAACCATGCGTATACTGTATCCCACCAAGCATTTGAGGATTTAAATTTTCTGCAAGTCTGTCAAGGGATATATCTCCACCAAGAGTTATCCCAGAATTATCTGCCCTAATAGCATCTAAGAATAATCTTGTGTCATTTCTTATTGCCTGCATGTTCATCCATGAATCGATCCATGATGTCATAAACCATTTTGCTGGGTCATTTACGGTTACAAGTGCATTGGGGGTTATTGAGGTTACAAAACCAAGTTCAGAAGTAAAGTGATGAATAACTTGCTCTACTTCGAATAAGCCATACATTCGTTCATACACGTCAGCTATGTAAACTATGTCGTGTGGCCTTATATCTGGATTGCCTACAATTAATAATTCTCCACTATATATATCTTTAATATTTTCTTTAAGATGTGAAAGGGCAACTCTTTTAGCCGCTAGCTCATCAGGAGCACCGGTTGCGTTTTTTGATAATCCTCTTCCGGTTTCAAACGGATGCAAAAATGGATGTAAGAATCCAAAGAATCCACTTCCAACAATATTGTCAAAATATATTCCAGTTTCAACTGTTGATTCCATTTGCCTTTCTGCCGGTGCACCTTTGTCAAGGGCTACTGTAACTGGATATTTTCCATCAGATACTGCTGTAATAACAGTGGAAACATTTGTTGTTGTTTCCTGAATCTGGTTTGAAAGAATATGGCTAAAGGAACTTAGGTAATGTATTCTTTGAAACGGTTCCCTAATTTCTACTACTGGTTCTCCATACTCTCTTGTGAATGGATTATCAACAGCTCTTAAAAGCGAACCAGATCTACCAAGTTGATAATAAATAGAATCATTGAGAGCTCTGTTTAGAATATTTGCTTGTTTTGATAGAGAACCTACTTGAGACAATCCATAACCAGTTTGTAACATATTTAATTTAAACATATTAATCATACCAGTCAATGCTGTTCCCATCGCACTAAAGATAGGACCTATGTTTCTATCCCAAAAGTTATCTAATCCACTAGTTGCTCTTGTTACAAAGTTTGAGGCTGTGCTGCCTTCGCCCTTATTGTTGTATAATAATTGTAAAAATTTCTTTTTATCTTTAGCATAAGTATTGTTTGGATTAATAAACGCTGCAAATATTTTATCTATGGCTCTAAAATCCCACTGATCTCTACCCGCAGCAGTACCTAAGCCAGCGCCTATTTTTCTAGATGGCCTAAGCACTAGCCAAGCTCTTGCATATGGGTCTGCCCACATAGCTTGTCTAAATAAACCAACTACTACAAGAAATAATTGTTGAGGAGTTTTAATTAGCGGATTGTCTTCTGTAGGCTTTTGTCCGCTTAACTCTTCTAAGACTTCACTATTATCTATTAAAAAGTTTTGTCTAAACGCTTTTATCTTATCTAAGGTCATCAAATTAAAATATTCAATTAGTCCACTTTCTGATGCTGGTGCATCTATAAAGTTTTTTCTTGCAAATTCTATTGCCGCTGTTCTTGATGCTGCTTCTTCGTTTCCAAATAAAATTGCAAATTCATCGTTAGCCGTACCACCAGTATCTTTAAACTTTTTAAATATATCTTTTGGTATATTTCCATCAACAAACGCACTCATTATTTCTTGCGAAAAATCATCTTGACTGTCAGGGTCTAATCCAAAAGTATCAAAAAATATTGTTTTAACAGAACTGTAAGTATGATATCCAAATCTAAATTGATCCCATATATCCTGAGCTATGTCTAAGTTTCTTCCATCTCCAGCAATAACTGAAACGCTTTGATCATATCCTTCATCGTAATATTTTCTTGCTTCAATTGATATTGAGTCTGCTAAGCTAAAAACTTCTTTAAATTGCTTTCTACCGTCAGCGGAGAAAGTTAAGGGGTCACCAGTCTCTGCTGATTCCTTATCTAATATATCATAACCCTTATCTCTACTGGTTACAGTTGCTATATCTCCATATATATTCTTATAATAATCTGTATAGTTTCCTGAATAGGTAAAAATTGAGTCAGGTGATAATTCAGCTAGAGAATAATATTCACCAACACTAGTTCTATATTTTTCATAATCATCCAATCTATCGGGAACAAAACCCTGTATCCCACCACTAAGCCCAGCTCCCTTATAGCCAGCTTTTTGCGTAGCCTTTAAAATATTGTCTGTTGCCTCAAAGTTGCCAAAACCAATTAGAAAATCTTCAAGTTGCTTATCTGAATCATCTACTAATGTAAATTTTTTGCCCGGAACAAAGGCACTTGTTGCTACACCTAATGGTATCGTGTTTGGGACAAATGCAAAATAACATTCTCTTGGAATTGGAAGATCACTATATCCCTTACCTTTATTGAACAATTTTTTTTGACCATCAGAAAAAATAACATCATCACCAGAAACTATTCCAAGAAAGTATGCTGCGTCTGGAGAAACAACAGCATCTATTGTTTTTTCATCTATATCTAAATTATATTCACTGCTACCACTAGATGTCCCTTCTGAAAGAAAATTTGATTTATTTTCTCCCCAAAGAAAGTACGCTGGTTTGCAAACTACGCCATTATTTGTATCTGGATTATAAACTAATACGTGGGCATTTTTGTAATCTTGTACACTTCCGATTAATTGATTTGTTTCTGAATTAAAATATTTTTTTGTAAATTTTGATATTTCAGATTCATTTAAATTTGGTTTGTATGGCCATCTCATGGCGATATAAAACTGTTCATCAGCTACACTTCTTGGCATTCCCCATTCAGAAAAGTCTATTTCTGATGTATTCGTTTTTCGGGGAAGTGGCATTGATATAACAAAAGACTCTGAACCGATTACATCTTCAATCGGTATAGTAAAATTATATGAGTTTTGAGCAACATCGGATATTTGTTCTGGAGAAAGTTTTCTTTCGATTACATTTATATTATCAAGAAACAAGTTTGAGGCAAAGGAGTCTCCGTAGACAGAGGTAACGCTTTCTATATAATTATCGTATACATCCTGATTTGTTTCTGAAGCTATTCCATCATCGTCACCGCTGCCAAAGATTTTGCGGAAAGCCCATTTACCAGCTACTAGTGGAGCATTAGTGAACAATTCACCAATCGTAGCAGTTGTGTTTAGTACGTCTTCAGTGATGTCTAATCCTCTACGAAATTTAGAATATCCATCAATTGAATCGTATTGAAATGCAAAATTTTCCAAACCATAATCACCGCGTACATCAGCTCTGTTTGTAAACATAGGGAATCTAAATCTTGAAGGAAGCTGAGGAATTTGACTATGCACTAATGATGAGGATATAACTGTAGAAGTTGTTTTATTTTGTCCATTAAAAACAGGATAAACCGGAAGGTGGAAACCCATTGTAACTACACCTTTTGTTTTTGGTATTTTTCCTACCGTTTTTCCTGCTGAGTTAATTAAACTTTTTGATTTATTAGAATCAAAATTAATTACTTGACCCTTTAGTTTTGCTGAAGTTCCATAATATTGTTGTGCGTTTTTTTGCAAAGATGTTAGCTCAGCGATTGTATCTGTTAATTCTGTATCCCTAAGAAATGCATTTGCGTCTGCGTATGAACTACTGTTTTTATTTATTTCAGTTATTATTTTACTCAACTCAAAATCTGGACTGACTATTTTAGGACCCATACTTATCCCAAGTTCACCCATTTTTTCATTGCCCGGGTATCCAGTCGTCACTGGTACAACGCCAGAAGTGTATAGCCAGTGAGGCTTGCCGTAAAATACTGTTGATCTATCTTCAAACGGTCTCACTGCAACTATGTAATTTGGAAGTAGTTTTGCACATGTTTGGAATAGATCCCAAACAGATCTCATATAAGTTTGAGCCCTAAATGAAACTTCATCAAAACCAGGCATGTCGTCATCTAAAGTTGACGTTAGACCTAACATATTAAATATACTATTGCCTCCCCTTGTGCCAAGTACTCCAAGAAGACCAGCACCAACACCAACTGTAATACCAATTGGTCCACCAACAACTGCAGCTATACCAATTAAACCGCCCATGGTAATTGCTGATCCAGTAGTTGCTGAACCAGTATTATCTCTTATTTTTCCAGCACCAGTTAAGCCCTCAATAGCTGTTTTTGCGTCGGGATTTTCTTCTCCATATTTTTGAACAAGTCCATTCCAACTTCTATCGGTTAATCTGGACAAATATTCTATTCTTTCATTTGGTTGAGAAACTGGAGTTATCGAAGATACAGATGTCCAACCGTCACCCAAGTCTCCACCAAGAAATTGAGCTATTCCTGTTCCGTTTCCTGGGTAAATATTTCTTTTAAATATTTCAAAATCTCTCGATTGCGAAAAGTTTGACCATAATTGATTCATCAAAGAAAATACTGGAGTTCTAAACTCATTTGTCCCAACAGCCATATCTAATGCAGCTCTTCCGGATCCAGAAGCATCCCCCGTACCAACTGCGTTATAAGCATCTGCTATAGCATCTATTCTTGCTTGATGCTTTCTTTCTTCATCTGTAGTAAGTGGTTCATAAACAATAGAACCAAAATGTCTTATCCCAAATTTATTTTCAGAAAAAACTAAACCCCTATTAGCGTATGCAATACCCTCTCTAAACCTAGACGCCCCCATGGAAAGAAGTCTCACCATTAGATCTCTTGGTTCAGAAAGCCAAAGACCAGTATTTATTCCACCATCTATTTTTCCACTATCGCCTTTTTTGTTGGTAGAGTTTACAACGGCACCAAGTTCTATTGCATCTGATTGTGCTGTAACCGTAACTATTTCACCAAGTTCTACCTGGCTGATAACACCATTAAATAAAGTTTGAAGCGAGTTTGGATTTGCTCCATAGCCGCCCCTCAGGTGAACTCTAACACCTGGTTTTAATCTTATGTTTTCTATATCAACAACATAATCATTTTGCATATGCGCCAATACATTTCTGGCTTTATTTAAAGTGACATCTATTATACTTGAAAGACCATCGGTAAGACCAGGATTATCTTGAGAGTATTCTGAATCTACAGAAAAAAATGAAGATGATTCTTTTGTTGAAAGTTTTGAATAAAGATTAGATACTCTAAAAACCAATGTATCACCAAGAAGATCTTCAGATTGTATAACCGAAAAATCTATTATTGATTGAAGTCCATAGAAGTTATCAAACAGTTTAACGCCGGCAAAATATCCACCTTCATCTATCAACCATAGCATATAGGTCGGGAATGCTCTTAACATTCTTCCGGATACATCTCTATACTGAGTGTCAACCAACATTTTCTCCCAGTGAGATTCAACTGTGTCTACTGGTTTTGAACTATTCATTACTTCTGGGCTTGTGCCAGCGCCGTGTGAATATGGTTGTTGATAATTTGAATAGGCCGTTGAACCAGCTATTGCTGATTTAGTAGCAGAGTACGAGGGGTCAGAATGCTTATCTGATATTCCCCTAGGTTCTATCTTTGCTCCTTTTTCAGTTTTCTTTACATTCACCCCGTCTAATGTAAGATAAAATCTTCCATCTTTATCAGAGTCAATATATCCCAGATTGGTACCAAGAGCTGTTTGTATCGAAGCTGGTATCTTGGATGGTTCATCTTTATCTTTTATCGGATAAATATTAATAATATGATGAAATTCTAATTCATCTGGATCAAAGCTTACTAACTCTTCATCTTTTAGATTATATTTTCCAGCTAAGGTTGCTTTTAACTCTGATAAAAGTTCAGAACTACCAGAACTAATGCTACCGACTTGATAAGGAGCGGATGACACCTTGTTCATGAATTCCCCTACAGCTTCATCTTCTGTCTCTGTATATTCTAGGTAATCTGTAATTAAATTTTTCTTTAAAAAATTTATTCTACTTCTTTCATTTGAATTATCCATTCCAAAATAATTTGGATCATAAATTACTTTTTCAAAAACAGAAATAAATTGATCAAAATTTATATCAGTTTTTTCAATAAAATAAATTACATCGTTTAATACTTGTTTTCTAGCATCTTGAACAAGACCATTTGTTGAATCTGAAGATGGATATGTTCTTAAGAAGTTAACTATTTCATTTGCTATATGAGAATGCATTTCTTTAGTTATTTTTTGTCCGACGCCATCATTCGGGTTTGGAATATCTAATTCTTTTGGAGCTGTAGATATATTATTTATAATATCTTTATCAAACATATCAAAGCTTCTAAAGTAGAAGTCTGGATCTAAGTGGCCAACAGTTTCATTCTTATTATTTTTTACCTCAAGAGGAAGATCTGGGTATGCGTTGAATAATCCCCACATCTGTTTTATTCTAAGGAATGGATTTCTTTTGGTAGAAAAATGTTCTATTAATTCTCTTTGTTGATTTGAGTCTAATTTTTCTCTAGCTTGTTGAAACACATCAAAGTCAATCAAACTTATATTTACTTCATATACATGTGGAAAACCTGGAATTGTATTAACTGAAAAATTAGATGGCAGAACATATTTAACGCCAGACAACGCAGTGACTATATTTTTTATTCCAATAAAACCAAGAACACCTGTAGAATGCTCTAATCTTGCAAGTGCGTTAACGTGATCAAATATTCTTTTTAATTTAGTTAATTCTTTTTCTCCAATAATTTTCATTGAAATATTAATAAAAGTATCTTTGCCACCTATGTGTTGATACGTCGGTTCGTCTTGCATTTGCAATTGCAACTTGGCGATGTTGTTACCGAGTGTCAACGACACGCCAGTAACTATCGCTGCGGCGGGGTCAAGATCTATTTTCAACATGGGGACTTCCCATTCTCTAAATGTAAATGCTCCCTGCTTTGCCCTCGCTGCTTCAAGTAGTTCTTCTATTGGTGCACTTTTAAAGAATTTTTCATAAAGTGTTAAATTAAATCCTTGTTTAATTTGATCTTTAACTCTATTATAAATATTTTTATATGCCGTAGATCCTTGTGCTACTGTATTGGGAACTTCTATCCCGGCTTTTCTGGCTTGACTATCTGCTATTGCTTTTGTCTGTTGCTCCAAAAGACCTTTGGATGTTTTAGCAATGTCTTTTAACAGCTTCTTCATTGTTTGAAGATTGGTATCTTCATATGAAACAGAATTAAATATATAAGTTTTTGTTCCAGCTTGTGCTGGAATATTTGTACTATCAAAATCTAAGATATAACTTTGCTCTACGCCGTCTAATGAATTTTCTTTAACAAATAATGTTGCAGCATAACTATAAACTTTTTTACGATATTCGTTATCATTTAATCCAGCTGTTAAAATATCCATTATTGTCAATAGGTGATATCTTATGTTTGGATTAATTCCAGTGTTCTTGGATAAGCTATATGTACCACTTAAGCTCAACCCGTATCCAGCTGATTCATTTATGTCTATTCCAAAACCATTTAAAATTTTTCCCCAATAGTCTTGGCCTTGATCGCTAAATAATCTTTCTTCATCATTTCTGAATGAAGTAGCGTCAGGTAAAAATATTTTTGTTTGAGTTTCTGCTGGAACATAAAAGCTTATATTTCTTCCATCGTTCCACTCTGATACAATATTTGTTTTTAGTATATCATCGTAGTATGCAGCAGCTTTTATGAGCGATGCCCCGTAAGGACTTACTTCGTATGTCCCAGTCCCAACTGTTACTGTTCCAGTTTTTACATCTGCATCTTCTGTAGATTTTTTTTCATCAGTTGTCTTCATTAAGAAACTTTCATTTACATAACTATGAAGAGCACCCGCTGCCTTTCCCATAAACTGCCTATATTTACCCCAGTGTATTGCTTGATTAAAATCGTTAATCATAGGCAGTAACGGTTTATGATTAAAATTTAAAAGCTCTACATCAACCGCTAAAGCAAATGGAAAATTTGGAACTGTTGATATAGATAAGCTCGATAGAGCTACGGCAGTTATTCCATGGACCGTATTAAGGTAGTGGTTTCTGATTGGAAGAAACGGAGAGTATTTAAATGCAGCCACTAATCCACGAAGCGAAGATAAAAACTTATCTATTTTTTGGTCACTTGCACCATCGGTTTTAAAATCAATTTCATAGTTATCTTTAAGAACTATCTTTGAAGCGTCATCTATGCTTATTCCCCAAATTTCTTCATAGTTGGGAAAAAATAATCTCATTTTTATAGAGCTTTCTTTATAACCAGAATTAAACTTAGGAGTATTTTTTTGCCTTAGTGCTCCGCCTGTTAAGCTGCCAGTTTTAAAAGCCGTATTTACATCTATCGATAGTGGTGGAACAAAAAAATTCGCCGCACCAATTCGTAAATGGAAAACATCTGGAGAAGTTGGTTGATTATTTTGCCTGTACGGAGAATTGTCTAATACTTTTTTCATTCTCTTTGCCGTATTTTCAAAATTAAATGCCATTGTAAATACGGCTTCCTTAAATGATTGATTGGAATCATTTAACCCTCGGCCAAAAGCTTTTTCAAGACTTGCTATAAAGTCTTTCATATTATTAACGCTGTCGTCAGACTCGCCATTAACCTCACCACCACTTGTTGAGTAGTCGGCGGTTACTGCTATTGCGTCAAATAAAAATGTTACAAGACTAGGAAAATAACTATTAATAATGCTAAGAGTAATAGGATCATATGATATGTTTCTAACAACATTGGTGAGTCTTGTTAACCAAGCTGTATCTCTGGTTGGATTAAGCGCGTCTGCGGCACCCGTTTTTGCAGAAGAGATAGAAGATAGTCTTTGTTTACCAAACTCTGAAATGGGAAATGACCAAAAAGCTAAATCATACAACCCTGTATCTATAAGTTTTTTAAATAATTTAGATTTAGATTTTCTATCTAAAACTTTAATTCTATCTATATCAGATCCACTAAAAACTCTTAATGTAGCGGCTTTGCTTTCTTCATAATTCTGGCCCAAGCCCCCAAGAACACTATACTTAAGCATCTGCTCAAAGTTATTTCTTGTAACAGCTTGGAATCTGTTATCCAGTTGTGTTAATAATTTATAAAATGTCTCTTCTGCTGCGTCAGGAAATACACTAATATATTGATTTTCTGATTCAGATGCATTTTCGTTATTAGACATAGTTTATATTAAATTATTTCTTTTGTTTATTAAACTTACAATTTGGGAAGAAGATCCTTCCATAGTATTATTTGTTCTATTGTCAATTATACTTCTAAAATTTCTTTTTGTAAAAGAATTTTGTTTTAAATCTCCAGAGTGAGAGGCAAAGTTTTTATTATATCTGGCTTTTTGGATTGATGGATTTAAGTATCCAGTTCCATTCATTTGGATGTGTGTCGAAGATCCCTTGTCTAAGCCCTCCCAGGAGCCCTTGAGAGCGTCAGATTGCCCCATGGTGCCCTTTGGTGCATATTCGACGCTTTTGGCTCCAGAAACGTCTGAGCCGCTTGATATGTTCTTGCTGGAAGCTATCCTTGCTGCATACTTATTCGAGGTTTGCGTTCTTGGACTAGTATCTATTCTTTTAGACGCAGCGTCTTTTAAATTTTTATTTTGTTTGTCTGCACCAAAAATCATATACATTAACCTTAATACGAGCTAGCTAGCTGCTGATAAGGATCTGTCCCAACTTGCGGGATTCCAGAATACATAGTAGTGTCCATGTCGAAGTTTCCGAGCCCCATAGCCATGTCTTGGAATTGAGAAACCTGTCTTCTATTGCCGTATAAGTTAACTTTATAACTTACTCCTGGATTATAAGAAGTGGTTCCTATTTGCGGAATTTCTGCAAGCCTGTTTGGATACTGGCCTTCATAGGCTGATCCACCAGGAAGTAAAGGTGGACCTTGAACTTTTTCTGGAGTATGATCTTTAAAATGTTGATATGCAAAACTGCCGACTATTAAAGCGCCTGCTGCATATATTGAACTTCTAAATAAATTATCATTTTTAAATAAGTTTTTTAATTCACCAGATTTAATATATTCAGAGAACCTAACATACTTACCTTTTGCATTCATGAAGGCAGTGTAGTCTTCATCGTTCATGGCTGCGTTAATTGCTTTCCTTAGGTTGTCATCACCGGTAAATGTTGTTTGACCTGTTGCGCCTAAGGCCTGAACTGTTGCTTGATCTTGTTGAAGTGCTTGGTTTGTTGCGTGAACCCTAACTGCTCTAGCTCTTCTTCTTGCCAAAGCAGCTTCTTCTTCAGTTGCGCCTTCTATTTCCTTACCTAATGCCGCTTGTGCCAAAAGACTTTCTTCTCGTGAAGCTGTGCCAGTGTTAAGGATATCTGTAAAGTATTTATCAATTTGAGATGCACTAGTCGTGTTTGTTGCTACTAAATCATTTAATACTTGTTCTTCTAAATCTCCAGCTGCAATCCTGATTGCTCCTGCTGTTCTTTTTACTCTTGCAGTTGTAACTTGTCCGGCAAAATTCTCATCATCTAAATAATAAAGTCTTGATAAATCCATACCGCGTTGGCGAGTTAATGATTGTCTTTCAGCTGCAACTTTATCTACGGCATTTATTATTTCTTCTTTTGATAGACCAGTAATTTGTTGTGCCCCGGTAATATCCTCTGAGACTTGCTGACCTAATCTGTATCTTCTTTCATCTGATAATATTTTTTCGTATTCTGAAGATTCATTTAATAATTTAGCTGTTGCATCTTGATATGATTCTGCGTGTTTATCAAGCAGGACGTTGGCTACTTTCCTTGCTTCTTCAGAGACATTTGTCGCAGCAAGAATATGATCTTGTGGCATTGAGGTAAGATTAAGTCTCTTTATTAAATCAAATTGAGTTCTAGTTTCTTCTCCAATTTTATTTAACTTTGCTAACGATGCGTATTTATGGTCTGCGGATGCTCCAAATAATCTGGTCAATGCTGCTCTACGCTCAGCTTCAGAAAGTGGAACATTCAATAAATCTTTTTCTAATTCATCTAATTGAGTACCAGTTAACGTTTGAGCACCCCTTGCATCTTTTATTCCTTTTTGAATAGATGTAAATAGATCCTCTATATCAGATCTTGAAAGTCTATCTTCTAATAAGATTTGATCTATTACTGGTCTTAGACTTGCGTCAAATTGTCCACCAAATTCCTGGGAAGTCATTAACGCAGTTGCTCCACCTATTCTTTCGCCTAAAGTTTTAACAGATTGTTTACCAATTATATCTATATTTAATCCATCTATTATTTGTTCACTAGTATAACCAAGTGCTTTAAGAGCTGCATTTTGTATGGCTACTTGATCTCCGCCTTGAATAATAGCTTGAGATACTAATTCATTAATATTTTTTATATTTCCTACAAAACGAGAACTTGAATAGTTAATGCTTGTGTCAATTGCTGTTTCTGAAGAAACTAGTCCTATTTGTTTTCTTAAAATATTTTTTAATTTGCCACTTATTTGAGCATTGTTTTCTATCAAATTAATATAATCATCAAATTGATTTAGTGTAGAACCAACAACCATAGTTCTATTTACGTAAACACCAAGTATGTTTCCTTCTTCTAGGGCTGCTGTTTCCATTTTTCTAAATACAGAATGAGTTAAAAGAGCTTGTAAGCCTTCATCATTTGAATTTGCTTGAACCAATGATGTTAATTGTGTTCTCATTGCCTTTTGATCGGTAATTGATAGTGCGTTCTTCAAATCCGTATACAAACCACTATTTAAACCGCTCTTATATTTGTCAACCAATTCCCCCATCTGTTTATCCAAAGTAAAATCAAATGCACCTTCATCTTGAAATACTTTATAGATATTGCTTCTACTATACAGATCTGTATTCTTTAATGCAGATGGTCCATACTTAACAAGGTTTTGGAGCATTGTGTCATCCATCATCCCTATGCTTCTGCCCATTTGATTATATGTCTTAAATAAGACTTCTTCTACTTCTCTTTCAGAAAAAGAAAGACCACCTGATTGACCAGTTAAGTTTAATAAAAATTGACCAGCTGTATAATCACCGTTGGTTAGATAACTCAGACAAAGCTTTTATAAAATCTTCTTTTTCACCAAATAGAGCTTTTATAGTTCTCATATCATCTAATTTTGCACTAGCGATAATACTTTCCTGCACACCAGAAGGTTGTCTTGTTAAGCTAAAAGCTAATCTTTTATTTCCTGCTGCATCATCATAGGTTGTAAGTCTTGGCAAGCCTTTGTCGTCCAAGTCGAATCCACCCAATGATTGAAAGAATTCTGGAACTGCACCAGGTGCAAAAAATAATCTTCCATTACTAATTCTAAATTTTAATAACTCTGCTGTTTCCGTTTGGCCAGCTAATTTAAAATTAATATTTTCTATACCCTTACCAAGTATCGATCTTTCTCCCCCGCCTAAAGCTGCTGCAGTCTCAGTGCTTACTGCAAATCTTGATACGTTAGGCATTGTGGGTAAATATCTTGCTTGCCCTTCTTTTGTGGTCATTCTAAAGGCTTCTGATGCGAACGTGCTGTGGAGCAAGTTCATCATTTCTGGAGATTGTTTAGGCCCTATACCTGATTGATGTAGTTCAAGAATTCTTCTTGCATATTCTTGGTTTCTTACTTTTGCCGACCTTACAGAAGCTGGAAGATTTGAAAGATCTTCTGTAATGTTTTTATTTAACATATTTCTAATTTTTTCAGGAAGAACATCTGAATTTATTGCGTCTTGAAAATCACCCATTACTTGAGCTGAATACTGCTGCATTGATTGAAGTTCTTCTGGACTTGCAAATATTTCAGGATGGAATGCAACAGAGACGGGATCAGCATACACATTGCCACTTGATGAACCAAAACCGCTAATAGTTATAAAGTTTTTTGATCCAGCTAAGCCTATTTCTTCTTTCATTCCAGATCTGCCTATTATCATGGCTACATCTTCGAAACCAGTACCTAATTCCCTAATATCAAATGCTGTTTTTATTCCAGCTCCACCATAATATCCTCTACCAGTTACTTGATAGAGATTTTCTGCCGAACCCATAACACTTTTTCTTTCCTCCAATTGTGCCAGTTTTTGCATCAGCTGCTGTCTATTTGCTGGAGATGTTGAACTTGTTATGTTTTGTTTTAGTTGTTTTATTTGGATATCTAATTCTTTAACTGCTCTATCGGTAACTCTTTTATTCAAAACTGCAATACCATCAAATTCTTTTTCTGCGTCATCCATAAACTGCTTAAAGACTTTATAATCATCGTCACTCAATATGCCTTTTACTTGTTGTATTAAATCTTTATTACTTCCAGATTTGGATATAAGATCTCTTACATCTGATCTTCCAAGAACATTATTTATAAATGCTTGTGGATCTTGAACTAAGTTTCCTAAAGATTTTTCTAAAATGGTTGCTGAATCTATTTGCCTTATTGCTTTTTGTTCTAGTGAATTTGCATTACCTAATCCAAGTTGCTTTCTTAAAATCTCTAAACCCTCTTCAATAACAACAGCCTTAGGGTCTTTAACTCCTAGGGCTGCTTTTAAAGTGTCTTCAGTTATAGTTATATCTCTTTCTGAGATTAAACCTTTCATTCTTTTAGTGATCTTTTCCATGAATGCATCTATTGGTTTATTGCCATTTTGTAATGGATCAAAAATACTAGCAAATTTTTCTTGATTAAATATTGGATTACCAATAACACTTAACATGTAATAGGTTTCTTCGTCGGATAATATTTTTCCACCAACTTTGAATTGCAGTAAGTTTGCACCTTCTTCATCTATAAAAGGAATAAAGCCACCTTTATTTGGACCCGTTTCCGACATTTTTCTTATTGCTTGAAGAAAGTCTTTTGGCTTTGACCCCTTTTGTGTTTTACTTGCTATTATATTTGCACTTACGTCTGTCCCAATAGAAGAAACGTCTATGCCCATTGCCTTGAGTTTTGCTGCAGTTGCTGGATCTAAACTTTTTTCTTTTAGATTTTTTTGTATTTCACTTAATATTTCTCCAACTTGTGCATACTTTGGATTATTTGGATTGTTTATTAAGTTTGATACAGAACCGGATGCCGCAGTTAGAGATTCAAACTGTGTCATCATTAATGAGCTTGCGCGAACAAATGCCTCTTGTGGACTACTCAATCTTTCGCCTGTTGCAGAAACAACATATTCTATAACATTTGTGGATGGATTTAATTCCACCCTTATAACTCCGCCTCTACCCATATCTGTTTTTCTAAGCGATTGTTGTGCAGCAGAAAGTCTCTTTGTTGGATCTTTAATAAAATCGTATAACATTATCTCATCCCTGCTGCAATGCTAATCTCATTAGAACCAAATGGATTCATTACCGGAGTTACTGTTCCAGATACCCCAGCACCACTCATTATTTGCCTCAGCCTATATAGCACATCTGTTCTGGCGGAAGAAGAATCAAACACTGGGTAACTTGGATTTGCTAAATTAGCTTCTTTTATCTGCTGTGGATAGTAACCCATTTGAGACATTTCAAGACCCATTGATTGACCTATCTTGACTTTTACATGATCCATGTTTGTATTTGGATGCCAACCTTCCCAAGATAAGTCTGGTAGTTGGTGTCTTTGGAAGTACTCAGCTAAATCTGGCTTCTCTTCTACTGGCATGCCCCATGCAGCTTCGTAGATTCTTCTTTCTAATCTGCCAGCTGTTGAAAGAATTCTTTCTCTTTCTGGTGCTGGAGCATTTAACATTTCTACAAAGTGTTCTCTTTTTCTTTTTGGTATGGCAAGTTTTAACATATCGATTGGCATTCCATAAAGGTCTGCTCCATACATTGTTCTTTTTGCAGTTTGCCTATATTGATTTGCTGCAGCAGAATCTCCTGCCTGTTGTGCCATGGATGCTAATCTAGTATTTTTTGTGTACGTTAATATATCTGAATATTCTTCAAGAGCAAGTTCTTTCTTTCTTTGCAGTGGCATATATCTTTGGCCAGTTAATTTTTGACTGAGCTGGGATATTGCAGATACACCTCCACCAACTAATGTGCCCACAGCACTACCAAATAATTTTGCCTTTGGAGTTCTTCCAAAGAATGAACCAGTTACACCCAGGGCTGCTGCTGCCGTTAATGGATCTCTCTGAGTTGCCTTATTGAGCATTGGTTCAATAAAACTTTCAAATGGCCTTTGCCATTGTGGGAAAGTTGCTCCATAAACATTTCTTCTTTCCCAATCCTCAGTTGCTGTTCTCTTATTTAAAAATTTAGTATTAAACAAAGTATCTCGATGAGCAATATACTCTCCAAGTCTTTGCATTCTTCCTATACTGCCGCCTACTGTGTTCTTTTGATCTGGATAAGGAGTAAAATCATATTTGCTTGTTGTTTCTTCTACTCTTCCTCTAATCTCTTGAACTTTTATTTTTTGATCAGGACTTAGAGCCATTTTGTCCATCATACTATTTAAAGATTTGAATTGCTGAGAATATGGAGCAACGTCGGCAAGGATTTTAAATTGATCAACTAATCCATACTTACCAGTTTCATCTGCTGATATTCTATTAAATCTTTCATATCCTCTTCCAGGAAGTCTTACTTCTCCTTCTTGGACTTTTGTAAATGGATCTCCTGTTTGAAAGTTAATATAATATTCTGGACCAGGCATGAATGGATATTGCTTGCCCATCGTATTGGCGATTGGATTTATGTAATCTATTCCAGTTCTTTCTTTTGGAATAAATCTTCTTACGATTTCAGAAAATTCTATATTACCCAAAGCACCTTGTGCTGGAATTGGAACGTCACCTAAACCACCAAGGTTAAGGTCCCAGAATGCTCTTGATGTTCCATAACCCTTTGATGCTGATTGTAACATTGCTTTATTGGGCTCAAAATCACCTTGACCAAATCCAAATTTTTCTCTAAGACTTGCAAATCCAAATCCATAAATACCAGCCATTTCTTGAGCTCTATAGCCGAATTCTCCAGATAGATCAGATTCTATTGGCTGACCAGCTGAAGCAACTCTTGGTGGCATTATTCCTCTTTGCTTTGGTGGGCCATAAGACATCTGCATCAGCGGTTGGTTTAATCCCGCTATGGAATTACGTGTCATGCCACGTGCAGTGTTTAGAGGATATTGTGCTGCTCCCCTTAAGTTCGCATTTGAACCACCAACCTGAGAAGAAACCATAGCCGAAGAATAAGATCCACCGGGACCACCACCTGCACCTCTGGTTATCGGTATGACATTTGAACCACCTCCCATTCCAGCATTGTAAGCACTGGCGTCATATGCCCCATATTGACCAGCTGGCACATACTGACCAAGACCCTGCATAACTTCTTGTTGATGCATTGCAACTTGTGGTTTAAGAACTCTGCCAACAGTCGCGTTGAGAACGGTATTTATAGGGCCAAAAGGACCAGTAAAATATTCTCCAGTTATTGGGTATGGTCTATCTTCGTAATGTTTTCTTTCAAATCTATATGGATCTAATGGTCTTAGCGGAGAAATATCATTGTTAAATAAGAATTTTTCTGCTGGACTTCCATATGTATCAGAAGTAAATAGCGCACCACCTTGCAGTTTTCTATACCAAGATGGCCTATAGTATTGGATCTTTCCACCCTTAAATGGCGTATTGCCCAATGGCCAATATCTACCTTGCCTAATTGGGACTTCTCCATCTAGAAGTTGTTCCTTCTTTTCCTCTTTGGTCATACCGCCAGGAGTTAGGCCAGCCGCTATTGCTTGAGTTTCAACTATTCCTCTAGCTACTTTTGTTGTTACAAATGGAGAATATGTTTTTTCTCCATAATTATCTTCTGGTCCAAGTGCTCCACCCAACATTCTGTCTGCTGTAAAAGCTGCTGTTCCAGCGGCATATATTGGAAGAACTCGCTTGCCCACCATTCCTCTTGCATATAGGTCTAATGGACCCTTGAACTTGGATACATCTAACTGCATTCCTAGTGTTCCAAAGTATCTATTCAAACGCTCTACACCCTGTGATATTGGTGTTGATGCCGTAGAATAAGAACTTGGATCAGAATATGTCGTTAAACCCAATGCACTCTTGATTGCGCCAAATGGATTCTTTTCAAATACCGTTCCAAAAGTCGGAACAAATGTAACCTTTTGGCCAGATCCTAATACGTCAGTTGAAAGTTCTCCAATTTTGTAAGGAGCAGTTCCAAATGCTTTTTTAAATGGTGGCAGGAACGAAGAGAATGGCCTCTTTATGTTTGTACTTATAACAGATGCAGAACCAGATGTATATGGAGTAAAAAAACTCTTTACAGCTCCGCTTGCTTTGCCCGTTGCAAATTGTGCCAATTGACCTGCGGCACTTCTAGCATTGTCGAAAAGCTGAGCGTCTCTCTTATACGTTAAGAATGCACTGGTATTGAATAGTGTCGATAGTGCTGCGGCTTGAGCTTCAGCAAATTCTGATGCAGGTAATTGTGATTTAAGTTTTAATATTACATCTTGCATTGCGATGAACATGTCATCTTGTCTACCTCCCAATGCAGGATTACCAGTTAATGCAGCATTGGTTTGCGAAACAAATCTAAATATTTCATTTCGCATTTCGTCCATTTTTGTTGAAATGGTCGGAGATCTTCCTGCAAGTTGCGAAGTTGCTAATAAATTACTTTCTCTTTGTAGTTTTCTTACGTTAGAAAAAGATTGTTCTATAACTCTTGGATCAATGCCCATTTGCCTTGCTTGGGCCTTTAGCATTGGGAGAGAGGCTTCTATTTCATCAGCAAAGTCAAACATTTCTTTTTGCGTAGTTAGATTTGCTGCACCCTTATTCAGTGGACCAAAAGTAAATAATGACTTATCAAAATCTTCTAGTTGCTTCATTACTTTTCTTGGAAGACCATATTGAAAGCTATTCTTTCTTAGGTCATTCATTGCAGTTAGTATTTGTCTTTCTTCAATACCGCTAACTGCTGCACCGGCTTCATCTATAAAGCTAACTCCACCACCACCAGAGTTCAATCTAATTTTTTTAGATATACTATCTGTTTTAAGTGTTACTTCTTCACCGGTTAATAATTTTGATAATATTTTTGGATTATTTACGTCAACATTTCTTTTTTGAAATCTAGATAGAAGACCAAATATAGAGTTTGGTTGCTCAGAATCAACTGCCATTCTGCTTTTAAATTTAACAGCTCTTTGATTATTGCTAGAATTATTTAATACTCTATCTAAAAATCTAGAACCAGATTGACCAGTTACTTCATATGCCGCTTGACCAGAAAGACCAGCTGCATACCTGGCATGTCTTGTGAGCATCTCTGTACTGTTAGTTGGAAGTGGTCTATATGTTCCTCTTAATGTTTTTCCAAATGTTGCACCAGATTCTGAGTTAACGGAGAAGCTAGTAACTTTTCCTTTTGTGCCAAGGAATCCACCAGTGCTATGCCATATATGGAAATCTGCCTTAGAAGATGCTAAGTCTCCAAATGGTTGCACCGATCTTCCAGGGCTATACTGAAGTGGACCTCTTCTAGCCATATCAGAAAAAGATCTAAATCCAAATAGATCAGCTGGATTTAATTTGATTATTGGTATATGAAATTCAGAAGCAAAGAAACTAGCTGTATTTGAAAATGTATTTTTAATCGTACTAAAATCAAGAATATTTCCTGATCTAGTTTTATATACTCCATCTAATCTATTGAGACCTATTGATTTTGAGACTGGATCATTAATAGCCATTCTTCCAGCAAGGTCTGATATTACTCTTTTTTGCGAACTTGGTAGTCCTCTAAATCTATCTTGCTGTATTGCCTCATCTATGAGCAGTGGTTTAAGACCAAATATATTATAGTTTCCACCAAATAAACCAGAAGATATTTGTCTCTTCTCTAAAAGAAACGATCTTAACCCTACAAGATCATTTGGATTAAAGCCTCTATTTGCTAATCCTCTTTTAATGATATCATCTGATACCATTCTTCCAGAATCATTTTTAAGTTTTATTCCAAGTACTTGTGCGGTTTTTCTTTGTAGAAACTGTTGTTTTGCCGAACTTAGTGGACCAACAAATTCATTATAAACAGCTTTTTGTGGCTTAAGAACTGTTCCAGCAATATCGACTAAATCATTTCTTGAAAATGAGTTCCATTGACTGTTAATTTTGTTTCTCATTCCAAGTTGGAATTCTTTACTTAAGAATTGAGAATTTGTTTCATCAATAATTTCTTTTAAGAAATTTTGTGGACTTGTTCCTCCAGCAGCGGTGGTTAAAGATTGTTCAAAACTTTTCCCATGTTTAAGAGTTTTATATTTTTTAAGAACAATATCGTAATATTCACTTTCATCTGCAACAATTGTTGATCGACCTATTGAAATTACGTTAGTGGAATGAGAACCTCTTCCAGGAGTATTTACTCTTAATTGATTAACAAAATCGTCTATTGCATCGTCGCCCATAACTCCTTTAGCTCTTAATCTCTGAGCAAGAAGGTCTTTATAAGCGGTTGTTTGTCCACCAGTATAGAATTCTGATCTTTGGAAATTCTTATCCCCTGGGCCACCAGCACCAAGTATGGATACCTGTCCAGCAAGGCGTGTTAATCTACTTGAATGCTGAGATTGAATTATTTGTATTGACTTTTCAAAAGAATTCCTAGAAGCAGTGCCCACTGCCATCGATGCATCAGATATTATCTGATTGTATTTTATTGAACTCTGAAGGGCATCATAAGCTTGCCCTGACATTTTGAATTCTTTATATCCAGATTTTATTGCACCGCTTAAACCTCTAAATGCAGGGATAGCATCAAAAGCTCCATATTGTACTGTTCTATTCGTTCCTGGAATTGTAGCTGGAGAATCAAGACCAAATGCAAAAGCTTTTACAGCTGCCATTGCCCTTTGTGCTGAACTTGAATTTTTTGCTCTAGCTGCATCAGCGGCAATTACTGGACCATGCCTAGCGTCATATAGAGACTGAACAAACCTCGGTTGTTCCTTAAACGCCTCAGCAGCTGCGTTAAATCCACCACTTAACTGTGATGATTTCTTTAAAAATTTATTAGAGATAGATGCTGCGTCGTGACCAACTTCAGACAATACCTCAGATAGATCTACAATATTTCTACTAAGAGCTTGCCTTCCTGGGCTCATACTTCTCAGTGAACCCATTGAGTTCTTGAAATTCATCAATGAACTTCTTGTTGCAGTTGAGCTACTTCCTAGTATTTCAAATGGAAGAACAGTAGTTGCAAGGTTGGTTACCGAAGTCTTAACGAAATCGCTTACTACGTCTACTGGATTATACCAATTTACTTTTTTCTTGTCTTCATTATTGCCAAAAAGATTGTCTGTCAAACCTCTTTGTGTGACATACAAAGCTGGAAGTTCATATGGAAGTCTTCTTCCGGCTCTAACTAATCTCTTTTGTATTTCATCTTGCATCGTAAACAATGCAGGGGGTGCGTGAGTTGGGCCTCTTTGAGCTTGTCTTATTTCGTCTTTTGTAAGATTATAAAGTCTATTAGATTCGCTGTTTACACCTTTATATCCAGTTGTTAATCCTTCTTCAGTTTCAAATACAAGCTTTGAGTATGGATCAACACCATCTTCGACAAATCTTTTAACACCTTGCAGTTGATCAAGATGTCTTCTTATGTCTGTTATTGTTCTAACTGAAGAAGTGGCAAAGTCAGTTGTAGAATTCTGTAACTTTTGGGCTAACTTGAGTCCACCCTTTTTCATCATTGCAGACATGACGCCAGCAACGGCTATTGTTGCTCCTGTATGAGCAAAGAATCTCATGACCGGATGGCCATCTAGGGCCTTTGTTAGTTGACCACTGTTGGGAGAAACACCTTCGGTTTCTCCTTCATTGAATGATAGATCTCTGGACGTAACACCATAACCTAAGTTATGAATCGGTCCACGATCTCTAATCAATTTAATTCCCCTTGGTTATTATTGCATACCCCAAAGCTTTTGGGCTATTGGGTCTTGGTAATCTGCTTCTCCTGTTTTCTTGGAAAGATTATGCCTTGCCGCTGACTGCTTTTGTTTTGCGGATTCTTCTTCCGGATCTATTAGCTGAAGAGTAATATTGGTTGATTCAATTCCATTTATATTTTGTTTTATTTCTATAATTTTCTCAGATAGGGCAACCATTTCTGCCAATTGAGAGAAAGTCATCTTATCTAAGTCCTCAGGAGAGTATGTAGTTATAGTAGCCAAAACAAAGGCTTTCATTAAGCTTCTTACTTCATTAGCTTTTTCTCTTTTAGATTCCAATATTTGCTTAGCTAAACCAGCGGAGAAGAATCCAGAAAAGTCCATTATCTCTTGAGCCAAAGAAGAGATTAATCCAGGCTGGATTGCATCTACAGAAAAGTTGTCAGGATATACAACGGCACAATTAATAATTAAATCTTCTGCGTCTAAAGAAGATGTTTCTTCAGAATTTTTATATTCAAGAATTTTGTCATATTCATCGAATGTTAATTCTCTAAAAATTACTTCTTGATTTTTTAGATTAACACTGAATATAGAACCATGTTTCTTTTTAAGTTCATAAAGCTTTTCAGGTTCTATCATGTTCTAAAATTATAACTGTCTTACTTCCAAAGCGACGAATCCGGAAGCCTCTAACACTTCTTGGGAAATCAAAGATGGAATACCAGCCATAATACCCTTCATCTCTATTTTGTCGTACTGTGGATAAAGAATACACAGTTCAGCAATTGCTTCTTCATTCCACATGTTAGCTTCAGCTGAAGTTAACTGACCAGCTTGAACAAGTTGTTCCATTTTTTTAACAAGGTTTTTATACTCAAGTCTATTGAGAACTCTCCACACAATATGCTTGTCAAAGGTAATTGATGTAACATACACTTCGCCAAATTGTTCTTTCCATGTTTTGATCATTCCGGCATTAGGGCCACCGTCCCATATTTCCTGATCATCAGGAAGAGACTCAACACTTACTGGCTCTTCAACTACGAGTTCAGTGTCTACATTTTCTCCAGCTGGACCTTCAACTGTTACCTCTGTTACTTCATCGGCTCCAATTTGTTCTGCTAATTCTGCGTTGCCTTTGATAGTTACTTTTCTTCCTGTCATTTTTTCTCCTTAGATAAAAGAATCACGATACATTATACATCATATATTTTTATATTACAAATTTAAGTATTAATTATCTACAAAAAGATATTTGGGTTTTCATTTCTTGAAGAAGAATTATAGTTTGTTGCGGTTTGTGTTGCAACCCCGTTCTGGAATAAAGAAACAGTAGGCTCATCTGAGCTATTGGTTGTTGTGGTATTTTTAATAAAACCTAAATCAACTTCACTAAAATAATAATCTCTAGCCATAAACTGATAATTTTCTACCAATGGTGAACCGCCAGATGCATAGGCAGTTGTCATGCTCATTAGTTGAATCTCCTGTAATACTATTTTCATTGGGCTAGCTTGGTTATTGGTGTTTGGTTTAATCAATCTTTCATTGACATCAGAAATCATCATTCTGTCTAAATTAGATTCTATAACTTTATCTTCTGCTTTTAAATAATCTTTTGCTGTTGTTGAAACTTCTTCAACTCCATAAAGTATAATAAAATTAAATGGTGGGTGAGCACTGAATATATTTTTATCTGAATCTACAACATTTTTAGAAAATGGATCGGTAGATATTCTATCTAACTGACTATATGCCCAATATTTTTGAATATTTTTTTCGTCTTGTAAGCTCCTTACTGAGGAGCTAGACGAACCATAATCTATATTTCTTAAAGTAGATTTAATTAAAGAATCATCTTTTCTTGGGTCTGGTTGCTGCGTTCTTGCCCTTGCAGCTTCTTCTATCAAATCTGTCATTCTTCTTGGGTATCTTGTATATATTGAAAATTCTCCAGTTATAATTCTTGTACCATACATCATGGCATCATAATTGTAAGACCAAAAACCATATAGTGGTTGCTTTTCTTGTCTTATATTGTAAGACAATGCAGCTATGTCTAGTTCGTATTCTTCAGAAAACAATCCGTCAATATAAACCTTAATGTCTTCTCCGCTAAAAAAGTAATCATAATAACTATTGAATGAATTTTTTTCTGTGGTGGGGCTACCCGACCATATCAAGTCTAATTGATTAGACAGCGGATCAAATCTTTCGTTTCTATTACCGGCCATTTTTACCTACTAAAGAGTGTAAATTTCATCTATAAAGTTTTGATAAAGAGTAGTTACGCCTACCCCTTCAATGTTGTCCCCAAATATATTTCTATTTCTTTGAGCTGCTCTTTGAGCATCTTCGTCTGGCATCTTCATCATTTCTTTTTCATTAATCATCTTAGTCATTGGCTGAATGCCTCTAGCCATAAACGTATATGTTTGTTCAGTCATTATATCATCAATCGACATGGTTTGACCTTCGTCGACTATGGTCACTCCATATATTTTCATCTTTGAAGCATTGCCGTATTCATTAAAAAAAGTAAATACAATATCAAATGGTGGAAGCATGTCTGCTAATGGTGAAAAAAAACCGTTAGTTCTGGACAGATAATCTTCATACTCTTTAATTTTATACCAAGTGTATTCATTAAATACAGTAAATATTAATGATCCAGCTATAGTTCTAGATCCCTTAACAAAGCCTCTCACATTTGAGTGACCCAATGTTCTTATTGGAGTATTCTCTCTATGGATTGAATAGGATACAGTTTGCAGATCACCTATTTCGAGATAGTCTCCAGCTGTATTGGCGGTTCCCATCGGAGGCAAAATCATTGTGGCGACAATGTCTGCTCCAGCGTATGATACATTATTTAATGCATCATTTATATTAAACGATCCATCCTTTGGATTGACAGAAGAAATGGTATACGTTTTACTGGCTTGTGCCATTTTATCTCCTAAATAGAACAGTGCATGAAGGGAGTCTTCCCCTCATGCACTACTCAGAATTATTATTAAGATCTAGTTATGGACGAATTATATCTGTTCTCATACCCTTTACGGCGTTTCCACTCATAATATCAGAAAGATTGCTTTGATCTTTTTGCAGAGCAGATGTCTCAATGGTGTACATTGGTCCAAGTTCTCTAGCAACGTAGGTCATTGTTTCTTCAATTACTATGTCATCCATCGATGCTCCCGAACCTTCGTTCAAAAGCTCAACTCCGTAAATTGATCTTACTGCTGCGTTTCCGTATTCGTTAACAAATGTAACTGTGATATCGAATGGTGGAATTTGGTCTGCGTAGTAGGGGACCTTTTTTTGAACATCTCTTGTCCAGTTATTTCTTCCTTCTGCTCCAATTCCTGGGATTCCTCTTCCCATTGCATTGGTGTCACCCGGAAGTGTGTTGTGGGCTCTTGTGAAGAAGTCCATAGGCTTATTGTTTGTGTAATTTTTTTCCAACATTGTGTAAAGTGCTGGACGATCAAACACTGTAAAAATTAATGAACCAGCAATACCACGCTTACCTCTTGAGAATGAGCGTGGGTTTGGTGAACCCATTGTGTAAATTGGTGCTTTTTCTCTTGTTACAGAGAATGTGATTCCTGAAAGTGCACCTATTTCGACACCACCAAATGTGGCTACGATATCTGCACCTGAGAAAGTTGTATATGTGTTTAGATATTTGTTTACTGAATTTGTATCAGAAGCCATTTTTTACCCTCCAATCGGTATTATATATTAACAGCTATTTGAACCTCAATCGATTTTAGTTCGAAAGCAGGTGTGATAATAAGGTCTACAATCGCCTTGTTTAAGTCTGGAACATATGTGACGTTAAAATCACTTGCCAGCAAGGCTCCTATTAATTGCATTCCTCTTAGTGCTGATGAAATCGCTGTCTCCATTGATGTTCTCATTTGGATAGTCGATGGTTCACCAACAAACTTTTGGCATGATTGACGAACAACGTTCGCCGCTTCATCTACAACCCTCTTGGTAGAGAGTCTTGAGTAGTCAGAACCGGTAGCGGCAAATGTGAGTCCGTCGCCATATACTGCGATTTTATTAAAGTTAAGAACTACTGAGTTTACACCCTTACCCGCAAGTGTCTCTTGCTGTGTTCTTGTTGGCGCATAACGCATTGCTTCTACGTTGTATATTGGTTTTGCTGTAACTGAAGAGTACGCGGCAAGTTTGCTCAACGATGCTGCCATTGCGCATGCTCCGTTTGCATAGCCATAATCTTCTCCACCGCTTGTACCATAAGATACCGGTTTAATCTCTGTTGCGATAACGCAAACATAAGGACCATAATCCTTCATATTTGCGTTATCTCTGCTTACAAGAGTGCTAAGGGCTAGATGCGAGGCAACAGCTGCTGGTGTCATAGTTTCTTTTGTACCAGCATCATATGGCTTAACACCCAAAATTGAAATACATGGATGTATGTTTTCTGCAATATTCTTAGTCCTAAAAGCCGCCTTGTATGCCCAGCTATTACCATATGCTGTTGCATTGTTAGCGTGGAAGCCATACTCTGTGTCGCCAGGAGTTGCTGGAACTTCCCAGTCATCTGAATTCCCGCCCCTGCCCCAAGGAACGATAATATCAGGAAGAACTGTTTCAGCTGCAGCATACGCAGCATCAAGCATTGCATCTAATGTGTATCCGGTTGCTGTTATGTAACCATCTGTGTGATTAAATGCAGTTGTGCTTGGAAGTGGAACCATATAGATTCTTTCAGCTCCTGCAGAAATTAATTCTAAAAATGCCTTATGAAGGTCTGAACCTTCACCAAAGGCAGCAATTACATCTTTTTCAGTTGTGGCCAGAACTATGTCAAGGTCACTAACATTCTCGGTTTCATTTGCAGTGTCTCTTCTTGCTATTACAACAATTCTAGGACCTGCTGGTGTGTTTGAGCGCGATACACTATAGAAGCGATCTCTGATTATGGTGGTTACTCCAGGAATAGCCATATTATCTTTAAACCTCCGACTAAATTATGGGGCATTAATTCTTCTTTTATAGTAACAGGTAACTTATAAAAATAACTCAACAACCTAATTTAGATCAGTTTTTTATATACTTAATTAAATCCAGGTGTGGCACCCTGTTGTAGGTCAATAATATTGATACTTATATTGTCATAGTTTGGAGTAGCTTGAACCAATAACTCTGACTCATAGGCCATGCCAGTTCTTACGTCAATTGCAATCTGCTCAATGACTTCTGTTCTAGCTGCAAATGTTTTCTCTGTCGTAAGCATGTAGGTTACTGTTCTTTTGTGGATATCTTTAGACTCTCTGTTTACTTCTGAGTCAGATAATCTTCTTGAATAAATTAATTCTGAAGCTCCTATTCTTTTAAAGATAGGAGTAAATTCCATCATAAAATCTTCGAAAGTTTCGATTAAAGACTCAACCAAATAAGCGTTATCTTGATCATCAATTCTTTCATTTTGATTTGATCCCGACCTATTTCCTGCTGGTGCGAGTGCATGAAAAGCTATTACATTTTGAAATCTTTGCCCGTAAATATATACATTCCCACTAGTTATTTGTCTCATTCTTGGCTTTGGTTCAACAGAATGTGCTTTTCTTAATTCTAGAGAATAAGTTATAATTGCTGGTGTATCTTCCATTCTTCCTGTTGTTTGACCAGTAGAGGGATCTACATAGTTTGGATTGAACCAGGTAAAAGATGGGTCAGATGGAGAAGAGGATTTAATCGGAAAATTAGGAAAAGATTGTTCCCATAAAGATTTAACTGTAGAAATAAATTCTAAATAAGAAAGATTTCCTTCTGACTGAAGGGGTTCAGCAAACCTTAATTTTGTATATGAATCTGTCCCGCCAAATTTTGGCCAACCCACTGTGTTTTGTGCCATGTTATGCTCCTGGCCCCGCTGCCAATGATAGATTTATTTTCTTTAAACCTAATGAAGAAACTATATTTATGTATAGTAAAATTACACCAGACTCTGAACTTGATGGTTTAGCATTAAATTCATAATCTACTATTACCCCATCTTGTTTTAGTTTCTTGAGAAGTTGTGTTGTATTGTTAATTACTTTATCGTAACCAAATTTACCTATGGAATCATAACCAAAACCTTTTACTGAACTTGATAGATAGGAGGCTAATCTCATTTGTGGTAGTTTTGAAAAAATTGAATTTATATTGGCCATTGTATAATCATTTGTTAGATATACCTGAAAGGGTTGTGCCCTTCTTGCCTTATTGCCTCTGTATATTGTATTTATTCCTATTGCATCAAGTCTATTCATTTCTAATGAGTTTAAGTTTACTCCATACACAGACATTGCTCCGGGTATTCTTTTTCTAACCAAACCAAAATTTAATGGATTAGAAACAATTAATCCAGCTACTGCAGCGGATACCGAATTAATATATGTAGTGTCTAGTTGTGCGTGAGAAAATAAAGCTTCTCCATAAACTGGAACAACATATCTGCCAAAGTCAGATATAATATTTCCAGAAATGTTATATTCCGTAAACTTACTAGATAGACTTTCGTCGTTTTCAATTTCATCTATATCTTCAGAGGTTATTCCATTTGTTCTTGATCCAATAACGCCAATTTGGACATATCCAGTTTCATTATGAAACGAATTACAGTATGTTGCTAACTGTGAAACAAAATCTATTCCACCAGTTTTAATTATTGAAACCTCTAAGGGAACTATAACATCAATAAAATCAAGAACACTTAACACTGAATATGTTACCGATAGTCTTTCATGATATCTTTCATAAAAAGTCTTACTAGTTGGTGTTGCGGATTCATAATCAATATAAGTTGAAGATATCAATCTTTTGTCTATATCATCTACATATTCTGACATCGGAGCAGCAGCACAAATAAATATATTTTTAGCTCCAGCGTCATACGCATCAAACACCCCTCTTAGAAGTGGGCTATTCATATCTGCGTTTAATAACTCGACTGCATGTTGAACCGATCTTATTTTTATCGGACTATTTAACTCAAGACCATCTGCATGACCAACAAGCAGCAGTGATTGCATGTTTGAAAAATTTATATCCTCATACGAAGGCTTATATGTAACTACGCTTGATTTATTCCCCATTGGAACTGTGGGAAGGGGTTCGTATGCTTCTTCTTTTACTTCAAATTTAGATTCTATTATAATATCAGAATTACCATTAACAGTTTTTGCAACTGCGGTATACATTCCAGGATACATTCCCTCTGGAACTTTATAATTAAATATAAATTCAGAATTTACAGTTCTTTCTATATAGGCATTGGTGTCTGGAGTCGCATTTGTATACAGATAAGAAATTGGATTTCTAATTATTGCGGAAAATCTATTGTCTCCCCTTACAACGGAAACTGTTACGTCTATTGGTGTAGCAGATAAAGTTGGGTCATATACTTCACCAGAATCTACAAACAAAAATTTAATTTTTAGTCTTTGATTTTTTTTTACAACTAACACATTAAACCTGTTTTTCTTTTGTTGCACCAACTACCCAAAATATAATTTTACCACTTTTACCACGCCTTGGAGAGCACGTATCTATTAAGTATATTGTTTGCTTACTAAATGTATTCGGTAGTGATTCATATATTCTGTCGCCTTCTTGCGGATTAATTTCTGCCTCAAAATAATACACTACTTCTGAATTAACGGCAATTCCTTCAATTTGTTCTTGTGAACTTTTAGCATTAGTTATTCCAGATGAAAAAACATTTCTTGTAGTTACTCTTTCTAGGGTGTCTCTATAATTATTGTTTGGCATTATTCTTTGTATGTAGACGTCGTGGCCCCATTCTTTTAATATCTTTTTAAAAGATCTTTCAAGATTAATCATATCCGCGTATGCCTCTGTCCGGCATTGGGTCAGCACTTAGCGCTGATCTCCTACTTGACCCATAAAGATCTCTGTCGGTAAGATACACATCCCTATGTGTATCTGGGTCAACAAATCTTCCTGGATTTGATATTGCAGAAGAAGGAAGACCTTTTGGTTGAATACCTCTTGGGCCAGTTTTCATTGCCAACATTTCCTGCCTAAGTGCTGTTGCGATTTGGCACCAGGTAACAGCATTGCCTCTAGACGTAAGGGTTCTTGGAAAGTTTCTTGCAGTTACAGTTAAGTCAGCTAATGTTACTGAAACATCGTCGTCTCCACCATAATTGTACATTCTGCTGAGATCACAGGCGACAGCTGCCTTAATGTATTCAATTGCAGCATAGGCTAATTTATCAGCTTGATACGTAGATTTTATGCCGTAAATACTTTCTACCTCTAAGGAATGAAAATGAATTAACTCTCCTATTTCTATTAAAGAAGCTTCTGGAAATAATGGAAGAAGTTCTTCTGGACTAAGATAAAGGGGAGTAACATCTGGAGCAAATGTCATTATTTCTTCAGATTTTAAAGTTATTGTTGGCTTATATTCGTCACTAGAAGTGCTTACGTAAAGTTGTTGATTGACTGTAATTTGCGTGCCGTTAGACATACTGCCAACAAATTTAATTTTGTATGTATCAGCTGTTGTAGGGGTAAAATCATAATAATATTCGGAACTTGTTAATGCCGTTGGAGTGGCGGAGACTATGACAGTTCCATCAGCTTTTGTTATTGTAACAACTACAGACAAAGGGCTAACTAAAATTTGTTCTCCAGTAGATGCGTTAATGTCAATAAATTTAACTTTTATTCTTACAGTATCATTAACGAGTACGCTGCTAGTAGTCATTTTTTCTCCAATAAAACTTGCATTTTTTAATTATAGTAGCCTATTTTAGCTAACTATGGATACTTCTCCTGGTGTACCAATAGATATTACTTGAGCTGATAATATCGCGGACACGTCTTTATCTAATACTTCAAGGGTTAAAATTCCACTTGGGCTTGTATCCATGCTCAATACGGCTATTGTCGTGTAGTTCGAATAATCTTCATTTAAAGAATATAATATTGTTATATTATTTAATATTATTGGATCGATAAGGCTTTGCGCCTTAATTATTAATGTTCCATTATATAAATAATTCGGGTTATTGTAGCTTAAATTAGCATTATATAGCATAGTTCTCCCGGGTTAAACTAGCTGTTATAGTAACGAATTTAACTTATTGCTCTACAAAAATTGTTGTATTGACAAAGGACTTGATCATTTTTGGCATAAACCACTATATATCTTAAGACTTTGTAAAGACAACGATTTTACTTGCGGCATCAAAGTCAGAATTATAAGTATTTATTTCATCAATTTTTAAATTATTTATTATATTTTTTCCAAGACAGATTTGTAAAGCCATATAAAAATTGTCATTTTGATAATGATCGGCTTTAATACTAAAGATTGCTTTTCCTTTATTTTTTAAATAATTCATGCTTTCAATTAGCTCTTTAACTCCAAGATGACCAAGTGTAAATGTTCCAGCACTAACTATAAAATCATATTTTTTTTCTATTAATTTACTTTTTTGGGTAAAATCTTCGCAATAAAGAGTATAATAACATGGTAATTTATCTGCTCTTTTTTTTGATTTAGCTAGGTTAATCATCTCAATTGAGATGTCTACTCCATCTATCAGGCACTGGGGTCTATAGTTAGATAGGCTTTCGCCAACAATGCCAGTTCCACAGCCTATATCTAAGACGCTAACTATATTATCTGGGATTACAGTAGATGATACTTTAGCTATATGATCTGCTAGTATGTAATTAACGTCTTGAGCATATTTGTCGTATCCCATTGCCCAATCATTATAGTATCTCTTTAAATCTTCAGATGATTTATAACTGTATACGCTTTTTACATTAAAGTCGTCTGGAGTTTTCACATTTAGAAAGTATGAACCCAAGCCGCAAATTCTTCGTCAGATTCTCCAAGATGCTCAAATTCTATCGTTCCAGCTTCTTCAAACTTTTTACGCAGCCAAGCACCATTTCTATCAAGCAGACCAAGTTTGCTTACATTAGGAATAATTTTTGCAGCTAGCATTTTTCTAATCCAAGCTTGTGCCGGATCGTTAAGTAGAAATGGAGCTATGTCTTTTGTTTTGACTCCCATTTTCTCATACACCTCTTGTTGAAGCACTCTTTCTCCAACCTTAATGCTGGCTTCATAAGCAAATTCCTGACGCTCCATGATTTCAGCGTCTGTCATTTGGGCATACACTTCCTTCAATGTGATTACGCCAAAAGAAATATGTCTAGACTCATCTGTCATTACATTTCTAAGGAGCTGCTTTAGTAGTGGCTCTTTTGTTAGTTCGCGCAAATACGCCATTGATCCAAGACCCAAACCCTCAACCATGATCTGCATGCCAAGATATGTTATATCCCAACGGTTATCAGAAATTGTATCATCTACAAGGCTCTGTATGTGCCAGTTAAAAGGTAGAGTACCACCAAGCTTTGTATTTGCATACTTTGCAAATACTTCTACGTGACGAGCTTCGTCGACAACTTGAGTAGCCGCATATAGTTTTCCATCATACCATGGACAAGTCATTACTTGCTTAGAGGCGCACAACAATGCTGCCTGCTCTCCATGGATAAACTGAGAAATTAACCACTTTCTACTTTCAAGACCAAATTCAATCCATTCTTTTCTACCCCATTTTTCAATTGGGCTACCTTCATAGACCGACAAGTCTCTACTAGTACCAAATCTTGCATAGTCTTCCAATAAGGTCTTTTCTTGATCTACCGGTATAGACCAGTCTAAAGCTGTTTCGCCATTCCATTGATTATTTTTAGCCTTCTCATAAAGCTTTCTTAACTGATTATGGACAAGAGAATAATCCCAAGTCAGCATCGCATCAAAATTTGTTTTAACTACATGATTTACAGCGTTAAAGTCTACATCTGGGGCATTCATTATCGGATCCATATCATTAATATTAATATTTCCAATAAATTCTTTATAGGTTTCTTGCGTAATCACCTTATTCTCCTTGAATATCCTATGTATTATATAGACAAATTATATAGTAGTATAATTTTATCTATAAAACAAGTCTAAAAATTAATTATTATTTTAAGGTATTTTATATTCTGACCAATCTGGATTTATATTTAAATTTTCTTTTAATGGCTTAAAATTAGCGCTTATAACTATTCTTTTTTCATCACTATAATGACGATTTGTCATATGATATATGAATGAATTAAATAGTGTTAACATTCCTGTTTCTGGTTTTATGGTTGTCGTATTTTCTATTGTGTTGCAATATGGTGTAACGAATATTAGCTCTGCGCTTCCAGCTGGCGCGTTAACATAATACGATATTGAATAATAATCCAATGGATATAATTGAGTATTAACCTTGTGAGTATGGCCCACAACAGACTGCCCACGTTCAAGCGTAAGAGTCCAAGCAGAATCCATAACCATTTCCCTGCCAAGAATAGCGTTTACTGTTTCGGTTATTTTTACTAAAAGTTTAGCACATTCTGGTTTTTCAAATGGATAATATCTATCTTCATAAAAAGTATGTGCTGGATGAGGATCTTTAATATCAGGAATATTACCAGAAAATTCTTTTATTTCCTTTTCCACTAACCCATTGTCTATTTCTTCGATTGAACATGTGTGAACATCAAGGGATATTAAAGTAATTTTTTTATTCATAATTTATTGTTTGACTACTACTGTTAGCCCATAAAAAAGTGGAACGTGATACATTCTACAGTCTTTTCTTAATTTTATTTCCTCATGATACGCAGCTGTGGGTGAAGCGACTGTATCGTTTTGATATAAGAATATGCTATCCGAAGAATTTTGTATAACTAGAATACCATTAGTGTTTAATCTATCTAAGTAAAAATCTGGACCAACAAATGGATTTTCCATTTCCTGCGACCACCCTATCATCATATCAAACATGTAGGCATTGCAGTTATCTTTTTCTAAGTCTTGATGACTAATAACCGCATGTTCTATGGGTGCATATTCTTCTTGAAATTTTTTATACAAAGATGTTTTTTTATTATTTAACATATATATTTTAGAGTCATAAATATCTTGGAATGGCTTTAGTTTGTATGTATCCAATCCACCAGATATGGCTAGTATATGTTTTGGCTTACATACGTCCGCCAAAAGCTGAGTTAACAATATTGGCATCCACTGAGATTGCCCATAAGAATCAGCTAGATTTGGTCTTGGATAATGAATAACAAATTCATAATCACTTGCACCACCGGTAGCTATATTTCTTTTATCCACCTTAATGGTGTTCCATAAATAATCAGCTATGGCTACAGATTGTAAACCATCCTCTTTTGATGCTTGGGTTGTATATTCCTTCCAATCATATGCCCAATTGGTAAAATCAAAAGATTTTTTAGTTTCATATCTATTACTATTTGTCATTTTTTACCTCATAAAGCGCATACTGTATACTAAACCAGCATCTTCTTATGCCTCTGCATAAAACAATATTTTGTTTTTTTATGTATTCTTGCGCGGCAACGTTGTAATCGGGGTTGCTATGCTTATAAACATACCTAGATCTAATTAGATTTATGGCTTCATCTATTGAAAAATCATTAAATCTATCTTCATCTATTCCAAGTATATATAGAAACGATGCTAGATGTTGAGAATTTATTTCTAGGTCCTCTAAAGAGTTATAACTACTCTTTATCTTTGTCATCAGTTTCTTCTTCCTTGTACATTGCAACTCCCTGGCACATGCTGACTGGTTTGCCGGAAACATAGTATATGCCAGTGGCTGAATCCCATTCCATTATTTCATTATCCCAATCTGGAAGATCTGTTATAGATTCGCCTTTTCTTTGCGACAAATCTGATTTATTATCAAATTCGTTTGTTTCTCCAATGCTACTCATGATTGAGCCAATTTTTTATACGAAATTATTTCTTCAATTAGACAGCTAAAAGCCTGATATTGAGGAGTTGATTCATTAAAAGGATTTTTAGAATCTTCATCTAAACTTGTATAATCTACATCTAAAAGTGAGCTTAGCACGTCTATAGATTTAGCCAGAAACATTCTAGCTTCGTTTTTTGCCTTAACTATGTCGTATTGTCCTAGTTCCATTTTTTTCCTTTATATTTTTTTTACCTTATTTACCCATGTATAGCATATGACTTTGTATATATATTGTACCACAAAGATATTACTAGATTAAGCATTTTTTGGAACTTTTATATATTTGGAAAGATTATTACTGTAAGAGTATCTAGGTCCATGAATTACTTTAGTAACTCCGTGTTTACAGTGTTCAGCTGAACTATGCACGACCATATCTCCTGGTAATGGCTTGTATATTAAACCTTGATTAGGGTAATGCAGTGCGCCACCTTCAAAGTCATTAAAATAAACAATCAAACCATAAACAGTATATTTCACTAATTCATATGGTTCACCTTCCCTATAGGATAGGCTCAGTTCTTTTATAGAACGAAAATCGTGATCATCAGAATGGACACCCCATTCGTCGCCAGCCAATAATCTATTTAAACACGTGTGCTCATTTATCATAAAATTATTTTCAAAAGTTTCTTTAATTCTACACATTAAAGAGTTAAATTCTTTTATTGGAAAACTTATTTTATAATTAAACCACTTGTGATCAATGTCTTTTTGCCAGCCAAGTTCAGGGTCTATGTCGTTAATTGCCTTATTGTAAAATTCTATTTCTTTTTCTGAAAGAAAATAGTTGTAAACATATATATCTTCACCAAGTTTTTTAAAATTTTTATGAAACACAAAAATCCTTAATCTAAGCTATTAATTTCACCAAAGCCAAGGTGGCTGACTAGTAAAAACATTATACTCTAGGTTGAAAACATCTCCTATTTGTGGATACTTTCCACGAATATTATTGTCATAATCATAGCATCTTTTAAAGTGTACATTTGGATGATTTAATTGTTTTGTATAATATTCTTCCCATTTTTCAATTGATCCTAGAATCGTTGTTGCGTCACTGTCTTCTGTGTTTTCTTGAAAATCTTCTAAAACCATTATAACAACATTCATTTTATTTAAAAGAGCATAACTCGCCATAATTAAAATTAACCTTTTTTAAAAATATATTTTTTATAGGAACATTATATCATATTATCTTATATATTATTAATGTTCTGATTCTATATTATTTACTTTATTTAAAAATTTTCTTTCTTTTGGCCATCTATTTGCTAACTCTTTATTTTTTGAAAAAAATCCTTGAGATACAAATCGATCTCCACTTATAACCGGTAGCACTTCGTGAGCAGCGTCTTCGATTCCAACATCAGACCATATCAAAAGAGAATTTGCTTTTGGCTTAAAGTTAAAACCTGTCATTGGCATATTGAAATTGCCGCCTTCGTAATCATCATTAATGTAATAAACTGAAGAGAAATCAGTTCCTGCATTTTTTTCAGGTAAGATGGTTCCGTCACAATGAAGCTTCATATGACTGCCAGTCGCAGCATGGGCTAGCCATGGTTCGGTTTCTCTGTATATTGTATCGCCCCATATATCAAAAATTATTTCTTCAGTTTTTTGCTGTATGCTTTCAAGTATATCGTAAACTTGACCATAAGTAGGTATGGCCATAGATATTTTATAGTTATCACCATGTCTAGTATCTTCCGGATATGGTTCATCTATTTGACCACTATTAAATAAAATATATTCTTCTTCTGACATTAAAAATGAACGTTTAAATTTTACATCTGGATTTTTTGTATGGGTATATTCTTTCCATCTTATTGGTCCACCATACCCAACGAATTCAAAATTATCTTTTTTTTCTATGCAGTACTTATGTACAGTTTCTCTTTCTTCTTCTAAAAGAAAATCTGTGAATATAGTTATCATTGGAGTGTAAACTTTTTTCATATTTTATTTATCCTTTAAATTATTGAAAAAAATCCTTGAGAAACAAATCTATCTCCGTTTAAAACGGGAAGCACTTCGTGTGCCATATCTTCGTGGCCAGAATTAGACCACATAACAAGAGAATTGGCTAATGGTTTAAAGTTAAAACCCATCATCGGCATGCTGAAATTCCCACCCTCATAATCATCGTTTACATAATAAACCGAAGAAAAGTCTGTTGATGCATCCCTGTTGGCTATAAAGGTTCCATCACAATGTAACTTCATGTGATCTCCAATTGAAGAATGCGTTAACCATGGACCACTTTCTCTAAATGTTTTGTGGCCATATGCATCAAGAATTATTTGTTCAGTTTTTTTAAGCATGTGTGTTAGGGTTTCGTGTATCAAGCCATGCGTAGGTATGTCCATATACATCTTATAATTATCGCCGTGCTTGCTATCCTCAGGGTATGGTTCTTCTATCTTGCCATTGGTAAACGAAGAGTACTCGTCTTCTGTCATCAAAAATGATCGTTTAAATTTTAAGTTTGCATTTTTTGAATGCGTGTACTCCCTCCATCTTACCGCAGACCCATACCCAACAAACTCAAAGTTATCTTTATTTTGCCTACAATATTTGTCTACAATTTCCCAATCATTTTTTGCAAGGAAGTCAGTGAATATGCTTATCGTGGGAAAATCTTTTTTAATTAAGTTATTCATAATAAAATTTTCCAGATGATAAAGCTGAAGGTGGATTATCCTTATGCCAAACATTAATAACAACAACTCTTCTAACTCCTGATATAGGAGGAGTTGTGTTGTGTATTACGTGACCTGCATCGAATATTATTAGCCTATTCGGCATACAGGCAATTCTTTCTCTAAGCTCTATAGGAACCACTAATGGATTCATGTTTTCTTTTTCAAGAGCTTTTTCAGAATCCTCTGATATAGCTGTCGGATGAAGTTCTAAAAAACCACCAACAACATCGTTTGTTTCTGGATAATATACACAGCCGATTATTGGGCCCCTGAATACTTTAGTGTCAGCGTATAAAAAAGTATCTTCATCTACATGAACATCTAAGAATTGTCCTGGCTTAAAAGTTCTAGTCCAATACTCAAATCCACATAATTCCTCAATTGGAAAAGGAAGATTGTTTTCCCAAACTGCCCTAATTAGTCTTTTTCTTGGCGTATTTGCCTCAGATTTATGCCAGCCATCCCAAAACATATACGGGGCAAAGCAGTCGCACAGCTCGTCGTGATACCCATTCAAGACTGTCGCAATGCGTTCTTCATTGCCCATTGACTCTGGGAAAAAGTCTTTTGTATATTTAATTTCATCCAATAACATTGGATCTTTTATAAAATCATCTAAAATAATCATAATTTATATAGTACTACAGTTTGACCGCATATGTAACAGCAGCGCCTGTTGGATTGTGATATACGCATGAATTTTCTGTATTTTTAAGTTTTTCGTGAACTTCGTGAAAGTCTGTAAAAACAGATTCATCTCTATACAGAGAATCCGTGCCAGTATAAAGTATCATCATAGTGCCGTTTTTATTTAACATATTAAAGAACTCAACAACACTATCGGGATCATGGAGCACATCGTGCACACTCATGCATATAAAATCGTATGTTTCTTTTGTGCCGAGCTCTACTTCTTGCATTGAAAGAATATTATAATTCCAATTTTCATTATCTTTTTTTATTATTCTTTCAAATAAATTTAACTGATAATTATTTAATAATGTTAGTTTACACTTTTTATGCATTAGTCTCAATAACCCCGTATTGAACGCGGGCAATGTCATCAAACAGGTTTTTGGATTGGCTGTTAAAAATCCAAATTCATGAGTATTTGCCGCATAGTGATACGCTTGATTAGTGTTCCAAAAATGACTTTCTTGGCTAAATACATCAAAATACCAAATAAGAAAATCCATCCCCGATGCTATCTTTCTTTTGTCTAGATCTAGGGTGTCTAAATATTCTTTTACATTTTTACTTTTTTGTATTGATTCTTCGACTGATTCTATATCTGTATATTTTATTAAGTTTACTAAATTATCAAAATAATCTTTTTCATACATCATCTTTGATAGCTCCAATCGCTAGTTGTCGCATATGCCAAAGTCTTCTTATGTTTCCTATTAAAGAGATTCGTTGATTTTTTAAATATAGATAACATGGGTCTTGACCTATATTTATCTTGCCAGACTCAACATCGTCTATTGGGGCTATTGTTAATAGTCTAGCAGCAGATATAATTTCATCTATGGTGTATAAATCTATATTTGATCCATCTAAACTAATACAATATAAATAAAAAGAAATTTTGTTATCTATATACTCCAAGTCTTTTATCGCATTATATCTCATGTTAGATCTTCTATTTTTGGAGATAAGGGCAAGATTATATATCTGTTCATTTCTGCAAAATCACTCGTTAGCACGTATTCTCTGGTCGTGCCACCATTTTCCATAATTATATTTTCATCTTCATCAGAGTATGATGGAATAAAATTATCCATCTTTTCTGTAAATTCATGTATAAGTTCTTCACTAACCTTTTTGGGTTCCATGTTAACTTATTTTTTTAAGAGCTACAATTTGATTGTAAAGAGATGTTATTGCATCTGTTTGCATTTGAGATTTTTCTTCTTCACCCAAAAGATCACTTAATGAATTTGATGCCATTGCTTTTTCCATATCTTTTCCAAGAAGAAGACATAGTTTATAAATAGATTTTGTTAAATATATACTGGTTTTCTGCTTAATCAAATTAAGCTCTTCTTGCCCAAGAGCAGCCATTAGTACTGCTCCATATTTAGTGCCACAAGATACTGTAGTGAATCCTCTTTGTATCCTTTTCCTTCAATTTGTTTTAGATAGTCTTGTCTAAGAAATGGAAGATAAAGATTTACCTCCATTGTAGAATTTGCTGGGTCTTTCAGCGGATCAAGAACATGTTCATTAAGTTCTTTGTTTGGACTACCATGACAATACCAACCGAGATAGGCGTATCTTACTCCGTTGTCTGTAGGTCTTATTTGATGCGCTGCCATATAATCACTAGGGAACATTAATACATCTCCCTTTTTAGGAGAATAGTCTATATCTAAATAGGGGAAAAAATGAGAGCCTCCTGTAAAGTTTTTTCCATTAAGTTCGGCGTCTGTTTCAACATTATCATTTATATAGAATATTGTTCCAACTACATTTTTCATGGCTAGCTGCTGACTTGGATGCGGGACGCCATACATATAATCTGTTTGTATATCTGCGTGTGGGCCCATATAAACATTAGATTTATATTGAGTTATGTGACCTCTGCTCTGCCACCAAACACATTTGTATACCAATGGAAATATTTCTATATATTTTAATAAGCATTTATATTTAACTTCATCAATAAAAGCCAAAGTTTTTATTGCGTGCAGTTCTTTATCTCTATGAATTCTTGTTGCCCTATATGGCATTTGTTCAATTTGCTCAATCGGAAAAAAGTATCCACTATTATTTACGTAAACTTGTTCCCCCGTATTTGGATGGATAGTAAGTGAATACATTTCTGCTTTTTCTTGTTCTATACTTCTTTCGCAAAAACCATACATCCAATCCCAGTCTATGGTGGCAGTATTTTCGAAAAGAACGACTCCACCACCAAGATGTTTTGGCTCTACATCAACGTAATTCATTGTCATTATTTTCTCCTGATTTATCGTCTAATTCTGCTAGTTTTAACATGCCCTTAACTCCTGGCCCAATTTTATTACCATCTGCATCTAAGCCAGTTTTTATTCCCTTTACCCATGTCCATGGTTTATCTTTTGAATTTTGCATTTTGAGATCATTATATTTTCTTCTTGATTCTTCTAATTCTTTGTTGTCCCATCTATTTACTACTTCAAACTCAACACTCGGTAGTAAGTCTGTTGGATAGATAGTAAAGAATAAAAATGGACTTCCCTTAGGGAATACAACAGGTTCATTTACCTTATGAATTACCCAATTTGTTTGAACTTCATCTGGCCACCAGCCAGAAGGGATGCTTGCGGTCATCGGTGACGCACCATCTACATAATAATTTGGCGAACCAGTTGTCCACAAACTATAACCTTCTTCTGTGTTTATTGCCCAACCAGTTGCGATTGATATCATTCCATGTATATTTGAGTGAGCAAAATTAAATCCATTGTGAACGCCTCCACTAATTATTCTTGCTGGGCTTGCTCCCCCGTCCCAAATTACCACTAGTTCTTCTGGGAGTATCATTTCCCAACCGCTAACATTTGCTGTAGTTACTGGTGTGCATTGGTATGCGTGTTTGTTATAGGTATTATCCATCCAATCTCTTTTAAGGCGGGACTGCCTTATTTCGACTGAGTTGTTATGAGTTCTTGATAGTATTATTTTTGTCATGCTAAATACCTAAAAATATATAATCTGAATCTAAATTTTTTATTGGTCCAGGCATTTGGCCATAAAATCTTGGACCTCGACCGGCATCTGGATCTGCTGGTGACCCATCTAAATTATGCCCATATTGAAATCCTTTATGAGTTCTCTCGTTATAGTCGAACATTGTAACAACTGAATATTTTGTGCCAGATACGACTGGTAACGAACTATGTGCATAAATGTATGTTGAGGGAAACAATATTATGTCTCCAACTTTTGGTTTTATTTTAAATCTAAGTGTATCAAAAACCAATTCTCCACCATCATAATTATCATTTAAATAAGCCACAGATGATACAGTACAATTGTAGCTATAGCCATGATCTGCATGCGCAGAGAAGTGTTCTCCTGGAACATATTTAACAAAATTAAAGCTTTCCATAAAATCCATTTTTATACCGTGTCTTACCTCATAATCATAAAGGCATTCAAGTAGTGGAGATTTTACTGCTTCGCAAACCTCTTTGATTTCTTTTTGTTCTGGAGAATTTTCCCAAACGGTGTTATCTGGATGTATTTTAAAATCACTACAATTTCTATAACTTTTGTTTTTATTTAAATCCCCAGTTGTTCCCAAATCCCATTTAAATCTATCATTAGTGGATTTTTCCAATGCAAGCTCAAGTTTATCTATTAGGCTTTCTGCATCAGGGATGGCTCCTCTGTAGACTATAACACCTAATCTTGCATCAAAAACATATTGTGGGTTCATAATTATCTATCTCCGATAAATGTGTGATATAATTTATTAAAAGCAAAGCCCATTATACCACAATTTTTGGAGAGCTAATTATGTTTAATGAAGAAATAACAGAAGAAAAACCCTGGAAAGTTCTGCCTGGAACATTTGGAAATTCTACCGATAATATTAAAATTATAGAAAATTTTATTGAAAAAGAGGATTTGTTATCTTTACAAAATTTTGTAAAAAAAATAGATGAATGGGACAACTCAAGAGGAAGTGAATATCATGAAGACGGAACTATTAAATATGGTGCCGACGTTTGGTTAAATAGGACTTGTAGTTCTTATATTGTAAAAAAATTAGATAGAAATATTTATGATCTAATTGATTTTTATATTGATAAAATGACTGAAAGTATAAACAGTAATTATAATTGTATTGTTGAAAAAAGACCACCAGTCATTGTTTGTTGGCGACCTGGAGATTTTCAGATAGCACACGCCGACAAACAGCTTCAAGATGGAAGACCGAATGCTTTTCCAGATTATGACATTAATTCATTATTTTATATTAATGATGACTATATCGGGGGAGAATTATTCTATACCCAACATGGTAAAAAGTTAAAGCCAGTAGCAGGTATGGCAGTATCACATCCTGGAGATGTGAATTACATACATGGAGTAACTCCAGTACTATCCGGAGTTAGATGGGTTATCCCAGCCTTCTATGCTGTTAAATCTTTTTAATAAGATTATTTAAATCCTGGAGGACTAAAGAAAGCTGGAGGACCAAAGAATCCTGGGGGGGCAAAGAACCCTGGAGGAGCGAAGAATCCTGGAGGACTAAAGAACCCTGGAGGACCAAAAAATCCTGGAGGACTAAAGAATGCTGGAGGACCGAAGAACCCTGGTGGAGCAAAGAAAGCTGGAGGAGAGAAAGCTCCTACAGTATAATTAATTGCCGTTCCCAAAGGAGTTACAGTTGTGTCGGTAATCGCTGGAGTTACAACATCATTTAAGCCTGAATTTTGTGTTGGGGTTGTTGTTACTGATCCAACAGTAAAACCAGCAGCGGTTATTGTTGTATTAGCTGTAGTCTTCGCGGTACCTTCTGCAACTGTAGGTTTAGCTTTTTTTCTATTCTGTTTTTTACCTGAATTTTCAGCCATATTATGATGCCAAGTCTCCTAATGCTACCCATGTATCGGTAGCTCTTTTGATGATTGTAGCAGATGACCACTGCGCACGCAACTTCAAACCTGGAGTATAGTTAATGGTAACTCCAGCACCAGCTGTTAGCGTGCACTGTCCAGCTCCTGTTTGCAGCACTGTGATGGTGGTTCCAACAGGAAGGGCTACTGAAGAGTTTGGTGGTATTGTCAAAGTGTTTGCAGAAGCGTTGTTCATTTCAATCATCTTACCGCTGTCCGCTAAGACTAAGGTATAACTAGCTATTTGAGCGTTGGTGACTGTGTCGGTAAATATTCTTTGATAGTTAGTGCCATCATTAGTGAACTCCCAACAGTCTGTGGTTTCATTCCAGCGTAATTGAACGTTTGTTGAAGTACCACGTTCAACTTCAACTCCAGCATTTTCGGATGGAGTTCCAGCTTCATTGTTATTTAACACAATCAAATTATCATTGATTGTTAAAGTTTCAGAGTTAACAGTTGTGGTTGTACCAGAAACTGTAAAGTTGCCAGTAACGGTAAGATTACCTGCCACTGTTGGGTTGGATGTGTTAACCCAGGCTGAACCATTGTACAAAAGAACCTGGTTAGAAACTGCAGATGTTATTGTAACATCTGACAAATTGTCTATTGTAGCATCTAATGATACTGTAGCTGTTGAACCTTCTGATTGAGTATGCGCAACAGATATACCTGTTCCAGAAGCCACATTAACCATGTAGTTACCAGTTGTATCTGCACCAAGATCAACGGCATCGTTCACCCAAGCAGAACCGTTATACTTAAGGAACTGACCCGAAGCAACAGATGTAATTGTTACATCGGTAATATCATCAATCGCTGATGTTGGGACTCCCCAGTCAATGCCTTTGGCAGCGCCGCTATTAGCCCTTAAGAAGTAGCCATTTGTTCCTACGCTTAAAACAGATGGTGTATTATCTGCTGTAGCGGTAAATATATCGCCTTTTGCATTAGCGAGTGATTTAGCAACAGCGTCGCTTTCTATTTGATTAATTACAAACTCAGTTGTTGCAATTTGCGTATTATCTGTATTCGTAGCTGCTGTTGGGGCTAATGGTGTTCCAGTTAAAGATGGGCTAGCTAAAGTTGCATAACCTGCAAATGATACGTTAGATGTTGTTGTAGAAGTTACCCTTCCATACGCATCGACTGTATGACCGCTAATGAATGAAGTAACATTCGAACCAGAAGAATTTGTTTGCTCTACTGTAGCAAGATCGATACTATCCGCATTAACTACTAGTCTACCCGAACTTGCTGACATAACATTTACTGTATTATTTGTTACTACCAATCCATCGCCAGCTGTAAACCCACCAGTGCCAGTGAATTGTGCGTATGTTAGATTGTCTGTGCCAAAAATTATGGCATTATTTGCTCCAGATGGGGTCCCGGTTAAGATAAAACCACAGTTTATATTAGCAGATCCAGCTACTACAAATACAGCATCTCCCTTTGTGACTTCACCTGCAGGGTTATTGTCTGAATCTGTTCTCCTTGTAAGAACAAATGGTGTGCCAACAGCACCAGCGGTAGTCACTGTATAAATACCATTTTGTGTTGCAGTAGCTTGATTCTTTACAAGAATGGAATAACCAGCTTCGGCTGTTCCTAGGTCTATTGTAAGCACACCGTTTGCTGTTGCAGTTAGTGTAGCACCAACACCTGCAGTTCCATTATTATATGTGCACGATGGCAGTGCGGCAGTTGTAGCCAATGCCACAGGATTTTGCCAGCTAACTCCAGCAAACAGATCATCTACATATCCTCTTGTGGCAAGAGCTGTTGATCCACTTCCAGCATTCGATGCAAAGACGGACGTAACATTCATTACGCCATTAGCTGCTATATTACCAACAACAGTGCCGGCAGAGTTTTTAAATTCAACCAGTGGTGCAGTGGCACCAGACGCTGCTTTAAATACAACAGATTCATCATTAACTGTAATTTCTGGTGCGGTTTCTGTTCTTAAACGGGCCATATCACTCCTATGGAAATTGAACTCTTGATTTATAGTACTAGCAAAAAGCTATTTTTATAGTAATGCCTTTATCACAAATTTATTGTGTTATTCTCTTTAGAAATTCTAACATTTTTCCAGTATATTTTATTCTTCCAAAATGAGTTAAGTTTATTGTTGGATCAACCCAAATCTTTCCGCCCATCTTTTGCCAATAACGGCAAAAGCCATAGTCTTCGGACAAAAATCTTCCATCATCATCAACGTATGAATTAAACAAAGCATACGCATTTTCTATTTCATTACCTGATAGAGCGCCTGTATCATCTTTATATTTTAACTTTTTATATTTCTTAAACATTTTGTCAAATACTTGACGCCTAATTAGCATAAAACCAGTGCCCGCTTCATAACATTCTATCGCACCATTATCAATATTAAGTTGTGTTTCTCCGGGCTTAGTCATGTGAACAACATATCTAGTTGCATATTCCATAAGATCTTTAGCCTCTAAGTCTTTAGAAGCACCTTCTTTTACTTTATCCCAATTTATTTCTTTAATCGGATACGAGGCGGTCATTACATCTTTTTCATGCCAAAGCAGCTTTAATATTGCTTCTTTATCAAACTGAAGATCCACGTCAATGAATACCATATGAGTAAAATCTGGATTGCCCATGAATTTAGCAACAAGGTTATTTCTCGCACGATTAATTAAAGAATCAGATATTGTACATACAGAGTATTTTAGGCCTATCTCTTTAAAAAAGAGGCAGGTCTGCAAAAAACTCATCATAAATGGTTCTGTTACATGTGAATCGTAACAGGGTAGTGCAAAGAAAACGTTCCATTCTTGGAGTTTTTCTTTTGGAATTGTTATATTTATTTGTTGTTCTTCTACTGGCATAATCTATATTCTATACTGTTTTTTTTCCCAAGTCAAATTACGATTTTCCATATATCTTATATCTAAAGGTTGGTTGTTATCGCCGTTGTTATTGGGTATACCTTCTCTATTCGAACCAACGCTCATATGTGATTCACACGCTGCAGCTAGCTTTTTTGGAAAATCGTAAAAAATTAAATCAGTTGCTTTTTCGTTACAAAAATGACATTCAATTTCTCTTAATTCATTTAATATAACATAATAATTTTCTCTTTTTTCAGTAAGTTCTTTTACATTAAAGGGCTCGTTAACACAATATGGGTGTATTTTATTATTATTTTTAGAAATAAATGTTTTACTTTTTACACAATTATTTAAAGAATATGTTGTATTAAAAAGGCCCATTACATCATAGGGTATTGCTGGACAAGAAAAATGATCTATTATTAAATCACAATCTTTTATTTTTTCGTCCAAATATAGATCAAATTGAACTTCTGCTGGATAAATATTATCCCAAATTTTTATTACAAAATAACCATTTTCTAAAACCGAAAAACCAATTAACCCTTTAAAGGATTCATTTTCGATATAAGAAACTGATGGCTCACTAACTTGTTTTCCTAAATAATTTTCATGTATTAGACCAATTATATGATCGCACTCATGTTTTTCATCATAAATGGTGCACAATGAATTTATGAAAGTAACAAAACAATCTATATCTTTTATCGGATTAATGGTAAAACCATTTATCGTTAAATGCGATACTATTTTTTCATTGTGATTAATCATATTTAATTAATAATTTATAATACAAAATTAATTCCAAGTAGACAAAGCAGATCGTTTCCATGTATCTGTTGCTATGCAAATATAAATATGGTTGTCGTCCCATGCCATATCTCCGTATTTTCCTGGACTAGATGGAGAGACGGGAACATCTACCGATATATCGTCGAAGGATACTTGATCCTTTTTCCCTCCTAATCCTGCAAAAACTGTAACAAAGCGATCAAAGGCACCGGGGGGGGAGGAAAAATGAACAATAACATTATTATCATCAACTATAGAATAAATTGTTTCAGTAATATCAAACAATCCAGTAGTATCCCTTATCACAACTCCAATATCGCTTGTGTTTAATTTGTGATTTATATGTATATTTTTTGCACTGCCGTCACCAGCCATTTGACCAAAATAATATCCTGATAATGGCAAAAACACTGTGGCAACAAGTGAGTCATTTGAAGGTGCTTCTGAAAAATCTAAAATTACTTTTTGTGTTGAATAAGATTGAACAGCAACTTGGACTACTTCATATGGATAAGTATTGTTTCTGACACAAACAATCACATCTCTTGATCCAAGATTATGGTTTAATTCAATACTAGAAGTAGAACCATCTCCAATAATTTCAGAAAAATATATTTCTTCACCAGCAGAAATTATTAATATATCTACAGAATTGGATGTTGGTGGTGTTTCAAAAATAATTTTTGCTTGACTAGTACTTAGGGCTTCCCATCTAAATTTAATATTTTGTTTTACACTTATTGCACTAGGCGTCGCGGCATTTGACAATGCATTACCTTGTACATAGCCAAAAACAACTATATCTTGAGTATCAAGATCGTGAGTAATCGTATATTCTGTAGATGATCCATTTCCTATAGTCGTGGAAAATGAAGATATTTCAGATGGGATTATATCTACTGCGTTGGCTGGAGATATTTTTGTACCGTCAAACTTAAGAACTTGACCATTTGTAACGCCTGTTAAATCCAGCTCGATACCATTAATAGTTACGGTAGAGCCTACAATAAGGCTATTCTTGACTACAAAGTTTTTGTCTGCCACTAAAGTTCACTGTCCCTCTAGTTTTAAACTTATTATTAAGTTTTAAACTTCTACTATTTTACACTGCAATCAATGTTCTTGCAACTTTTACGGTAGCTTGTGTTGACGCGGCATCGGTGATCGTCACTCTCAGCAGTACGTTTCCTGAAGAAATTGAAGTTGAAACGGTCATTGGTATTCTTGATGCTCCAAGCTCAATTACTGCATACTCCGACATAAAGGAGTCTGTGCCGTCGTGTGCTAAAAGCACTTCAGAAGTTGTGTACTTAGTGCCTTGAGATACTTGGATAAGGTACTTAGCTGTTCTGTAAGCTGTCTTACTAAAGCTGTCAACGGTTGTGATTGTGTTAACGGTAACTACTTGAGTTGATGTATTAAGTTCTCCAGTAGAATCAAGAGTGATTGCTCCAAATGATACTGAGGCATTTGTTGCAACGTCTTGGCCAATCGAGAAGGTTGGGTTTGCGCCTTCGCCACCAACATTTACTATTGTAACACCAGTTCCTGCGGTAACATTTGCAAGATAATCACCAACAGTATCTGTTCCAAGATTAATTGCGTCGTTAACCCAAGCACTTCCGTTATACTTTAGGAATTCTCCTGCGGCACCACTGACAATCGTGACGTCTGTTAAACCATCTAATGACAGTACAGCAGCAGATTGCGCATAGGATTCAGTCGCAATAGCTCCATATGTTGTTCCATCATTTGTGATTTCCCATTTATCATCGGTTTCATTCCAACGAAGTACGACATTTGTTGATGAACCGCGTTCAACTTCAAGCCCAGCATTTAAAGAAGGGCTGCTAGTCACTCCAGAATTAAGAACAATAATATTGTCTTCTACCGCTAAGGTTTCTGTGTTAAGAGTTGTTGTATTACCGTTAACTGTTAAGTTACCTGTTACGGTAAGATCTTGGCCAATGGTAACATTTGAAGGAAGACCAACTGTTATTGCACCGGCAGAAGCTGAAACCTCGACTTCATTTGCTGTACCAGTCAAAGACGTTACTGCGTTTGAAGACAAATCACTTACTTGTGATGCACGGATGCTAATCGCGGTGTTTGCGGCTGCTGTAAGGCGTCCCTGAGCGTCTACGGTGTAGTTTGGCACCGTATTGGCATTACCGTAGCTACCAGCTGTAACAGCTGTGTTACCAAGGGTTAAAGTAACTGCTCCAGAAGTGCCGCCACCAGTAAGTCCAGTTCCGGCCGTTACTGACTCAATGTCACCTGCGTCATTTGTGAAACTGATTACACCAGTGCTCGAATTGTAGGCAAGATCGCCAGCAACGCTTATCTGAGCTCTTGTATTAGCTGTAAAGTCTGAAACTTGGCTAGCACGAATGCTAATCGCATTTTGTGAAGCTGCGGTCAAACGGCCTTGAGCGTCTACAGTAAATGTAGCTGCTGTATTTGCGTTACCATAAGTTCCAGCTGTAACAGCAGTATTGTCAAGATTAATAGTTATAGTATCAGTTGCGCTTGCTATAGAGCTTAAACCCGTACCACCACTGATGGTCAAGGTGTCGGAACCTGAAGTGATTGTTTGGTTTGAGCCAGAGTCACCCGCAACTGCAAATGATGTTGCAATATTAGCAATTGTGTTGCTAACATTTGATATTGCATTGTCCGTGTAAGATGTGGCGTTTGAATAGGCGGTGCTTACATCTGTGTTGCTGGCAATGTTTACATATGTTGTTCCATCATTACTAAACTGCCATTTGTCTGCTGTCTCATTCCAGCGAAGTTCAACGTTTGTTGAAGTACCGCGTTCAATTTCAAGTCCGGCGTCTGCTGATGGTGAGCCAGTTACGCTTGAATTGAGAAGAACTTTATTATCTTCTACAGCAAGTGTTTCTGTATTTAGAGTTGTTGTGCTACCTTGAACTGTAAGGTTGCCAGTAACGGTAAGATCTTGACCAATTGTAACATTTGAAGGAAGGCCTACAGTTACCGCTCCATTTGATGCCGAAACTTCGACTTCATTTGCGGTTCCAGTAAGTGAAGTAACTCCTGCGCTTGCAAAGCTAATAACACCAGTTGAAGAGTTATAGGCTAGTTCACTGCCAGATGCACTTATTTGTGCTCTAGCGTTTGCTTGGAAGTCTGAAACCTGACTTGCAAGAATACTAATAGCAGTGTTAGATGCTGACGTCAAACGACCTTGAGCATCGACGGTGTAATTCGGGATCGTGTTTGCATTGCCATAAGATCCAGCTGATACTGAAGTACTATCAAGATTAAGGGTAATAGTATCGGTGTTTGAAGTTACCGAGCTAAGACCTGTGCCACCCAAAATGCTGAGTGTATCTGAACCTGAAGTAATTGTCTTACTTGTTCCGGAATCGCCAGCAACTTCAAATGCAGTAGCTACGTTTGCAACTAAGTTAGCAGCGTAGTTCTGTGCTGCGGTTTGTGCACTGGATGCTGCACCGAATGCATCAAAAGTATTTGCTGTTACGGCTATTGTTGGAGTAGAGCCTTCACCAGAGTTATTCGTAAGAGTGATTGCAGTGCCGGCAACGAGTGACTCAACATACGAACCAATAGTATCCGTTGAAAGATTTACTGCATCATTGATCCAAGCTGAACCGTTATAACGGAGGAAGTCTCCATTAGCAGCTGAAGTTATGGTAACATCACCCAAGTCATCAATTGAACCTATTGTAATGGTGGAACCAGCAACTGCTGCGTAAACGCCAACTCTTACAGAGCTAGCAGAAGGAGCTGCCGAAAAATCTAGAGTAACTGTTCCAGTTGTTGTGGCTTCCCAACGAACATCGATTACTTCATATGGACTTGCTGCATTGCGTGCAACAACAACAACATCTCTTGTTCCAAGGTTATGAGTAATGGTGAATGTAGAGGCTGTGCCATCTCCAATTGTTTGTACATAAACTGTTCCAGCTAAACCAGTATCTGTTCCTGGAACAAAACTATTTCCATCAAACTTAAGAACTTGGTTTGTTGTTGCACCTGTTGGATTAATCGTAACACCATTAACGGTAAGAGTATTGGCGTTTAAGTTACCTGTATTTACAGTAGATGGCAAAGAAAGAGTGTAGACACCTGAAGTTGCATTAGCGGTTACAGAAACTTGATTTGCGGTGCCAACAACATTTGATATTAAATTAACTCCGTATTATAGCATTGGCCGTGCTATTTTTGTAAAACAGTTTACCATCAGCTACGTTTAGGGCTAATTCACCTAGAGACAAAGAGTCTGGTGCTTGGCTTGAAGTGTCTGACCTTTTAAGAAGTAGGGTATTATTTACCGCAAAAATTGAACCTGAAAACGCCACGGAAACTCCTTTAATTGAATATTTAGATATTTAAATCTTTATGAATAGTAACTAGTCTATCATTGATATTAATGATAACAAAATAATTTTAATTCAATTACAATAAATATTTACCATTTGCCCAGAGGACACTTCGCTTCTTTTAATTTAACTTTTAAGGTCATAACACAACCACACTCTTTGCATTGCTTTGTTAGTTTTATCAAACTATCACATTCCTCACAAGTTTTTAGCCTATTATCAGCTAACTCATCGGTTGCGCGTTCAACATTGGGATTTAATAAATCCCAAGGACGTGTTTCTCCAAGCTTCTTTTTATATTCCTGCCATGCGTTCATATTTAGGCTGGAGGGTGAAATCCATCTTCATCATATGTCCAGCCTTGAGTTACTGATGTCATTAATTCTTCTGGGATTTCTACTATTTTTGGATTAGATGTAAGTGCGGCGTACATTAATTCGATTTCTTTTGGGACAGACCAATTAAAGGTCACTTCGCCATCAACAACAACTGCAAAGATTGCTTTATCTTCTGGATTTTGTAGCATTTATTTCTCCTATTAAAGTCTTTGACTCTATATTATATCATAAAAAATACTATAATTTGCTTAATAACATCCGAAACATGCGCAACACATATCGGAAACAACATCGTTATATGCCGGACAAGCACACGACGAACATCCGCTTGGTTGACAAAGTGGAGCATTCCAATAATATCTTGTAACTATCTTTCTACATCCGTCTTGACAATATGAATTTACAGTTTCAGTACGGTTCAATGAACCAGTACAACTTGTGCATTGTGGAGGAACGAAGAACCCTGGAGGACTAAAGAACGCTGGAGGACCGAAGAACCCTGGAGGACTAAAGAACGCTGGAGGACCAAAGAACCCTGGAGGGGCAAAAAATGCTGGAGGAGAAAAAGCCCCAACGGTATAATTAATCGCTGTTCCTAAGGGCACTACAGCTGTATCAGTTAATCCTGGAGTTACAACATTATTTAGGCCTGAATTTTCTGTTGCTGTAGTGGTTACAGACCCAACGGTAAAACCAGCATTGGTTATAGCTGTATTAGCGCTTGACTGAGTTGTTCCGTTCGGATACAGTCGGTTTGGCGGCTTGCCTCACTCCTTTTGAGTTTCCTAATGGAATTGTCATAACTAAACCTTAAGATCGCCTAAAGCCACCCATGTGTCTGTATCAAGTTTAACCAGTGTAGCAGATGACCATTGTGCTCGCAATTTTAACCCAGGTGTTCCGTTAATAGCTACTCCAACGGCATAGCCTATTGTTAACTCACCAGAACCTTTTCTTAAAATATCTATTCTGTCTCCAATTTGAAAAGAAACACTTGAATTTGCTGGGACTGTCAAAGTCATAGCAGAACCGTTGTCCATGGTGACTAACTTAGCTAAGTCGGTTAATTGTAAAGTATAACTTGTTCCCGTTTGAGCATTGAGTTGAGATCTAAAGCCTGCCCTAGGAGCTCCCTCTTGCAATGTTGTTGCTGTCACTGAATTTGCTGCAACAGTTGCAGCTTGCCCTGTGTAGTTTGTTGCAGAAAGGATTTCTGTTCCATTTATTTTTAATACTTTACCTGAAACTAAATTTAAATCCTCAGAAGAAGACCAAGCTAAACTTGAACTAGACCAAGTAAAGGATTTATTTGCTGCACCATCTGGGACTATTATTCCAGCTCCATTTGCTGTTGTATTGCTTGGGGATGCAGATGACCCAAGTTCAATAGTTTTATCTTCAACTGTTATTGTTTCTGTATTAAGAGTGGTTGTATTACCATTAATAGTTATGTTTCCAGTTACAATTAAATTATTATTAATTGTTGCGTTTCCACTTACAATCAAATCATCGTCAACAATTACTGTTCCACCGGTTGAGTCAATTGTTAAATTGCCAGAAGTTGTATCAATTTCTCCAGCAGATGTAACACCAATTGTCACGCTATCAGCAGTTAATCCAGCAAAGGTTACATTATCAGCTGTACCAACAGCCTGACCTATTGACAAAGTATGCGTAGTTCCTTCTCCAGAAGTTGAAGCTGTTGAAGAAACACCAGTACCTCCAGTAATTGTGGCTACATAATCACCAGTTGTTTTTGTCCCGAGAGCAAACGAATTATCTGGAACTGTAACAGTTCCGGTAAAAGTCGGTGAGACGAGGGGGGCCTTAGTGTCGATTTGGGTTTGGATAGCAGAAGTGACTCCATCAAGATAGCCGATTTCTGTATTCGAAACATTGGCAACGACTGCTTGGATTGCGGTCGTATCAACTGTAATTGTTGGAGTGGCATTTTCTCCTGAGTTATTAGAGAGTGTTATTCCAGTTCCAGCGACCAATGATTGGACAAACGATCCTACTGTGTCTGTACTTAAATCAATTGCATCATTTACCCAAGCACTGCCATTCCATTTAAGGAATTGACCAGAAGAAGCACTTGTGATTATTACGTCACCAGCGTCATTCAAGGAAGCCATTGCTGGTCCAGGGACTGGCTCATACCCGTCACCTGTAACAGCAGAAAATACCGAAGCCCTAAATGCATTAGTTGTTACTGGGGCAGAAAAGTCTAAAGTAACTGCGTTTTCGGTAGTGGCTTCCCATCTTGCAGATATAACTTCATATGGAGAACTATTATTTCTTGTTATGACTACAACATCTCTTGTCCCAAAGTTATGAGTTAAAACATATGTATTGTTTACATTGTCACCAATATTTGAACTATAAGTTAATCCACTAGAACCAGAACTTCCTGGAGAAGTAGCGTTGACCCAGGTATTGCTAACGGTACTATATTTTAATACTTGATTATTTACTGGACTTGTTATCTCAACATCGGTTAGATCAGTAATATTGGCAACAACACTTGCAACGCCTGGTACAAATTTATTTGTACTTGAGTTGTATTTTAATACTTGAGTATTTGATGCTCCAGTTGGATCAATTTCAATACCATCTACATATAGAACTGACATACCTACATTACCTGTGAAGGTAGGCGAAGCAAGGTTTGCCTTGAGGTCTAAAGCAGTTTGGCCTGCTGTAGATACTGGTTTATTTGCATCGGAAGTGTTGTCAACGTTTCCTAAACCAACGTCACCTTTTACTAAACCCGAAGGTGAGGTAATTGTTTTGTTGGTGAGTGTCTGTGTTCCTGTTGTCGTAACAAGAATTGAAGTATCGGCAATCCCATGGATATTTGTCGTATCTGCTTCGTGGTTAGTGAGTGCCGTAGCAGCATTAGTTGCTGCTGTTGCTGCTGCGCCATAGGCGTCGAAAGTATTTGTTGTTACGGCAACAGTCGGTGTTGCACTTTCTCCAGAATTATTTGTTAGTGTTATTCCAGTGCCAGCAACAAGAGATCGGACGTAATCACCAGTAGTATCTGTACCAAGTACTAATGAATTAATAGCTATTGTAGTCGATATATCCACATTGCTAGAACCGTTAAAGGAAACAGATCCAGTTACATCTCCAGAAAGAGAAATTGTTCTGGCATTCGTCAGTGCTGCTGCAGTACCGGTTGTATTTGCATTAATTGTTGCCGGAAGACTCAGTGTAACAGTTCCAGAACTAGAACTAACATCTATTTCATTTGCTGTTCCTGTTAATGAATTAACAAATGTATCTTTGTTAATTATATTAGACCAATCAACTTTTGCTTCTAATTCACCAGCTGTTCCAGAATATACTTCGCTAGTGTTTGTGGCATTAGGGATAAAAGTAAATTTTCCAGTTGAATCATCAAAACCAAAAAAGCCCAATCTTGCTGCGGTTCCGTTATGCCATCTAAATTCTATTCCTCTGTCTTTGTTGTCATCAGAGGTTGGATTTGTATTGCCACCAAGTGTAAATACAGGATCTTTAACATAAACAGTTGTTGATTCAACAGCGGTTTGAGAACCGTTAACTATTAAATTTCCATTTATTGTTAGATTGGCCTCTAGTCTAACATTATCTGAAGTTGACGTTGTTGTACCGTTATACTGAGACCAATGTAGTGTTGTATTTACTAATGTATTTGAATTATTTTTATAAAACAATATTCCATTATTTGGATCTATTGCTATTTGACCCTGTAGAATATTAGGAGTTGTCATCTAAAACCTTCGCTGTCTTTTAATTTTTAGAAGGTTCCACCATCAAATGTTATCCCGTCGATGGATCCACCAGTTATCGTAATGTTATTGGCGTTTTGAACCGAAATTGTTCCTAGGCCAAGATTAATTCTTGCATTTGCTGCGTCTGTAGCGCCAGTGCCGCCGTTAGCTATTGCTATAGTTGTGCCATTCCAAACACCTGTAACTATTGTTCCAACTGATGTCAAACTAGAATTAACTATTGTAGAACCAAGTGTTGTATTACTTAATACTAATGTTCCACCAATTTTAAATTCTTTTCCAGCTAAAAGATTAAGATGTTCAGAAGATGTCCATGCATCTGTTGCATCAACCCAGTTAAATGTTTTGTTTGTTGCGCCAAGTATTGTTATACCAGCTCCATCAGCAGTAGTGTCTGTAGGCGACGCTGCATTGGCAAGTACAATATTTTTATCTTCTACCACTAATGTTGCAGTATTAAGAGTTGTAGTATTGCCTTGAACTGTTAGATCGCCAGTTACAACAAGATTATTAGATATGGTTACGTTAGCTGGAAGGCTTACCGTTATTGCTCCGTTTGCTGCAGACACAGCTATTTCATTAGCAGTTCCAGCTAGGCTAATAACTCCACTATTTGTAATGGTTAATGTATTAGATCCATCATTATATGATTTAGATATACCGGTTCCAGCTGTTATTGCAGAGTCAATTGCATCTTGTGCAGCTTCGTTAAAATCTGAAACTTGACTTGCAGTTATTGCTATAGTTGTATTTCCTGCTGCTGTCAATCGACCCTGCGCATCGACTGTAAATGTTCCCACTGTTCCAGCAGCCCCGTAAGATCCTAATGTTACAGATGTATTATCAAGATTAACCGTTACTGTATCTGAAGTTGTAGCCGAACTTAATCCTAAGCCACCCAAAATGCTAAGAGTATCTACTCCTGATGTTATTGTTTGACTTGAACCTGAATCACCTGCGACAGTAAATGATGTTGCTACGTTTGAAATATTTGAATTAATATTTGCAATTAGACCATCAACATAGAGTTTTGTTGTTGGATGTGTGTTTGCAGTTGGTGTTGGAACAACTATTGTTCCAGAAAAAGTTTTATTACCAGATATTGTTTGTTCTGTCCCAAGCGTAGCATATGCTCCATAGCCTGCAATCGCTATGACATTGGTGGCAGTGCCACCGGCTCCGCCAGTTCCTTTTCCATAATAAAGGGTATTGTCCGCTTCGTTAAATGCTAATTCAGCATTCTCAAGACTCCCTGGGGCGCCTGCTGCTTGTTCGCTAGACCTTCTTTTGATCCTTAGTGTATTAGCCATTTTTAAAAATTCCCTCCATCAACAAGATTTGACTCTGCATAATTGATCCACTGAGAACCGTTATAACGCAAAACTTGACCATTAGCAACTGAATTTATAGTAACATCAGTAAGACCATTTAAAACCGATTGAATTGAAACATTTGCTTCTACGGCGACAATTCTATCCTTTACTGTTAAATGCGAACCAGCTGGATTAATACCCACAACAGTCTGTATTGCCTCAACGGCGTCATTCAGATCTGAGTGCTGTTGATGATGGGGTACAGTATTAGAATTAAGGGTATCGGTAGATGCCGGATTAATTAAATTATCTAATGCCGATGGATATCGAATGGCCATTTCTTCTCCTATATTGATAGTATTTTATTACTATCATTACTCCAATTTATAGTAACAGCTAACGGACTATTACTACCCTCAAAGGGTAGACCATCCGAAGTGTCTATATAGAATATCAATCTTGAATTTGAATCAGAAGATCCCACTTGATATAAAACTATTGCATCAAAAGAACTTCCAGAATATGCAGATGTAGATACGTCGTCTGCATCGAGAATACCATTTGTTGTTGTTTTATTCGTTAAAACTGATGATCTTTGCTTAATTGCAGATGAAGAAATATTGGACACAAACTCATCAGTATTTTGATTTGCCGTATAAGTTGCTGTATTTATAAAAAGTATTTTTAAATCATTTGTATCAACAGCTATATCTCCATTTAAAAGAGCTTCTTTAGCTTTTTTATAAATAAAATTAGCCATAATTAAATACCTACATCTTTTGATATTTTAATTCTATATTTGTAACCTTTTTCAAAATAATTTTTACCTTCCGTAGAATAAGAAGGGGTTGCATCATTTAGTGAAGGGAAATCTACATAGACTTCAGATTTCCAAGAGTGCATACTAATTTGTGCTGTTACTTTTTCCCATCTAGATGGAGCTCTTTGTACTAATTTTCTTTGACATGTAAAATATTTATTATTTAAAAAGTTAGAGGCCGGCCTATCACTGAATGTAACTATAACTCTTCCGTTATTGTAATCATTATATAAATAGAATTCTCCATCTGCCGGATCAGTTTCTACTATATAAAATAAAGGATTTTTTGCAAGTATCTGATAACTTACATCTATATCTGTTTTAATTGATTTATCTTGTATTAAAACAGGAACTAAACCTGGATCAGTAATCTCTGTCGTGTTAGGTGTTGCGCCACAACCAGACCAAGTAAATTCTATTTCTTCTGTAGAAACTATGTTTCCAGAAGCATCTACTAAATTTTCTACTGTTATACAGTATTGTGTATCCTCAACTAACTCTGTTGTTCTCCAGTAAAGAGTTAAAACTCTTGAGATTTGATTATAATCTTTTATTGTATTAATAGCTTCAAATGGAGCTGATACCTGAGTTGGTGTTGCTCCAGCGACAACTAACCCAAAATTTTCATTTTTTAATGAAGATATTTTTACAGTTCTACCAAATTTGATAGATACTAAATAACACCCGACTGAAGCTTGGTCAACTAAATATAAGGCCACTTAATTCTCCAAAAAGATAAATTAACTATAATAGTAAGTGGTTTATCGCAAATACGAAAATAGGGGGTGGAGATTTCTCTCACACCCCCCACTTTCTAGGGATTCGTAACTATAACTAACCCTAAGGATTATATTAGCTAAGTGTAACCTGATTTGTAACTTGTACTTCGTAGTTACGAGCAAGGTTAATATTCTTGGCCACTGTAATTCCTTCACCATCACCAAGCATCACGATGTCGTAACGCTCTTTCATCTTCATCTGACGAATGTCGCGACTTGGATCAGCGAACTGATCTGTGGTCATGTCATCCTTGACAAGAAGTGAACCGACTTCATTGCGGTCAATCAAGAACACGTCAGACTTAGCTGGCGTTGCACCCGACTTTGCAGTGAAGCTTACGAATGGTGATACGATTACATTCAAACCCATAGGAGCGGTGTTGTTTAGTGCACCTTCTCTTGAGTCTGGACGGTAACCCCAACTTGTATTGACTGCTGCTGCAGAACCACCTGTGTGGAAGATGGCATCCTTGAGGAATACCGACCACATAAGTGGGTGGAGGATAAAGTCTGTTGGGACATGATTTTCTGCCATAAGAACAGCAGCCATGTCGACAACATCATCCCAGTGAAGAGTGTCGTTGAACTCGCCATCGATCCCTCTACCGGTTGTGCTATCGTAACCGCCATCAGCATTGTCGAACACAATTGTAGCTGCGTCCTTGAAACGTGACAAGGCAATTTGTTCCTTAAGACGAGCCATTGCTCTACCTGCAGCGCGGACGTGAAGGCCTACGATATCCCAGAGTGAGTCTGAAATGACTTCTTCTGTAAAGGAGAGCTTGACGCCCTTCTTGGATACTTTGCCTTCAATCTGCTTTGCAAAGGCGAGCGCTTGCTCTGGATACTCTTGGCCCTCAGGAATCTCTGCTGCTTGAATAGCATTGACTGCTGGGAACTCGAGTGAACGGCCCTTACCTAGGCGTACTGTCGAGAGAAGTGGAGTCACAAGAAGTTGTGGCTCTGCTGCCTCTTTAAGTGTACGTGAAATAACCTTTGGGAAAAGTATTGCTGCATCAGGTGATGCAAATGCTTCCTTAATAGTTACTCTATTATTTTCGTCTATATGCCCGTCCTCGGTTAAAGCGTTCTCCCAAGCTGGGAGACCCGAGAGGAGCTCTTGGATTGTCTTACTCATCTTAGGAATATTCCTCCTGTTTAATTTCTAAAGTGTTAGATTGACACGGAATGCGCCAATCACATTATTTACGTCCAAATTAGAACGTATACCCAATTTACCTGAGAATGAACCCGAGCGTGTAAGCTCGTATACAGTTTTCAGGGCACCTGGATCTGATGGCAACTGCATGTAGGAGAGAAGGCCGTCATCAAAGTTTGTAGCAAACTTCTCAACCTCAACTACCTTACCTACTTGCAACCATGGGTAGCTACCACAATCGTTCTTTGAAAGAACTACTGGGCGGCCCATATGGTCTGCCTTAATTAATGAACCAACAGTTACATCGTTATTAACGAGATTAACCATTGGGTACTCAACGTATCCATGAGTAATGAATCCAGCGCCTTGCGAAGTGCCTTTATCAAACGGACGGTAGAGGTCATACTGAGCACAACCAATTGGGATTGATCTAAGCTCTACTGAAACTGTATCAGTTGCACCCGAGCTGTATGATGGTGTTGCACCATCCAAAGGATCCCACGATGCTGGCATCGTGTCGCCCCAAGTTACTGCAGAACCTGTTCCGTTTGCAGGAACAATTCTTGCATCACCGCTAGCATCTGCAACGACCGAAAGAATTGTACCCTTAGTGATTACAATTTCAAAACGATCATCTTCTGAATCTGAATACCATGTTGGCAATCCTGCTGATGGAAGCAAGTAGGCTGCTGGTGCAATACCAGGAGAGACTACAAAACGACCAGCACCTGTTTTAGTGCCAACTTTACGAAATTTAGCTAATGACATTTAATATCTCCTTAAAGTTGTGATTAGAGTTTACGACGACCCATGAAGGCATCTACAAAAAGTTGTTCAACAGCATTGGTCTTTACTTCTTCAATTTCTTCTTCTTGCTTATCTGAAAATATAACATTTTGTTCATTTTCAACAGCAATTTCAGAATTGATTTCTGGCATATTAACACGCTTTGTTTTTGTAACAGGCATGCTTGCCAAATCTCTTAAAGAATCAGCCAAAGAAGAAGCTGTTCTATTTGAATGATCAGCTATTAGTTCTTCTCTTGCTTCATATGACTCTATTCCGTTTGCAATTTTTGCATCTACAACTCTTTCAACAAGAGTTCTATGCAATGCATTCTTGAGTTTCTGATTTTCTTCTTCGAGGGACTGAAGCTTCTTTGTTTTGTCATCGACATCTTGCTCAGAGGCTTGCTCATCGGCTTTTATTGTGCCAGTGAGGTCTGTCTTTGACTCTTCAGTCTTCTCATTTTCTTTAGAAGTAGTAGTCTCAGAAGAATCAACAGTATCAACCTGTTCTTCTTTTGAATCTAAAACCTCTTCAGATCCTTTAGCATCTTCTTTCGCTACTTCTTCAGTTTCATTTGAAGTTGTATCAATTACTGATGCTTTTACGTTTTCTAAATCTTTAATTTTTGCAGAAAGAATATCAACCAAAGATTCATCTTTGTTTTCTTTAGCAATTTTTAGTGCATTATCCAATGCTACTATTAAATCTGAGCCATCATTTTCTTTTGATTCATTGGACTCATCTTTAGCAAGTACTTCTTCTTCTGTTGCAGCTTGCTCTTTGTTTTGCGCTGCATCCGTAGTTTCCTCTGACGAGGATGGAGAAGTTGCTTGAGATAGATCTTGGCTAAGCTCTTCAACCGTAGCCAATATATCTTCATTCTTGACTTCATCATTCATGTTTAATTTCTCCTCAAGAATATCTTTCTTATGATTCTCAACATATAGTAATGAATCATTAGTATATTTGTAATCTTCGCTTTCGTGAATCGCATAAGCCGTTAAAAAAGCCCCCTTCAAATGCATATAAAGAGGTTTTGATTCTTTAGATTTAAGGCCTTTTAATATTGATTTATGTTCTTCAACCGAGTAAATTTCTTCTTCGTTCATGCTTAAAACAAAAGCCGAACTCCTTGCTACCCAGTCATTTGATGAATTCTCAACCTTAACATCTTTATTTCCGGCTTTTCTTACGCCAGACTTAGAATCTGCTGGTTGATTAACAAAAGAATATTCCTTAAAGGATATATCTTGCATATCTACAAAGGCCAGTTTACCCTTATAAACTTGACCTCTTTTAAATTTAGCCAATTTTGGTCTGCCGTCTTCGGACTCTGCGGCCAAATCTTCTCCGGTAATTGAGCATACTGCTTTGCCGGCTCTACCGCCTACTGAGCCAGTTAAATATCTTTTATCTAAAACTTTTTGTATTGCGTTAGGATCAGTGATAGCAACCTGTAACCTAACAAATGAAGAACCATCTTCTTCTTTGTCCATCTTTGCTGCCATAACTCTGCCAATTGGCTCGGAGTTCAAATCATGATTAAGTATGATTGGTTTCGGGTATGGCTCAACCCATGATTGTAAGGCGTTTTCTAATGCTTGAGCTGAATAATTGTTATAGTTAGCTGTTAATCCGTTCGTGGATTGCAGCTACCTCAATTATCAAACCTTTATTTAAATTTTCTGATTCAGAAAAATTAAAATCTACACCAGAAAAATCCGGAAGTTGAACCCTAAAGGTTTCAACAAAATCAAAGGCCATTTATATCTCCATTTTTAAGAACTATACGTATAGTAATTTGTTTTTATAACATTAAACAATTTTATATGATTATATCAGACTTTTAGTAGGTTTTCCAAAAATTCAGAACTTCTCTTATCACCATTGCGTTTATACTCATCTAAGTGTGCCGGAGACATAATATGAGGTGCATAGATATAGGATGCACTAAACAACGAAAAATTATTTTTAGTTGCATTAGCTGACCAACCCAAATCCTCTCCCTGTTGATGGAATACATAATCTACATTATTGTAAACATCTTTAGACATCATTTTTGCAGCCATTATTATATCTGACTGAAAAAAAGATCCAAGTGGATATGATTTTTCTCTGTATGCCATTTCGCCAACTTTATCTTTCCAGCTCATTACGCTTGGGAATTGATTGCCTACTGGAGTCATATACATAAGAGGGGAAACTGCATCGGCTCCGGCTTTAATGTGTGCTATTAATAGTTCTAGTGTGTTTGGATTTTCCAATAAAATATCTGAATCCAAACTTAGATAATAATCTGGTTGATGTTCTCTGACTGTTTGAAGAACAGAATTTCTTAAAGAAATCATATTATGATATTTAGATAGTGTCCATTGTCTTCCATTGTTTTTGTGTTCATAATGATTAATGTCATTTCTTTCATTAATCACAAACAAAGGAATTCTTGGATCTAGCTTTTTCCAAGCATGAAGTGCTTTGGTGGTGGCAATATCATCAGGAGCAGTTTCAAAAACAAAACCAATATTAGAAATATCTAATGATTGCTTTAATATACATCTGATCCATTGAGATAAAATCCAATCTCTTTTGTAGATTGGACATCCTATAATAAGTTTCATTTTTTATTCAGCTGTTTTAGTTTCTTTTTTTACTACTGGTTTTGCTGGTTCTTTTTCATCTTTTTTAGATGCAGACTCTGCTAGCAAATCTATTTTTTGTTCTTTATTCTGTGCTACTTCTTGTGAGGCGACTTCTTCTTCTTCAGGTTCTTCCATCAAAACTTGGAAACCTTCCATAAAGGCATCGACTATTTCAACTAGAATTTGTAATGCAAGTCTTATTTGATTATTTGCTACAGCTTTTCTAAAGCCTTCAATTGCATCTTCTTCAAGAAGAAATTGTTTTGAAATTTCAGAATTAATCATTAAACTCATTGGTGTTTTTGTCCTTAATTAAATTTTCAATTGGATTTTCGTCTTCATTAGTATACACTACATTATAGTCTTTTTCTAGCGCATTTTCAATTGCTGATAACCAAGACATATCAGATCTTCTAATATTTGGAGAACTATTTCTGCCATTTTGATTTGCTGGTCTTACTGAGTTACCAGTTCCTCTTCTATTTGAAGGAAGATTTCTTTGACCCTTAGGAGCAGAAGCTTGTTTGTCTCCATCCTTTTTAACATCAGTAGCTTTAGCTGGAGTGTTTTGTGCTGCTATTTTAGCCTGAGCTTGAGCTATATCAATTTGGACTCTACCCTGTATTGACGGAAACAAATTCTCCTCATCAACTTCTGGATCTAAACCAAGTTCTACTCTTGCTTCGTCTAAGCTAATTAGTGAATTAGCATATTTTTGCATGATATGTGTTTCTTTTTTAACCTGAGTATCAACATCAATTTCTTTAAACTTAAAGAAGCATCTGTCTGACACAGTTTCTTCGACTGGATTAACTATAGGATCATAACCAGCTTCGAATAGAAGTTCATTAAATATGTGAAGTCTAATCATATCAGAAAATTGTTTTTGATATTGTTTAACCTTATCGTATAGCGCAACATCTAATCGATCAGTTACCGATCTATTGCCACCATTCATCATCATGCCGAGATGATGAGGGGAAACACCAAGTCCTACTGCAACTCTTTCCTTAAAGTGCTCAAGGTAGCTTGATGCATCAAGTGCCTCTTTACCAGAACCAACAATTTCTATATCATGTCTATGGGGCAAGATCAACCCACCCTCTGATCTTAGATTTTCTATTTCTGCGGCCGCTCTATCAATTTCATCTGGCTCAGCTGGCTGTTCTGGAGTTCCAATTCTATATTTATATAGCGGGAACAATTCTCTATGAACTAAATTTTGGATATCTTCTTCTATTTGCCTAAGAGCAACAACGTCATCTAAAACTGTTGTAAGGAATGGGGTTCCAAAAGCTCTTCCAGTTTTTCTGTCGACACTTATATGTATAACCCTATCTGCAGACCAAACTGGATTTTTATTTGTAGGAGAATACGTTAAAGGATCTGTCATCTGCTCATACATCTTTGGCCTATTATGCTTATCCCTCATTATTCTGACTTGTTCAGTGGGTATAAGATAATAGCCAACAATTGACTCAGTTCCAGATATAGGATTTAATTTTGTTGGGAAATATTCTGATATATCGGCGCGTGCTTTTACAATAAAAACATTTCCATATTTAAATAACTGATCTGAAACTTCTAATAAGAAATCTGAAAATGGTCTTTTCATAGCCATTTCCATAAAATCTATTCTTTGGTATAAATACGAAACTGCTTCTGGATTTTCTCCGACAATTTGCCAGCCTTCTTTCCAAAACAATTCTTTATATTTGTTTAAAGCTTGTTTAACATACGAGTCTGTATCAACAGCCTGCATTATTCTTTCAAAGTCATATGGAGACGGCTCAAAAGTACTTCTAGTATTATACCAATACGTAGAACCCTGATAGCCAAGTGCTAGTGTAGCAACTTTCATCGTCTTTGAGATTGTTTTTACATCTTCTGGTTCTATAGTTCTAGCTATAAAATCAGAGTTAGAAAAACCTTCTACTTGACGAAAGGGTATATAATCTTTTAAAGCCATTATTGTCTCCTATAAAAACTAATTAAAATAGTACTAATTTTAATAGTTTTTATAACTTAGTTTTGTGAGATGCCGGCTTTGTCAAAGGTATTCTTAATAATAAGTCCCTTAACTGATTCAAGCCAAAAAATCGTTTCAGCCTCAGAAAAGTCAGAACGATACGAAAGATTCTTATCACTAATCTTAATTTCAACTACGAACTCAGTTTTTACTGGATTGCTTTCATTTGTTTCTGTTGTTACTTCATTATTTTCACTCATCTTAGTGTCCTTTTTGTTTTTCTATTATTGCTGTTAATTGCTTTATTGTAGCATCTTTTATTACTACCTCAGTCATTAATTGAGATAGTTTTTCTTGAAAAGATGCTATTATTAAATTAATATCTAAATTAGAATCATTATTATTTTGTGGATCAAAACTTTCCGATAATTGCATTGAATGTTTTTCCTCTATTGTTTGTTGTTCAAACATTAAATCTTGTTTATTTTTTTTGATAAACAGTTTTGACATAAGTATATTATATACTATCTTTCAATAGTAGTTTTGTCAATTCTAGTATAATATTATTTTTCTAATTCTAATACCCTTTTGCGAAGATCTTGAATACTTGCAACGGCCAATGCCAATAGATCAAGATGCTTATACATCTCAATTTCTCCGTCGCCATCTTCTTCGTAATTATAAACAGACAGTAAACCGTTAGAAACTTCTTCGACTTCTTCTGCTATAAATCCAATATTAATAGATGATTCTCTTCTTATTCTTTGTTCTTCTGTTTCTGGTTTGCGACTATTAATTTGTGGTTTCCAGGTAAATGTTACTGGCCTTAATGAATCTATAATTGAAATATTATTAAAATCTTGTATATTTTCTTTTAATTCTCTTTTAGAAGAAACTCTAAAAACTTCACCGCCGCTAACACATAAAGTAGTTCCACTACTCGGACTTGTTGAAAGACCGGTAATACGTCTTTGTGAAACAAATTCGTTATAATTAATATACCAAGTTTGACCTCCAATCCACGAGCTGCCAGAGAAGCTTGTATCAATAAGCAAGCCTTGATCACCTCCAGCAAATATATAACATTGTGTCGCACCATCGGGACTGGCAGTCCCGAGCGCTATTTGGCCTCCATCTATAGGGAGAGAAATTCTCCCACCTACAGTCAAACTAGTTCCACTAATTTCTGAACCAGTTATTGAGGTACCAGTAATATTGACTCCATTAATATTTGCTGCAGTGATCGTTCCAGTTACCAGATCGCCACCAATGCTTCCAGATGTTGCGTTTATTTCTCCACTAATATTTGCGCTTGTTGCCGTTAAAGAGCCATCACTATTTACTTGAAAAGCACCGTTGTTAATATCTATTGAAGTTCCAGAAATAGTTCCACCAGTTATTAAATCTCCAGATATATTTCCTGAGGTAGCATTAATGGTTCCAGTAATATTTGCATTGCTTGCTACTAAACCGCCTTGGGGCGTTACCCTAAATGGCGCACTTGAGAATGTGCTATTTCCTAAATAAATTCCGCTTGAATCAGCTTTAAATATAGAATTACTAGAACCAATAGAAATAGTTCCACCACTTAACTCTCCAGAAAAAGTTCCACCAGCAGCGGAAAGATTTCCAGAAAAAGTGCCACCAGCTGCAGAAAGATTGCCAGTAAAAGTTAAATTTGTTCCATCCCAGTAAAGATATTTTGTAGAACTTCCTACTTTAAATTCTGCAGTTGATATAACACTCCCAGTTGTGTTCGCCTTCCATCTGTTATGTTCGTTTATAAATACTGCACCTGCTTTTACTGTTCCTCGTATCGCAGCTTGGTCAAATTCAGCAAAGCCGTCTCCTCTTATCAGCCATCCGGCAGTGTTTGCCGAATAGTTGGAAGATCTAATAACTGCCGTATTAGCTGGGGCAGAGTATACAGTTGCGGCACCTGCTTGGGTCAAAACTATTTCATGAGCTCCAATTGTCCCAGCTGTTATTTTTGCAGCAGTTAGGCTTGCTATATATTGATTTGATATAAGAGGATTTGCTTGATCACTTTGAACTATTGGAGACCAACTACTTGGATTATTGCTGGAATCTATTGTTCTTATTCTTCCAAAATATCTTCTTGTTGTTGAATCTGTGCTATTTGCTACTGCAACTGTAAACACATTTGATCCAGACGTTCCAGAAGAATATATGGTCGCGTTTGTTATCGGAGAAATATTTGGATAAGATCCAGAGACCTGGTTAGCCTCATAAAGCTCATAACCATATGATCTTGCGTCTTTATCTGATGCGTTGTCAAAAACAAACATCACCTTTTCAAATGAAGAATACAGAGCAAGGTTTAGTGGATAATCTGGAATTGTTTGATCTGTTGGAACAGAAAATATTATTGCTTGTGATGGAGCGGAATTTATATTTAAATCTGAGTCTTTTACTCTAGCTGTTAATATGTAATTTTTTCCGTGGTTTTAAATTTTCTATTTTTCTTCTGACTTTAGCCATTAGACTGTTCCTCCAGAAACTATTCTACCAAATAAATATGGACTAACTTCTTCCTTATCTATTTTTGCATAAACGTTGAGTGCGTATGAATAGTGGTCAACCTCTATTCTTCCATCTTTAGAAGAAGGATTTCTTTCATAGTCTGCTTTTATTTCAAAAATATAATCTTTATAATATAAATCATCTGTAGAAAATACTAATATATTTTCTTTTTTATTCTCACTAAACAAATCTATCTCCTGCCAATCAACTTCAATGATATCTTGAGGTGTTGCATCTGACGATAAAGAAATTATCCTTAATTTAAACTTTCCTAAATCAGGGCTTTTGTTGCAAAATAACTCAAAAAATGGACCAGTAAAAGTTCCAATTAATTTTGCTCCAGGATTTTTGCTAGATCCATTTTCCCAATCTGTTTCAATATTTAAATAAGAAAATGAATAAAATGCTGAAGTATTTGAACTTACATCAAAAGATGTTTCATCTATGTCCGATGACTGTGTTATGAATTCTGCCTGTTGTTCCGAACATGAGATATAGTCTTCATAAACGCCATTGTTTACTTTTTTAATTTTTTTAATATCATCTGTTTTATAGTAAAGACTATATTGATTTTCAATTTGTATACTTTTTTCATGACTAGTAGCTGCTTGAAAATAAATTCTATTACCGATAATATGTGATTTAACTGCTATAAAATTATAGTCATCACTTGATTTTGATTCATAAACAACTATATATGAATTTTGTTTTACCTCTTCTTGCAGTGAGGAGCTAATAAATTTATCTATTGATACATTAGATATATCTACGAATAACCAATTATCTTTTTCTACATCCTGTTTTAGGATAGGAATATTTATTTTCCTTCTAAGAATCGGATATACATATGAAGTATCCTGATTGGGTATAGACGGATTGGCCGTCACAGGTAAATATCTAAACCAAGTCATAATTAAATTTGAATAACCTCAATTACGTAATCGTAATTTTCATTATAAAGATTGTCATCAATTTCAATATCAATTATAGCATCTGCAGCTGGAACTCCACCATCCAATATATCTGTTATGTATTCAACAATGTTTACAGAAGTGGGTGATGGGGGTATTGATTGTTCTGTTTCTCTTACTGATTGATAATCTATATCGGTTGATCTAATTCTTTCAGAACCATCTGATCCAGTATGAGTGTGTGTGGATAAATTTACGCCATCTATTTTTGCGTTATTTTTTACAAAAATATCTCCATCAATAATTCCGCCATTCTTTAATAAATATTGCGGGTGATGATTTTCTGTTAGGTCATCTAAACTAGAGTGACTTGATACTAGATCACTTTCTGTCCTGTATGTTTGGTGAGTTAAATCAAATATCTTAGCGTATTCATCACTTTTTACAGTTTTAATTATTACTGGCTTTGGTTGACCCTTAGAGGATAATTGATATATGTAATTTGAGTATCTTCTTTTGCTTATTACAAGAGAAAATAATTTTTCTACATTAAAATTAATAACATTACTTCTCTGTATCATATCTGCCAAAATCATCCCAAAATTTGAGTTAATAATATTTGTTGCAGATAATAACTCTTGTGTCATTACAGGTAGCTCTCTTGACAATGCTGTTGTGTAATAATCCAGTTCCATTGAAGAAACTATTTGGTTTTTAAAATCAATAGATTGAGATAAATATCTTTCATAAAAAATGTCACAATTATCAACATAATCTCGTTTTAAAGATTCTAAGATATTTTTAGTTTCATCATGTAAAGCATTTAATTTAATTGAAAAAAACGCTTGGAATTCGACTGCTTGTTTTTTTGTTGTTTTATCCAACTCGGAAGCTGGTATTTCGCCTGGGGACGATATGATTGTCTGCCTGATGTACTGCGTGTGTTGTGACGCCATCTTGGCCCACGAGTCAAATTGTAGTGCGATCTGTTTTTGTGAGTCATCTTCATAATCATCTCCAAACTTTAACAATAAAATATCTTTTATATTTGACGCCTCGTTTAGCATAAATATAAGTAAATTTCGTAAATCAAATAAATATGCAAAAGATGACTGTGAAATTGATTGATGGTAATTTTCTATCATTCTTCTAGCACTTGTGGACATAGATCTTTCTGCATACTTATATTCATTGAAAGAAATGTGATCCGGTGCATTTTTTTGTGTAGAATTATATTTTAATAATTCTTTCCATAATTTTCTATGTGATTCTTCTAAAGAAATATTTATAGATGGATTTATATAAATATTTAATAATAATTTTTCTAAAGTTAATTTAGTTTGATTTAAAAAACTATAGGTTTGCATTATTTGACTTCTACACCCTTCTAGGGGTATAAAATAGTCTGGCCTGAGAGCGTATTCAAACTTTCCAGGAATAGTCCCAGTCTTGCTTGCATTTATGGTTTCTTGAGGTGTTCTTTGTTCAAAAAAAGAAACGTCAGCTTTTTCTGCTGAATAAAAATTATTTGAACCATTTACATTTGTTTGTATATTATTAATTGACATAAATTAACCTAAAATATTTTTCTTTTTAATTTTGGTTTTCCAGCCATTCTTCCAATCCTAGAAGCCATAAGAGCATCTGCCCTACCAACCGATGGGGTATGCTTTGACTCTACACTGTCTTCCGAGTTACTCGGTTTTGGCATATAAAATGTGTTGGAAAACGATTGAGTTTTTGTAGTATAATTTGATTTCATAAGATCACCATAATTTTGGGTTATAGCCAAAAGAGCCAACATGAGCGCATCATGCGCGTGATCCATTGCTGATCCACTCGCTTCAAAAACTGGTCTTCCTGTTTGGGTGGTTCTTACAACTATATAAGATATTAATTGCAAATAAAGTTCTTCATCTGTTTCTGAAAAAAGAATTTTTTCTTTTTCTAAATATTGCCTCAAGTTGTCAACCATAAATGGTTTCATTTCTTTTTTAACTGGAAGATGAGTATAGGGATCTTTTACTTCTATTGTTTCGGCAAAAGAAACACCCTTTACTCTTTCTCTTAGTTTTGTTTGAGGATTTTCTACTCCAGCTTTATGTAGAAGTTCTACTTGAACTTCACCAAAACCTCTGTCTACATAAATATGTCTAGGTTCGAATATTTTATTTAATTCCATTATTCTATCTACAGCTTTAGTTAAAGTATATTCTGAACGAGGTATTTCTTCTCTATAACAAACTCTTGTTCTTCCTCTAAATCTCTCGTCTTCATAGTTGTCATTGCATGCTTCAACTATAACAATATTTGTTCCAGCTCCATATTTATCCCAGTCAACACCTATGGTAAAAAATGATCTAGCCGAAGTAACTTCGGGGTTGTATTTCCAACCTGGATTAACGAATGCCGTGTCAACATATTTTCTTGGGTATACGCCTTCTGAGTCTTCGCCCCAGTCAGCTTCTATTTCGTGACGATAACCCATTTCTGTATATTGTTCTCTAAACTCATCTTCTTGTTCTTTAGAGAAATAAGGGTTGCAGTATGATGGAAACCAAAACTCTTTAAATCTTTCGGACCTACACCATTCCCAAAATTTTTCTCTTCTACCAGTTGGAGTAGAAGCGCCAATCATCATCTTGTCAGGTTGATCTTCTGCGGTTTTCTGCAACATCGCGTACAATGCATCTAGGTCGTCAGTATGCATGTAATCCATTTCGTCCAACACTATCACGTGTGCTTCCTGACCACGAGCTACGTCTGACTTTCCGCCCGAACGCATACCAGATGTAAAGAATCTAATAGTTGAGCCATTAGAAAATTCCATCATGAATTGAGGGCTGCTAACTTTTCTTGTTATCGAATTCATAACAACTTCGTTCTTGCCGGCTATTCTTCCAATCTCTTGATAGATGAGTTCTACTTGCGTTTTCATTGGAGCAATAACAAGACATCTTCCGTCTTTGTGCGTATAGCTATAATGTAAAAGTGTTATAGCTAGTGTGAAAGTTTTTCCTAAACGACGACCAGCTCTTAATACTTTTCTTAATGATGGGTCTCTTAGTATTAATATTTGATAAACTCTAGGTTGAACTTGTAAAAAGTTTTTTGCCCAAACAACAGGATCTTTAGCTATGTGCATTTGCCTTTGTTGTTCTGCTGATATCCCAAGATCCAGAAGTTCTCTATCCATCTCGAATGGTTCATCAATCAAGAGGGATAGTTCTTTATTGGTTAAAGGTTTACTCGTTACCGGTGTCCCGTCAACCCAGTTAATGTGTTGTAGTTTATTTTCAAAAACCCATTCAATTCTATTAACCTGTTTAAATAATTCTATATCTTGATCTTTAATTAATTCTAAAAGATCTTCTCTAGAAAGTTTTTCTAATTTTTTTCTAAACTCTTTAGCTTTATGATCCATAATTATCCAAAATGAGATGCCATCATTGCAGCTTCTGATCCTAGCACGCTTCTTGCATTTAGTCTAGAATTTTGAATAGCCATGACGCCTCTTGCTCTTGATGTTGCAGCTGCTTCCGTATCTTTGTAGCCCATTCCAAACATTGGTTTATTAATTGAACCTTGAAGAGATTTGTTCGCATCGCGAGCTAGGTTTATTCCACTCTTGATTACTTCTCCACCCATTCTTCCTAAGTCATAAACAAATGATGCTGCGGCAACAAACTGTAGACCAGGTATTGCCATTGCCGCTGCTCGTGCTCCAAGAACTTTTGCTCCTGCTGAAGTTCCAAGTACTCTAGCGGTACCCCCCTTGCCAAGAGTTTTAAGAACACTTCCTTCAAGGGCACGTGTTGCAATACCTGGACCCTGAAGACCAATCTTTGCTAAAGCTGTTTCCATATGGGTTACTGCCATTTTAGCTCCAGTTTCAGATGCACCCATTAAACCAGCTGAATTTGCAAAACCTTGTGCTCCTCTAAAGTATCCACCAAGATATTGTGTTCCTTTGCCACCCATAGAAGATGCTAGTAAGTTTCCAGCCACACCTTTAGCCTCAGCACCACCTGCCCTAATAGTTGACATCGCCGTACCATAAACTGAGGTATCTACTGGGCCAAGTGTTTGACTTATGAATAAATTTTTATTATTCATTCCACCTAGTCTTTGCATTCGTGTTCCAAAAGACTCAATATTTCCAACACCACGTAAGTCCATTCTTCTTGCAGCTGATATAGATGCTAAAAGACCTGGCCCCAGTGCAGCTTCACCAGCATTAACCCCAGAGGCTTGTCTTAACCTGCCCATCCCAAATTTTTCTGTTTTATTAAACATTCCATGGCCTTGAGCATAGGTATATAAGTTATTTCCTTCGTTAGCACCAAACACGCTTACTGAGTGAAATCTTCCCAATGCCCTTGGCCTTAACGTGGCGTTATTTACTCTTGATGGTTTAAAAAATGAAGTCTTAGTTCCTATAGCTGCATCGTCTGCAAATCTTCTACTTCCAAATAAGAATGATTTTCTTGTCGCCGGAGTTGGTGTAAGATCGCCGTTTTGGAATACTTGATAGCTTGCTCGTCTTGTAGCTCTTCTTGAAGCATCGTCAAAAAATCCTCCACGCAAGAGCGTGTTAGCACCTCTTCTTGAGCTCATTCCAACTGATGCAGATATTCCCGGGGCAGCCCCCATCATTCGCATAGCCAATGGTTCGTTGGCTTGTGGATTAGCGTAATCCTCAAACTGTCCAGTTAATGGATTAAGTGCCATTAATATCCGCCTCTTGCATTGTGCATTCCGAGAACTATGTCTCCCGATGCATTTAATTCAGTTGCCAACTGTCTTGATTTTGCGTAGGGGCTTTGAGAATAAAAATCTTGATTATTTTGTATTCTTCTGCGTGTATAATCAAGCGGTGCTATAGCCCCTATTGCTGCTCCAGCTATTGCTCCTATCGCTCCGCCCTTTTTGCCGCCAATTCCAATTCCACCTACTACACCACCCACTAACCCACCAATACCAGTTGATACAGCTTGCATTCTTCCGGTGGGAGCTACTGGATTGACTTTCATATAATCCATCGGAGCAGATGCTCTCATCAATCCACCAACTGAACCACCAAGAATTGATCCAGCCAAAAATCTTCCTGACAATTCTGTTCCCAAAAATGCTCTATCTGCGTCAGGAGTACCAAAAGCCGCTTCCATCATTCCTTCTTTAGCAGACTTTCCTGCAGTGTTGATTGCGCCTAAGCCAAATAGAGCTCCAAACCCAACTGCTGCACCTACTTTTATCATTTAACTACCCTCCGAATAAATGATTATTTTTATCATTTCCCATTTTATGATGATTTATTTTATTTCTATCTAAATTGCCAACAACGCCGGCTGTTACCAGTGGATCTCTTCTATATGAGTTAATAGTACTGCTAACTGGATTAGATTGATTCATCATTTGTCCAGTTGGCATTCTAGTTGGTTGTTGTTCAATTGTTTCATCATATAAAGAATGCTCTCTATATTTCTTTGCGGCCATGTAACCCAACCCAACAGCACCTAGGGCCAATCCTGCTACGCCCATTTTTGTTTTATTATTAATATAAAATTCAAGCATTTTGTTTGGATTTTGACCAAGCTTAGCTCTTCTTATTTGATTTCTTGCTTTTGTTGCATTGTTGCCTTGAGATAGAATTTCTGCTGAATCATTCAAGAATCCAATAATACTACCTCTAGCTCCATCGAGTGCTCCACCCAATCCAGATCTTCTTGCAACCTGTTGATCAACCATTGCTCCAACCCTTAGAACATCATCGCCAACAGTATCTATAATCCCAGACCTCATACCTCTTCCAACAACGTCGTTTGATAAATCTAATCCAGCTTTTTTCAAACCTAGAAAAGCTTGATCAGCTGCATCCCCTTCTAAGTTTGCAACTCCAACTCTTCCTGAAACTAATCTTTCTGTAAATTGATCAATAAGATCATCTTTAGTTATTTTAGAAGCTGTAAGTACTGCTTTTGTTTGAGTATGAAATTCCGCAAGTTGTTGCATAACGTCTGCTTCAAATCCAAGATTTGCTTTGTTTGCTCCATTAGCTGCTTCAGATAAATCAAATAAACTTGATACTAAATTTCTTGCATCTTCTTTTGAAGTACCTTCTGCCAAATGAAACATTGCGTTCATTATATTATCAGAATCTCTTGTTGCATATGAATAACTGATTTCACCGGTTTTAAATAAATTTGTTGTTTTTGGTATGGCTGATTTTTCTGCCGCCTTTTCCATTACCGATAGTGGCATAAAAATATTTTCTTTTAATACCGATTCTGTACCAACTTTACCAAACACATCAAATTCTCTTACACCTTTAAGATGGGTTACTCCAAATTCAGCCATGATATCACCATAGTCAGCGTATTTCATTGCATCCATTGTCCCATTTGCTATGGCTGCAGCTTTTGCCCTTTCAACATATGGAGTAGAGGCGTCTGCCATTATTGTGCTAAATACCCTACTTCTAATATCTAAGAAGGCATATGGGTCTGCGGCTTTTTGTGCGGCTGTGGCAAATTGATCAACTGCACCAGGTGCTCTTGCAGTATAATCTTCAAGTCCAACACTAAAGTGCCCACCAAGTGAAGATCTACCTCTTGCAATATTAATTGCATCTGCTGTTGTTTCTGGATCAGAACCAAATAGACTATATGTTTGCCCTAGTCTTGCCATCAAAGTTGTTTCATTTGCAGACGCTGTTACTTTTCCTAATGTTTTTTGAAGGTTTGTTACTTCATCTATCTGATGAGCTTGAGTATAATTTATTCCCAAATCTATAATATTTAAATCTGATTGATTTGCCATTATTGCTGGAGCGTTAGATCCATATTGAGATAAAAATCCGGGAGTTTGCAGAACTCCAGTTCTTGCATCATTTAAATTTCTTGTTATTATACTTTCAGCTAAACTTTGATCTACATCAGATATATTTGCACCTACTGCAAATTTATACTTACCTTCTTTTCCATCAAACTGAAGTAACCCAGAACCAAGTCCAGCTATATCCGTACGGAGCTTTACCCCCTTCATTCCACTTTCTGTTAAAGTTGATTGAAAAACTTGTTCGGATAAATTTGAAACACTAGCTATATTAGTTGTTGGTGTTACCGCTGAAGCGCCTAATATTACACTTTGTGCACCCTTAACTAAAGGAGAGTATTGAGCTCTTGCGGCAGATTCTACTACATCTAATTTATCTGCTATTTGATATTTTGCAACATAACTTTGCAAGAATGCGTCAGTATCTGCAATGTGCGTACCACTATATATTTTTTCAAATAATTCCTTTGCCCCGGAGTCTCCAGCTATCATATCTTGTTCAATTAATTGTAATAAGTTTGTATTTGTTGCAATAGCTTCAACAGAAGATGTTCCAGTTGATCCACCAAAATGAATTTTTGACATAAAATCTTCAGAATATAACAGGTCTCTAAATCTAGATAATTCTTGAGCGTCTGATCCTACTGCTGTAGAAAGTTTTTCATTTACTTTATCATTTAGATAAGCCCTAGAATATTGAAGTGTATCAACTATAAAATTTTCATCATTAGTCATTCTTTGTGTAAACATTTGAACTGCTTTTTGTGCACCCTCGTGCTTATCATACCCTGACATTTGCTGCATCGTGCTGAATAGTGCATTTATGTCAAAATATATGTTGTGACCAGCAACAACTTCTGCTTCCATTAGTTTATTTAAAAATTTTGAAGACTCATCCAAAAATCCTGCTCCGTTTGTTCCATGTGGAATAACCTTTGTGTTACCAGCTAAGAATTCTGACATAGCCATTGAGCCACCATTGGCATTTGCTACATTTAATCCACCCATTTGTCTTGAGGCGTAGGATAGGTTGTAGTCTGGAAGTATATTAACTTTTCCGCCGCCAATCATTTCAGCAATAGCCATTGATCGTGTTTGTGCGCCCTCAAAAAGTCCAGCTGTTTCTACGTCAAATGTATATACTTTTTTATTTTCAAGTAATTCTTTTAAAGTTTTTTGACTACCTTGTTTTACAGTCCTAAGTCCAGCAATATTTGACATTCCAACATTGAATGCTTCTAATCCAACTCGTTCTGGATTAACGTTTAGCAAAACGCTGTTTAGCAGCATCCCTGCTGGGTTTCTTGAACTGGTATCAACTTGATACCTAAATAACTGTCTGTACAAGTTTGCTGAAGGTAAATTTATATTAGGAAGACCAACTTCCTGCATTAAGGCAGGGAGCCTGAGAATTTCATCAGTGTAGCTTTTTCTTAATTGATCCCTTGCAGTCTTGTTTAAAACTGATAAATCTATTTTTCCTTCACTTCTTAATATTTCTAAGTTAGCTCTACTCGCAGCTCTTGGATCCAATTCTGTTTCTAGTGCTCTTAAATATCTTTGCTGAAAACCTTCATACCTAGAAATAAATTCATCAGATGTTCCATATACTTTATCTAAAACTGTTTTATCTATTATTTTGCTAGCAACCCCTCCGGTTAACAGAGGGTAGGTTTAAGCCATTTTTAACAAACCTTCCAACACCAGTTGTAAAATAACTATCATCTATTTTCATTTTGCTCTTCTGGAATTTCTACTATAGTTTGAGCTTCAATATATTCATCGAGCTCATAAGTACCAAGTTTTTGTTTTAATAATTTTTCTTTTTGGATTTCAATTGCTTGAACTTTATATAAAATATCAGATATTGCTTGAGCACTATCAATCTGCATTTGTCCAGCTTTTGCTTTTGCTTCTCTAGTGGCTAACAATTGATTTCTTAAATCTTTTCTTCTTTTATGAAGCTTATCTTCTAACTCTACAGCTAAGTGTAATTCTTTTCTAAGAATTGGTTCCCCACTTTCATCAATTCCAATAATATTTTCTTGAATAAAATGTTCTTTTGCTAACAGTTTTGTTTTTCTTAAGTATTGAACTTCTTGATCAACTAAGTCTCTTATCATGGAAACTTCAACTAAATTATCATAATGAACTTCAAGTTGGTCCATATATTCAGCTGTGAATTGAGAAACGATAGACATTTCAATTGGACATGGCTTTCCTTTTGGTGCAAGATTTTCTTTAAGTAATGGGCATGTTTCGGCAAAAATGCATTTAGTCGCTTCGCAGTTCATTGGTATTGAAGAAAACATTGATGTTCTTGTTTTCTGTGGACGTACGAGTTCTACAACTCTATCCTTTTCTTCTTCGGTCCAATTTTCTGGAAAGAATAAATCTGGTCTTAGTGATTCAAATTCTTTAATAAAACTTTTTTTTTGATTTATGTTTTCTAATTCACCCATTAAAATCTATCCATTCTGAGCTATAAAAGCTATCATTTTTAAAAGTCTCTATCACCAAACTGTTACAATACTGACAAAGATATTCATTTTTTATAATTATATCAGATTCTTTATCATCTATAAATTGCTCTTTATATATTAAACCCATGGTGCTATTACACCTCGGGCAGAGCATCTTACATCTCTTCCAAAAGTTTCATTAAACCTTTTTGTAATTTAATCTGGAGTTCTGCATCGTGTGTGGCATTAACGAATGTGCTTACTTCCCTCATCTCATCTGGAGATAAATAAGAAGATATTTTATATCTTGATCCCTTGCATATGTCGCAATAGATTTCTTTCTGACCCAGATAACATTCACATTTCTCAATGATATCAAAATGCTCTAGTGCACTAGCTACATCTAGCCATTTATTCTTGAATAACTTTTTTGTCTGCTCTTTATAAGCCCTAAGCTTTTGGGCATCGTTTGACAGAAGTGTTCCCATGTCTAAAGAATGTTTCATTAGTTCATTTATGCTTTTATACAAAAAATTAGCTAACTGAAAATCTCCATTTTTATCTGTATAATTCTTCCAATCATCCATCACATATCACATCTTTCCTATATAAAATATTAAGCGTATCTTCCTGATCCCCTAGGTCCCTTGTAACCGCCCCTTGAACCATCTCTATTTCTCATCATACCAGCACCACCAAACAAAGCGGCACCGGTGAGAGCTCTTGCCCCCACCTGCCTCTGCCTAAGACCTACTGCTGTTTGCCTAGCTGTTGATCCTGCTGCTGTATTTTTTGAGGCTATCTTCATTAACCTTTTCGCCCCGCGAGAACCATTATCAATATACTTTTGTGCTGATGCTGTATTATGCAGCATTGATCCAACACGCCTTGTTGCACCTGCTCTAATCCCCATAATTAATGACCGTACATTCCAGTTGGCCTACCAGGAGTTCTCCTACCTGTTCCGCTTCCTCTTCTTTTTGAAAGTCCAGACATCCCAGCAGCTCCGCCGACAACCATGCCCGCCCTCATTTTACCTGACCTTGCCAATGCTTTAGTTCCAGGGTTAGAGCCAGCCTTGCGACCAATTGCCCCTACTGCACCAAAAAAACCATGTGCCTGTCTATTTGCACCAAATGTTTTTCTTGCTGCGGACCCTGCTGCCATTCCTTGTTTAAACATTTAAAAATATCCTACTTTGCTAGTTTAGTTTTCTTAGATGGTTTAATTAAATTAAAACTAAATTTATCTTCATTGTAATCGATATTGAAAATAGTACCTTTAGGTATAGTATTTTGAACTATTATCCTAGATAGTTCAGTCTCTATTTGATCTCTTCGTATTTGTGATAAACCTCTTGCGCCCTTTACTGAATCAATACCCTTATCAATCAAAGCATTGATTACATTGCTATTGTATTCTGCTGAAAAACCTTTTTTAATTAATTTATTTAAAACTACTCTCATTTCTAGTTCTGCTATTTTTTCACAATCTTGTCTTGACAAATGATTAAAAACTATTATTTTATCTAATCTATTAATCATTTCTGGTTTAAAGTATTTTCTTATTGCATCCATTGTATGTTTTTCTACAATATGTTTGGGTGGTAATGCGGTTGTAGAATTAAGATAATGAACATTTTTATTAAAACCAGTTCCACTTCCAATTAAATGATCCACAGTTTTATCGTTTCCTAAATTTGTTGTAAGAATAATAATTGTTCCTCTAAAGTCAACCTTATTTCCTTTTGCGTCTGTTACAACGCCTTCGTCAAATATCGTCAAAAATGTATTCCAAATATCAGGGTGAGCTTTTTCTACCTCATCAATAAGAACTACCGAATTTGGATTCTTCTGAATCTGGTTAACTAATTGCCCACCTTCATCATGGCCTACATATCCTGGCGGAGAACCAATCAGCTTAGCACCTTCGTGCTTTTGTTGATACTCGCCACAATCAATTCTTACCATTGGCGTATCTGAACTGAATAAAAAATCATGCAGTGTTTTTGCAAGATGTGTTTTACCCACTCCAGATGAACCAGATAATAAGAATACACCCAATGGCCTATTGACATCATTCATATCAGCCTGAGATCTCAATAGTGCTTGACACACTGCTTGTATAGCTTCATCTTGGCCAATAATATTATTTTTTAAATAATGTTCTAAAGAAATAAACTTTTGTTTTGAAACTTTCTTTATTTGTTTTTGTTTATTACCTTTACCTAAAGGTTTTTGTCCATATCTTGATATTATATTTTTTATTTCATCAAAATTTTTATCAAGCTCAACTTCTGGCTCTAATGGCGACGATGCATATGCGATTGCAATCCAATAATCTATATCTAGACCTGGATTAAGCATTACACATCCGGTATATAATGCTTCTATACATCTTTCGGCATTAGACCTAGTCATCATTCCTAGTGCGGCTGAGATATCTGTCTTTAAATTAAAAATAACATGTTGAAGAATTTTTCTTCTTCTATCTTTTTCTGTTTTTACTGTTATCTGAGAAACGAATTCATCAATTTCTTCCGGTTCCAAGACTTTGTATTTTACATATACATTTAAATCTGGAACGTATATTTGATATATCTTCATACGTTCTCCCAACCATTTTTAAAAATAAAGATTCTATATATACTATATATTATAATAATATATATATATAGTAATATTATATATATAGATATATATAAAGGGGTAGGGGGTAGGGGGTAAATTCCCAGTCTACTAAACTTTTTATGCTTTGTCAAATTCACTTTGAATATTTTTCAACCGAAGGACAATCTTCCATGCATGGTCCGCAGAAAGACCAAAATCTTACTAAATCATCAACAGTATTAATTTTTTTTTCAAGTAAAAACTTTGCTCGATAAAAATCTTCTTTTTTTGTCATATTGTGTCGCATTGATATTCCGTTCTATGTATACTTGCCTAGAGCAATTATACCATCCATCAAACACAGGAGACTATATGGAAAACACCTTAATCGACTATAAAAAAGAAATTGATGAAAAAATTGTATACATTAAAAAATTGGTTAAGTTAAAAGAAAAAGTACGTTTTGTGCAACTTGGCGCAGATGTACAATCTAGGGTAGAATATAAGTACATAGAAAAGCAAGTTGATAAAAAAATTGCTGAAACAAAAAAAATAGCCAATGAACTTATTCTTAAACAAAAAAGAAATCAAAAAGGACAATAAAAAAAATGGCAAATGAATCCAAGGGGCTAGAGCTAGCAATAGCACAACTTGAAAGACAATTTGGATCAGGCTCTATTATGAAGCTTGGTAATTTTACGACTCAACCTTGGCCGTCAGTTCCTACTGGTGCTCCGACTCTAGATAGAATTTTAGGTAATGGCGGTTTACCTCGTGGCAGAATAGTAGAAATATACGGTCCAGAATCATCTGGCAAATCGACTGTAGCTTTGTCAGTTATTGCTGAAGCACAGAAGATTGGTTTAAAATGTGCCTATATAGATGCAGAACATGCTCTAGATCCAATATACATGCAATCTCTTGGGGTAGATCTCGATGCATTGCTTTTATCTCAGCCCGATTATGGCGAACAAGCACTAGAAATTGTAGACAAGTTAGTTAGAACAGGTGAAATTGGAGTAATCGTTATAGATTCAGTTGCTGCTCTTATTCCTAAGGCAGAGCTGGAGGGGGAGATGGAAGCCTCTCAGATGGGTCTACAAGCTCGTCTAATGGCCAAAGCGATGAGAAAGCTAGTTGCACTAGCCTCGGAAAATAAAACGCTCCTATTGTTCATAAACCAACTTAGAAGTAAAATTGGTATTATGTTTGGAAATCCAGAAACAACTCCAGGTGGAATGGCCCTAAAATATGCAGCTTCTGTAAGAATAGATCTTCGCAAGAAAGAAGACATTAAAGATAAAGAAGGTGTGTCTATTGGAATTAAAGTAAAAGCTAAAGTTATTAAAAATAAAATGGCTCCTCCATTAAAAATGGTAGAATTTGATATACTTTACGGTAAGGGAGTTGACCAATACGGATGCCTATTTGACATAGGTATTGAGAAACAAATATTTACACAAAAAGGCGCATGGGTTTACTATAAAGATGAAAACTTTGCTCAAGGTAGAGATAATGCAATTGAAAAACTTAAATCAAGAGAAGACATCATTGATCAAATAAGATTATGAACCCAGTATTGAATCCAGCTGTTTGCGAAGAATGTTCTTTTCCACCTAATTTTGCTGTTAATTGCATTTCAAAAAAAACAGATGAAGTTCAAGTTTTTACAATTAAATGTAGAGATTGCGGAGATCAATGGAAGGAGCAATTAAATTAATATGAATATGTTTGAAGAGTCTTTTAGAAAAAATCCAAATATAGAGCAAATCGCACCAAAACTTTTTATTTATAGAAATTTCATAAATGGTGATTTATTAGAAAAAATAAATTCTATCTTAGTAAAACAAATAGATACCCCGTCAGTTACCCATAATGTTGATTGGTATAACGATAGATTCACAACTCTTATTCCAGAAATGCACGAAGTATGGGAACTTGCCTCTGAATTAATTTATCCAGAACTAGCGATGCACCCGCAACTTTGCCTATTGAGGGCTAAAGTTGGAGATGATGGGATGTATCATCACGCTGATGCACCTGGTGCGCCACACGAAGATTGTGGCCCAATTTGTGGCACGTGTGAGATAGCAAAAAGTGTTTTGATATCCCCAGACAGATGGGACACTTGCTGTAGACTTCACTATGGATTGATAGTATATTTTGGTGACTTTGAGGGTGGAGAAGTATATTATCCAAATTTTAATTCAAAAGCAGAGTATATTGGTGATTTTACCTCATTTGAAAATGATGATGAGTTGCGCGTTAAACCAAATAATGGAGATTTAATAATTCACGGTTCACATAGAGATTATTGTCATGGAACAAAAGAAATTACAAGTGGAGTACGCTTTGCTTTTTCTAACTTTGTAATACCAGCACATACTAATCCTGGAACTTTTTATAACTATAAAACAAAAGAATATTATGATCAAATAGAGTTTATAAAACAAGACCCAGATAGTAGATGGTCAACTTGGTTTGAAACGATTAATGGATATGCTTGGGAAGAACCACCAGCGGTGTTAGAAGATAAGAAAAATGGCATAACAGGCATTAGGTATAGAGATCTATAATATTTATTATGTTATATTATTATAATAATTTAATTTATTTAAAAAAGTTTTAGATTTATGAAATTACATTGGATGAGCGTTCATGACGACAGTAGCATAGATAGTTTAAGAGAAAATTCAAAAATATTAAATGAATGCAATTATTATTCAAATTTATTAGTTTATCATTCAACAAATAATGACTATTGGATAAAGTGCGCAAATGTTTTAGATTTAAATCATAAATTTAAATATCTTTTAGCAATCAGGACTTATTCTATAAGTCCAGAATATTTTGTAATGATGTATAAATCGTTTAATGAAATTCAAAAAAATAGAATAATGTTTAATATAGTTTCTGGAGATATCCATGATGGTGAATTTTCGATAAATGATCTTGTTACCGGACAAGATAATTTTAACACAGTAGAGAAAAGAGTTGCTTATACAGATAAGTGGATGCAAAAAACTTTATCTATTTTAAATAGACAAAAACAAGAAATACCAGAAATAGTCATGTCTGGCATTTCGGATGAAACACTAAATTCTTCTGCAAAATTTGCTAACTATAATTTAGCTATGATGTCTGAATATATAGAGTCACCAAAAAAGTTTGAAAAAAATAAAAATAGAATGATCGCAGCTGCTGTAGTCATAAGAGATTCTTATGACGATGCAGAGCGTGTTGTTGATCAAATTGACCAAAAGCATCAAAAAAAATGGACAATTTTTGGAACAGAAGAACAAGTTATAGAAAAAATAAAATATTTAGAGAGTATTGGAGTTACAGATTTAATGATACGAACTCATAGAAATGATGATCAATACAATTTAATACACACCTTAGCAAAAAAGAACCATGGAGTAATTTAATAAAATGAAAAAAATATACTTAATTGGAGACTGTCATTTATCTAGAGTTTCTGAACATTATGAAGAAGATAACAACCAAGTTGACATGACTTTTTGGGGCAAGGCAGCAAAGAAAATTTGGGATCTAGATTTTCAAGAAATGTATAAAGAGGATGAATTGTCTTCTGGCAAAGAGTCACAAAAATTTCAAAATGATGGTGTTATTCCATTTTCTGAAATAAAAGATGATGGAATATTATTTTCTTGGTTTGGATATGTAGATGTAAGAACATTCTTATCAGCATATGATAACGCAGAAACTGTGGCAAGAAAGTATATAGACCAATTAAAACAAAATTTTAATAATTCAAAAATAGTGATAATAGAACCACTCCCGCAGTTTACGGAGATGCTATTAAAGTATGAAGGGATCAGCCCATCTTATACCTATGAGCAAAGATTGGAGCAGAATAGAAAGTTCTTAGACTCCATGCATGTGCATGCGCGTGAGGCTGGAATAACAGACTTTATTCTTCAATCGGAGATACTGGATTCATTAGGTGTATCTAAGTTAATTCCTGAAATGACACATGATAAAGCTCCTCATCCAGTAGATGGCCTTCAAGACAAATATAATAAAAAAATATTAGATCTATTTATAAAAAAGGCATTAGAATTATAAATGATTAAGTTAACTAAAGATATTTTATTATTTACAGATTTATTTGAAGATTTAGATAAAATATTTTTAAATTTAACAGAACTAGACTGGAAAATGTGGGGTCGAAATAACAATGATCCAAACTACAGAATTGGCGAAACAGGCACAATAGACGATAACGAGTATTTATCTACTCAGATAAAATCTGCTACTCAAAAATGCCTAGATGATTATATGCTAAATTTGGGTATAGATAAAAATTTATATTATCATTACCAACATGGTCTATATGTAAGAAAATGGGATTTTCCAATGGCCGGCATGAGTGCTCATAGAGATTACACTTATGATGATCAAGGTGGAATCAAAAAAGTTGCATATACAATATGCGGTTACCTTAATGATGATTATGAAGGTGGATTAATAGAATTTCCGGAACACGATCTTTCGATTAAACCGCCGGCTGGATCCGCAATTGTTTTTAACTCAAATGAATTACATCTGGTAACAGACTTAAAAGATAAACACAGATACATGTGGTCTTGCTTTGTTTATAACAAATAATCGACTCATGCTAATCCTTTGATCCCCCGCCCCAAATCCGCGGCGAATTATTTTTTTTATTTTTAATAATTTGTAGTATTATGATACTATAAGGGGATGGAAGAAAAATACTTATGGATACTTTTAGGGCTTATATTTGGAGTTACTATTAGACTTATGAATGAACACATCTTTAGAAAGATTCTATCCTTTTTTATGACCTCTAGAGATCCGCACTATGACGAGTCTGGCCTCTGTTCATTTGCAGTTGGTGAATCTGAAGAGTTAACCAAGTTTATCACCATTCATGGAGACGCAAAAGGTAATCTTATATTCTCTGCTTTTGAACCAGAAGAATGGGAGATGATGGTTGGTATGTGTGAAATTACCGGTAAAGACATTTCTCAGTTTATTGAAGAAATCCAAGAGGATAATAAATCAAGAATGCTAGTAGTAGATCCAACTAAATTTACAGATGATGATGAGGATCCATTCGGAATGTTCTAGTAAGATATAAAAAGATATATAAAAAAAGACCCCTATCCATTCGGAGAAGGGTCTTTTTTAATTTATATAGGTTTTTAGAAGTCTGAGCTATATTCGTAGTTATCCATATCATAATTATCGTAATTTACTCCAACTTGGGCTGAAGCGCCATAATAAGTCTTTACACTAAGAGCATCCTCAAATTCATCTTCAACCCACTGTAGACAGTCTGGACAACGTAGATTATCATCATACATTCCCTCTGATACCACTATCTCTGATGAACAGTATGGGCAATCTATAAAGCTTGACATATTCTTATCTTCCCTTCGCCTTATTAGGCATTGTTGTTATGGATGTTTATTCTTCTTATTATATAACAGCTCAATCATAATACACATTTGTATAGATCAAAACAACTCCTGATCAAACTTTTTTTCTGCGGGCCAATTCTTATTCTCAACCTGTATAAACATATATAAAATTCCTATAAGCCTAAAAAATAGGTAAAAAATATAAGGGGGTAATAGTGAGTATATGTTGTGCTTCATAAGTTTTAACGAGGCCACCCCTGTATACCCCATCGCTCCTCTGTTTACAAGAGCTAACCGTTGACAATGAGGTTATAAAACACAATGTAAGTCTGACACTACATAGGCGAAGGTGATATGGATGCACCTACCAATACATCCCACTACATGTTCCTTAAGGAGGAGACATGTTTACATCAATCATTGAGTGGTTAGTATTCCTTACAGTAGTAGGCAGTATCGCAGCATCTGTAGGCCTGATGGTCTATGGTGTGTATGTGGTCGTGTCAGATATAAGTACTGTTAATGCAGTGCTGGTCTTGACAGGGCTATTTGGTACAGTGTTCTCACTGCTTGCGCCATTTATATTCAATGGTGTTATCCCAGCTAATAACTGGGGATTAATGGTTGGTTTTAGCTGCTGGTTGGTAGCTCTTCCTGCCTTTATAATACTGGGTGCTTGGGCTATAGAGCGCAAGTAATCAGTTAATCAACTAAGAAGGCTCTTCCATGGTAGTGCATGGGAGAGCTTTCTTTTTTATGGCTAGGTATAAGACATCTAGCTATGTCTCATCAGATCGACATTAACTGTCTGTGACCCCAGCGTAGGTAGTGGCTGGACAACACACTGCTATGGAGACACGCGTGCCATATATAACAGCGTGTAATAAGGAGGTAGCTTATCGCTGCTATAACACAAGGTAAGACAGTTACATTCAAGCAAGTTGATGATATCATCAATTCTGCCGCTAAGGAATACCGGGTTTACCACTACAATGGTGGACAGGTCTTCATCCGTTTAAGCGCGTTGGATAATATGATGATGGTTATCGACCATTCAACAGTAGACATTACAGTTGAGTTGTTTGACGGAACTGCATACTTGGCTGCATATGCCAATAACAACACTGAATACAGCAACCGTTTTATTGCTGCGCCATCACAATTGGCTGTGTTGTTTGCTTAAGTAAGTAATAAAGAAAGATACCCTGGGGTCTTCGGACCCTGGGGTTCTTTTTTTATGACTAGGACAAAGGTCTTATGTCAATACTCTCTAGGAGGGGAGTAGATATGAATATGAAAGACAAACTAATAATGGCAATAATTGCAGTATTATCAGTGCTTGCAATTGTTAGCTTTGTAGATGCAAGTAACAACCCAGTATCCTGCCAAGTTGACAGTTTGGTAGCGACATATGGAGATACCTATTGGACATTGAGCAGTGATGCTGGTTGTGTTGGTGGGTATGATAAGCAAAGTAGGGTTGGGCAGATAATTGATCTTAATGGAGGTTCTGCGGATCTCCGTCATGGTCAATTGGTAATATTCCCAACTAAGTAAATTAAGTAAGTAAACCCAAAAAGAATTCCCCGAGCTGGTACCCTCTGCCAGCTTGGGGTTTTCTTTTTATGACTAGAGCTCAGGCTTTAGTCGGGCTATAAGCGTTACGCCCTGAAAGTAATGCACCGGTCGTTGGCTACCGTAAAGCTAACACCTGTTGCGCAATTTGGGACTTTCTCTCCCAAAAAAACAGGAGGAATACTAATGATTACAATGATCATTATCGCAACACTCATGGTTGTGGCTGCAGTTGCAGTTACAGTCTGCGTGATGCAGCAAAAGGCAATCGTTCTGATCAATCAGATCAAGAACCTCATCGTTCAATTGAGCGAAGAGAAAGCAAAAGCAGCCAAGGTTCTTTCCGAAAAGGAACAAGAACTGAGGGAAGCCAAGGATACAGCACGCCGTCATTTAAATGATTGGAATGCTCTCTACTTGGAGAAAAGGGCAGCTGAAGCCAAAAAGGCAGAAGCAGCAAAGAAGACAGAAGCGAAAGCTACTGTAAAGAAGACCAAAACAACCAAATAAGACAAATTAGGGAAAGTCCTAATTGCGCAACAACAAAAGATGCCCTGGGGGTTAACACCCCTGGGGTTTTCTTTTTATACCTAGAACATAGGTCCTTATAATAAGTGAAGGGAGGTGAAATAGAAATGGAAAACGCTAGGAATGGCATATTCCCACATAAGTGTGGATGGCCATCCTGTGAGTTTGTAGTGGAATTGGACGATGAGCCCAATTGCTTTACTCATTCACCAGACAGCGGCAGTTCCGAGGTCGGCTACTCTGCAAGGAGAGATGCTGAACGCGGAATCGTACGGTTCTGATGGGATGGCAGCCAACTGACTAAGAGTCGGGGCAGATGAATAGTGCCTGGCAACAGAAACTATCATGAAAGAATAATCTCAGGGGTTAGCATCCCTGAGATTTTCTTTTTATGACTAGGGAAAAGGTCTCTAGTCTGGTTAGCAGACCATAATCTGTTTAGCCGTAGCTGTACATACGGTGCCAGCGTGATGGGCGCATCCCATCTTTATGATTTCTTAAGGAGGAATCATGTTCGGCATCATATTGCTACAAAACTGGTTGACTTTTGCGATATTCGCAATTTTGATATCAGTCTCGGTAATGATCATTATCGAGGAAACAAAAGGTAAAGGTATCATTAACACTATCCTATACACTTTAGGATTTGTGTCACTGTTGTCTTTATGGCCTGTATTTAATATCTATACAGCCATACCTATCACAAACGATAATAATTTATTATTTATAATAGCTTTATTTACAACATATTTTGCTCTGGTATTTGCTGGAACAGAGTTGATGGATAAAGCTACAAAATAATAAAAAACTAGAATACTTTAGTTGTACAGAGCTAAAGTTTTCTTACCAAACTAAGAAGTCCTTGGGGTTAGCATCCCAGGGATTTCTTTTTTATGCCTAGTGGATAGGTCACTAGGTAGGCAATCTTATTATGCCTACAAATAATAAGAGGAAGGGGAGCCTCATCGTGTCTGACACCTTGAAGCGCTTTCCTACCCTGACCTTACAATGCGCAGACACAATCTGCTTCATTTGTAAGACAGAAACCAAAGTCAATGGGGATACCAACCCCTATGACCTTGGTTTTGCCAGGGTAGGTGGCAACTCCGCCAACGGGTACGAGATCTATCACATCTCGTGCTGCAACGGCTGAGTTAGCCTAATACTGGCCACCTGTGCCTGTCTCATAACTGGGGGACATTAAACTACTCAGTGAGAGGGTAGCCCAAAGCATTAGCTAGGGCTACCCTCTTTTTATATGACTAGGAGAAAGGCTTCTGGTTAAACCAAACATACAACAAAGGAGAAACCATGCGTACATCACCACGCTGTGTTGGTATAGTAAAACCAACAAGTAGGCGAGTGTTAAAGAAGGGGTTGGAGAGGTATCCTCAGATAAAGGGGGATGTAACTCAACAACGGTGCTTAAAAAGTATCAACTGCCCACACCACAGGGTTGCTAATGCTAGAATTATGGAGCTTCCATTAGAAGAACCATATGTAGAGCTAACAAGAGAGCAAATAAGGCAATTGATTAACATCGGTTACATGGCTGAAACAGGCCGTCCATACTACTTATAGACCATAGGTCAAAGGAGAATAACAATGAAATCATTAAAGCGTTTATTAATAATCTCTACTGTTGCAATTTCTTTTATTGGGGTCAATGAAAGTTCTGCTTCAGCTAGAAATAACAAATGTGTAAAAGTTGGCACATTTAAAACGGCAGTAAAAGTTAAGTACGAATGCAAGAGATTGACCACAGGTCTCAGATGGGTAAAGGTACAAACAAAAGTTGTACCAACAACACCTGCTGAAGTTATAATACCAATACCAACTGATTGGTCAAATATTGAAAAGTATGCACAAAACATACCATACGCAGCATGGAAGGCAAGTGTTGGCGCGATCACCACTGGTATGCCTCAGATGCCAACAGTGAATATCATTAATGGACCAAATGCCCTTATAGCTTATTCAACTCCGGAAGTTAAGATTAATTTAACATCACGTTTATTTTCATCTGCAAAGCAACTTTCGCAGGTAAATATTATGCGTTTTGGGTATGATGATATTGGATGGGCTAATTCAAAGTGGTTAGAGCAATTTAATGGCCAAGATAATTCTGTTCCAAGAGAAATATTCGATACGTGTAAAACTACCACGACATGTTGGGGTGGCATTTCGCGCAATACCAAAAGTGGAATAGCTTGGTTTGCTTTGGCAACAATGAAAGATAATCTATCTGAACCTAAACTTGTAAACGGGACTAACTACGCGCACTCATATGCTCATGCAATCCAATACGCAGCACTGTCTGAAATACCAGCACAAAGACTGCCAAGATGGTTGCTTGAAGGAGTTGCTACTTATTCACAAGCTGCTGTTGAAGGCATGGTAAGTTTTGATTTATACAAGTCTGAACGCACAAGAGAAACAGGAGGATTAAATAACTCTCTTGAATGGCTTGAATCATTTCTTGCCCCAACAGGCAATGATTGGTCTCATTGGAACAAATATACTGGTAATGATTCTTGGAGAGTTTATGATGTTGGTTTTATGGCAACCGAAGCGTTAGTAGCCCTCAGAGGACCAAACACTGTAATGAGTTTGTATACAAAAGTAGGAAGTGGTCAAACTTTTGATCAAGCGTTTAATGAGCTATATGGAATCTCTTGGGCTGAAGCTCACAAGATAATTGCTCGTGTAATTTCCTTACAAATTAACAAATAATCTTATTAAAGAATAGAGGGTCCTTCGGGGCCCTTTTTTCTTTATGACTAGTGGATAGGCCACTAGTCTTTAGTTAAGGAGAAGAGTAATGAAAGAAATGGAATGGTGTGGATGCATGGATGTGCGTTCATGGAAAGATGGCTTTGCTGATATTTTTAGCAGAGAGTTAGTAGAAGGTAAAAGAAAAGGTGAGTTGTATGAATTGTTTGAAGTTAAAAGCTTTGAAGAATTTAAGGATGAGTTAAGTGATATTGCATGGGGTGTAGGACGTATTGTTGGTGGTTTGGTTGGTAAGCCATATGTACGGATTATTGGTGATGCAATACATTACAATAAGGTTGTTTCTCGTATGAATGAATATGGTTGTATGAGGAGCAAGCGATTTCTTATTAAGGGTGAATGTCCTAATAAGTGATTTAAGTTAATTAGTAAATAATTGACGGGGTATGCCCCTAGGGTCGTTTGATCCTAGGGGTATATTTTTTATGCCTAGTGGAATGGCCGCAGGTTATAGATTATAGGAGAAGAGAAATGAAAGAGAAAGCAATTATAGTTGATATTGATGGTACTTTGTTTGAAGAGGTGCCAGGTTGGACAATGGAGACTGATGCATGGTGGGTGGAAGAAACACTTAAGATGCGTGAGTTGAAAGTTGGAATTGGATTAATTAAAGTATTTAAGGAAATGGGATTTAAGTTGGTTTTCTTGACAGCAAGAGGACAAAGCTGCAAGAAGAATACTTTGATTAAGTTTAAGGAAGCTGGTATTGATAACTTGGTAGATTCGATGTGGCACAGGCCAGTTAAGTGGAATGGCGTGGCACCAGTTGAATATAAGAAGTTCATGATGCAACGGATTATGAAAAAGTATGATGTTGTGTTTGCTATGGATGATAGCGACAAGAACTTGGAAATGTTTAAGGGATTGGGTATCAAGGTATTTGATGCAAAGAGGTGGTGGTGAGGTTATTGATAAACCTCAGACCAAAGAAACTAGGGTCCTTCGAGGCCCTTTTTTCTTTATGACTAGGACACAAGTCTTAAGTCTGTCTATTGGTAGACATAAACTTCATGACCCCACTATTGGTAGTAGGTGGCAAATCATACTACCAGGGCACAGCCTTCACTGTGACTAATAAAGGAGAATAAATTGGAAATGAACGAAGAGCCCAAAGCAATGCCAAAGTGGTTGGGTAAATTCCCAGCCTACATCAAACAATTGTGGTTGGATTCAAACAAAATTGAACCCACACCACCAGTGGAACCATCACTGCCAGCAGAAGGCGAATTTCGTTTTCTGTTGATTCCACAAAATGACACAAGCAACTCCGAGGCGGTACCGATGTTGGTGCTCATCCAGAAAGTACTTCAAGATGGGTACTTCCAGGTAATGCTTACTCATTGTGAAGATGCAATGCAAACATACTCTGATCTTTACGTCACTAGTGGCGAAACAGGTTTGGGGTATGGTGTTTTCATTAGCACCGCAATACAAAATCAAGCTAACGTGAATTGCTTGAGCGAAACTGCAGTTGGTAAGTTGATTCCTTCAATGGTACGAGCTAGGGGTACATACAATTTTGGACCTAATGATGAGTGGCGCAGAGGACGTCGCTTTTCTTCAGATCGATTTGTTGCACAACTAGATCCACGTTGGAAGTTCGTTAATGAACAACTTACTGCAATGCAATACCTACTGGGCGCATATGAAGATGAAGGCGATACTCGTGACTCTGAATTGAGCGCAAAACACCAAGCAGAAGACATGAAATCGTTTTACCAAGTTGACCGTGACAATGGTGAACTTCTTCCATCGCAGAAAAACAACTAAGTAAGTAATAGGTCTGATTGGATCGACCTTAACTGTCCATGAACCAACCGTTAACCAAGAGGTTGTAATTCACATGGTTATTTAATCACAAACAAAAGGAGAAGGATAATGTCAGATAACAAAAACAAATTCCAGTCAAGGCTGGATGCAATCTCAAAGGTTGCAATTGTTTTACATGCCTTTGGCACATGGTATGAACTACAAATTGAATCCAGTGACAAAAATCGGTTGACTGATGGGGCACTGAAGTATACACAGCATGTTAGCTTGTTCCCAAGCAGCAGAACATTGTATTCTTTTGTTGGTGTTTCAGAAGATGGTGCAATTGTCAATGGTTTCATGCATGATGGAACAAGCAACGACAATGGTGGTTATGGCAGTGATTCGTTTGAATTGACGATGAAAGATGGATCACACAAAGTCATAACAGGACCATGGAGCTCAAGACCAGGAGTTCATACTGTTAACAGCGGTATTCAATACACTGAAGTTAGAGTTGGTTATGGTATGTATGGATTCTCAAGGGAATTCATTGAAGCCATAATTGATCGATTTAACCTCGATGTAAATCTTGACTCAGTAACTTTGGAAGACAAAGAAATTAATCTGAAAGTAACACCTAAGTAAGTAGCAGCGGTGAGCCTGGAGTTAGGTTTCAGGCTAAGGAAATTAGGGTCCTTCGGGGCCCTTTTTTCTTTATGACTAGGAATAAGGTTCCAAGTCCGTCTGATTGGATCGACGTAAAATGTCCATGACCCCTGGTTATTGGTTACCCAGGACAACTACGTAACCAGAGAGACACTATCTCTCTATAATAAAAAGTGTAATAAGGAGGAATGTTATCAAAGAGCAAATCAACAAAATCAACCAGGTCACTGATGGTGACAAGGTCAAGTGCGAGCCGTGCTTTGGCACAGGTAAGTACATGAGCAAAACCGTCATCGATGGAACATGTTTCCGTTGCAAAGGCACTGGTTCAGAAAAAGCAATGTCAATCAAGCAATACAATTTCATCAAGGAATTGTTCATGGCATTGGTGAAAATGAACATCATTGTGAAAGAGAACAATGAATGGCATGAAATGGTTAACACCATGAACCAACACAAGGATGGAATTACATTGCGGTCATCCAAGTGGGCATCAGACAAGATTGAGGAATACAAGGCTCGCAAGAACCGTGTCCTCAAACCTAAGAGGCCAGTGTATTCAGTTGAATTTGAGCAGTGGGATGAACCACAGTGGGTAACTGAAGAATGGAAAGCTGGAGAAGATGCAGAGGCTGACATATACTAGCACCGCCAGGTGTATAGGTAGTCATCAAGTCAAAGAAGAGGGGGTCCTTCGGGGCCCTCTTTTCTTTTATGCCTAGGACACAGGTCTCAGGCTAACACTCTCTAGGAGGGGAGTAATCATGAAGAATAAACCAACAACAAACAAGGAGGAAACGGTGTATAAAGACACTGTCTACGCAAAACTGAGAAGGGCACTTTACAATGTCATTCTCGAAGGTAAATTCATGCAAGAAACTCAATGGGACGAGAATGGACGATGCCACATGGTTCAGACATTTGGTGACCGTGGAATTATTGCAACAATGCAACGAAAAGCAAATAACAAAGGATGGGTTGTATTCTTTACTTTGTGCATGTACAAGCACGAGCAAAATCACATTCCATTCATGCGTGATTTGAAAGTTAGATTGACTATCAATGAAACTCCATCTGGAGTAAGATTATTGTGGTTTGTTAATGGTAAGCCACAATGGATGGTAGAAAGTAGTCAAATGGCTTTCTCAAATAAATTCCATCATACTGGACATATAGTTCAAGAAGTTATTAATCAGATCAAGAGTATATATTCTCCTGAAGATTTTATACCGATCTTGAAGTACATGCAAAATCCAACATGCAAAGAGTATACTTTGTATGGCCTTAACCAAAGGTGGATGAAAAAGTTATCAGGTGGAACAAACCCTAGGCAAATCTTGAATAAAATCTATGGCAAAGATGGGCAGGATGGGTTGAGCAGAAATGCTTTTGGTTCAAATATTGGCAAAAAGAGTTTTGCTACATTTGCTATAGCAGCTGAGCTAGTGCGATATTTGAAATCATTTCCTACATCATTCTTTGATAAAATCATTCTTGATGACTTTGCAGTACAAGATATTGCATACTTGGGGATGATGTATCAAGATGTAACTTACATCCAATATTTCATTAAGTACTTTAATCACAGTAAAATCCAACAAGATTTTATTAATGCGATTAATAACTTTGAAATGTATCCACATTCTGATTATGACATTTCAGATGCTACAGAACGTTTCTTTAGGATGAGCATTTGGCAGGAAGCACGTGATACCGGCAGGATGTTCAAGGAAATAAAGAACAGAGCTGTTCGGAGAAACATCATTGCACTTAAAGGCACGGTTCAAGAAACCCATGACCTTGTCACTATCGAGAATGCAAAGCTAGCTCGAGAAGATAAGCAAATCAAATACAGTGATAAGAGCCTTATCCTGGATGGTCAACAGATAACAGATAATATTATTTCTGTTCTTCCGAAGACAACGTTTGATTTAATATTATGGGGTTCACAACAGCACAACTGCATAGGTAGCTATGGAGATCGTGTTGCTCGTGGCACAGGTGCGATTGTTGTTGGATTCAAAGATGTGACAACAGATACTTGGGTCGGCCATGCTGAACTCAATAACTATTTCAACAGCTTTGGAAGTTCTTGGACAATCATGCAGTTGAGGGGCAAATATAACTCAAACCTTGATGAGTCAGATGAAACTACTATTCGTTTGTTTCTGGACAACATACTCAATGCTTGGAATGAAGAGTTAGTATTGCCATAAAGTTTTACCTCAGGTAAATAAGAGAGAAGGGTCCTTCGGGACTCTTTTCTTTTATGCCTAGTTCACAGGTCTCAGATCACTGAGGTCGCTAGGCAAGTAATACAAACCAATAAACCCTTAAGGAGGGAATATGGAAGACCAACCGGTCAAACCGCCCGATGCAGCGGCCAATGCATCAACAAAGGAGAAGAAGATGCCAAAAGGTATCATCACTTTCCTGAAGGGGCGCTTTCGCGTTCTGACAAATAATCCAACTCCGAAAGAGGAGCAGGCATACAATTTGTCTCAGGAAACCAATAAGCCAGTCCCGTTTGGACGGATCAAGACTGTTACTGGATACAATTATGTCCAGGACGTCTACGCTGTTCAGACTGGTGACTTCACCTACTCCTTGTTGGAGAACAAACTTACTAAGCGGGGAATTAAGTTCCGTTTAGGAGTCGTCTCTAACAAGGATCTATCAGAGCTCGTAATCAAACACGAACTGTTCAGTCTTAATGACATGATCAGTAAGTGCAGGTTCGCATGGGCTAACGCATCATACACCTTCTTCCTGGAGGTTCAAGACAGTAAAGAAGCATCAAGCTTTGATCTGTCTGATCTTGGGTTGGAGGTCTATGACTTCAAGAAGACCAGCAAACGTTTGCAGGAAGTGACTCGTATCACTCAAATGCATTCGTCTGGTCCGATTGGCAAACTTGATTATCGCATGTTGGAAGATCTTCCTGGTGAAGAACTTGCATATGATGGTCCAGTATTTGTCAGCGACTCATTTGCAGTGCGTTCTTGCTTTAGTATGACTGATGGTCCTGCTAAGAACAAGCACATTGCAATGATCAATCGCGGTAAGATCGGTCCAATGATTGGTCGTATTCTGATGGATCAAGGTGAAGTTAAGGGCCTTGTCCACGTTGTTCCACGACAACAGCTAGGTGCGGATGTGGTTTTCCACAAATCTGCTCTGAAGCGAGAGTTAAAGACTGACGATGGACGTTGGCACTATACTGCCTTCAAACACAAGAACCTCCACACTGCTATGTGGGATATGCAAACTATGTTCAATAACCATACCTGGTTAATGACCAAAGAGCAATTCACACTGGACATGGAGTCTGTTATCACTGACTTTAACAAGTCTGTTGAGAATGGACAGCTTCCTGACTGGATTATCCACCAGGAAACTGACGGGCACAAGGATGACTCAGCTCCACAAGTAGAGCATGTGACATCTGGCTGGAAGAAGAGTTACATCCGCTGGCAACAAGCTGGTTTGGATGTAACTGCATCTAGCAACCTCGTCTACATGGCTTTCGGATCATTGCTGAACCAAATGCGTTCTGCTTTGAAACGAAACACGTGGTGGGTTCCCATCTCTAATGCCTTTACGGCGACAGTAACCACCTTCGATGCTTTGGAGGTCATGGGTAACTTTGAGCTGCCTCAGCACAAACGAGACATGGTGTTCTTTGATGAACGCTTTGGCTGTATTGTGCCGACTAAGCGGTTCATTGAGACTGCTGACCTTCATGACACGTGGGATCAGGACGGTGACCAAGCTAAGTTCATCCGCATTAAACTGTGGAGTTCTTCGCTTGTTATGAGCCTTGATGGATACAACCATCCGGAACTCAGGGAAACATATGTCATTCCTGCTGATTTGGTAGTGCCAAGCACTCCTGAAGAGGCAATTGATATGTGTGTCGTTATCCGTTCACCAAACGGTCCTGGCGGTTACTCTATCGAACGGTTTGATGCTGAAACGATGCCATGGCTTCGTGTAGCGGAAGATCGTGTACAGGTAATTGATCTGGCCAAAGCACCAGCTGCAATGAGCACTTTGCTCGTTACAACTGAATGCGGTCAGATTAATAGCTCCACTACCTACAGCAAGGAATTGTTCAACCGGGATCATGCTCTTAATATGATCTTGGCACAGATGAATAACCCTGGTGTTGGTAGGTACGCTAATCTCATTATGGTTTGGGCTGCAACATTTGGTCCAAGCTATCCTGATAAGTTGCCTGCAATTGGTAACGATGTCATTGACTGTGTTCAACAGACCGCAGACCTTGGTTCATTTGTTCAATTGCAAAGTGACTACTCAGAAATGGCTGAAAGCATTGCTCAGGCGATCATTGACAGCGGTTGTGGTATTGACCGTTATGTTCTTGAGACCCGGTTCCCTGCACTCAGCGATGAGACACGCCAAATGCTGGTAGATATTGCAGTAGACGGTCAGTTTACTGAGATGTACAACGCATACAATCAAACTATTACAAAGGTGCAAAATATCGCATCCAAGGGTAGCTTTGATCTGCGTTTGACATCTGACACTCGTAACAAAGTGTACAATGCAATTCCAGCTATGAGGGAGTCAACCTCTGTTTGGTGCCGTGGCATCTGGTCAAAGTATGAACGTGAACTCTCAAGGGTTGACGGTAAGTACTCTGAACTGTCCAAGAATACCAATCGCTTTGTAAAGATGTCTGCTGTTGCACAACGCACAGAAGAAATCTCTACCATCATTGGTGCACTGTTGGATGAAGTCAAGGCAACATCACATCCTGAGCTCTATGCTCTTGCTATCTACCGTTGGATCATTGATCCGGAACTGACTCGCAGTAAGTATGGCGTGTCTGACCGTATCATCTTCCAGAACGGAATAGACGGACAAGAGACCATCATGGATCTCATTATCACAGCAATCAAGGACCTGAAGTAATAGGTTCTTCCGAGTAAAGAGAGAGAGCCCCTGGGGAAACCTAGGGGTTCTTTCTTTATTCCTAGATCCTAGGTCTTTAGTTATTATATTAATATTTTTTTTTCCTAGATCTTAGGACCCTATTCTAAAGTCACTCGGCGATTGCTTAGCCCTCAGACTCAAAATAGGCTGAGATTCTAAATCCTCTTTGGCTCATTTCCCTTGACGGGCTTGGGCTAAAAGGGGGGATTTTCTCTCTTCTTTGCTCAATGTCCCTAACGGGTCTGGGCCAAAAGGGGGGGATTATTCCCTATTATAAAGGCATTCTTGGGAGCCTACAATTCCAAGAGAACAAGGAGACGATTGTGACACTCACAGTCTACATTAATACCCCTCCTGCTGTTCGGGAGAACAAGACCACAGGTGAGACTTTCTTCTCATCTTTGGTTGGCGTTTCTGCCGAACTCAGGGCAACACTTCCACAGGTGGACGTTCTCAACTGGAACATCCAAAAGTGGGAAAACCTCACGCTTGACGCTGAAGTTGCTGCACTCATTGGCTACACCGCTGATGAGCCAGTTGACGAAGTGGTCATTCCAAAGCACGAAGCCATTGACGCCTTCTTCCAATCTGCTGTTGCAGGTGGACTGAAGTTGGCAATCGTTTGTGACTCCGTCCAGCACGGGAAAGTCACTGAAGGTGTTAACCCTAACACTAACAAGAACGAGCGCCGTATGGCTATCTGGCCTGAAGGTGAGTTCAGCATTGAACTGTTCAAGCCGACTGCAAAGGCTAAAGTCAGTGCTGCTACGGCAGACCGCTTGCGTAACAACAAGCAAGAAACAGCAGTAACTTCGGACGGAGATGCACCGTTCTGAGTTGACTGCTCATTCCCCAAGGTGTGGAGTGTGGGACATTTGCTTCGGCGAGTGTCCTACACTCCCCCTTTTTTTACTTAGTTCCTCGGCTACTCCTACGGAGTAGGCCTCAGAACTAATTCGCTGGCTGACGCCAGCTCAGACTCTTGCTATCCCCTCCTTGGATGTGCTAGCTCAGTAGTATAATAATATTGTATTACTGGGCTAGACATTCTAAAAAAAAATTCAACTAGTACAATAGTCACCAAAACTCAACTACAAAAGGGGGGTTTTCTAAATATTCCTATCTTGAAAGGATTGTTATGACATCAGAAGATACCGTATGGCACATCTCAAGTGCAATCATTGCTGCAATGTTTCCACCTAAATCATGGTGTGAAGAAGCAACCAACGATGAACTTGACAAAGCATTGTTCAGGGTCCTCAACAGTGAAGGGGAATCAAAAATCTCTCACATCAAAGGACTGAACAAGTTGGATGAAGTCCTTGCTACTCTTGCTAAAGAAGCAGGAATAAAATAATGTCAACAATAAGAATTAACACAAACACGTGTTTGCATTGCAAGCAAGAAGGTTTCATCGAAATGTCAGAAGATGAATACAATCGAGGCATCAATGCATTCAACGAAGGAGAATTAATTCAATGTGCATTCCCAGGTCTATCTGTAGATCAAAGGGAACAAGTCATTTCTGGAACTCATCCAGAGTGTTGGAATGAACTGTTCGCAGAAAAAGAACATTAGATCTACGGGCAT